ACCGCCAGAACCGCCAGTTGCAGGTGCATAGTCGCTTCCGCAACCACCACCGCCACCACCCGTAGAAGTAATCGTGCTGAAAGTTGAATTAGTTCCTGAACCACCAGCCCTATCAGTAACACCAGTTCCACCCGCTCCGACAGTAACCGTGTATGTTCCCTCGCCTAAAGACAATCGTGATTCTATGGACGCACCGCCACCGCTAGTTTCCCCTAAAACGGACGACCTGTAACCACCTGCTCCACCGCCACCACCAGAAGCACCCGAACCCGTGTTTGCAGCACCACCAGCACCACCACCAGCAATAACTAAATATTCCACAGGGATATCTCGCAGATGTTGTGTGCCATTACTCCAACCATTTGACAAATAAACTTTCATCAAGTTTGTGTCTGTCTCAAATATTGTTTGTCCGACATAAGGCGCAGCAGGGCGTGTGGAACTAGTACACACACCTGGCTTCAATGAGCCAATACCGTAGCCAGAGTCAAGTCCCATTTAAGCCGTTTGTTTTTCCCAGCCAACAGCCGTTACCGTAACTTTGGCGGCGGTATCTGATAATCCTTGTAATGTCTCACCAGCCGCTAGAACAATGGCGGTATCCCAAATCATCACGTCATTAGCGCCAATAGGGAGGGATGACATTAGACGGTTTGCGGCAGTAGCCGCAGAACCAATAGCCAAAGTGACCGTGCGGTCAACGGTATCCGTGTTGCAAATAACAACCTGTTTAATGATGTCAGCGTACCCTGTAGCGGCTGTGGCAATAACTGTGGTTGTGGTGCCTAACTGTACTGGTCCACCTAGTCGTGCTTCGTTTCTGTCGCCGATAGCCATTTATGCTCCTATGGTCATTGTCATAATTGCGCCTTCGGTTGTAGTGGACAAGCCTCCCGAGGGTGGTATGTCTGCCCATTTTACACCAGCAGCAGTGGATGAATCCGCCATCAGTACATAGTCGTTTGTTGCACTTGTTGCCAATTTTGCCGCTGTTATAGCGTTAGTAGCAATTTTATCAGTAGTTACTGCACCCGTAGCGATTGAGGATTCGCCTAAGACGATAACCCATGCTGTGCCGTTGTACATCCATGTTGTTGATCCAACAGTGAATTGGTCGTTGTTAGATGGTGAGTTAGGAAAATCTATAGCCATTATGCGACCACCAAACTTCCTGATGCTAAGAATGTTCTAACGGTGTAAGAGCCAGAGGTTGTTTCAGTACCACCTGTAATAGTGGAACCTGAAGCGTCTGCTGTCAGATAACGAACTATAACTACACCTGAACCACCAGCGGCACCATTGCTGTAACTAGAAAACAAATCGCCTCCACCTCCGCCACCGCCCGTGTTTGCCGTGCCAGCGACCGAAAGGCTGGTTGTTCGTTTCGCGCCATTACCGCCTCCGCCAGAACCACCAGCGCCAACAGAAATACTGTTGCCGCAAGCACCACCACCGCCGCCTCCACGAGTTACAGCGGTACCAGTTATGGACGAACTAACGCCATTTCCACCAGAAGTTGTTCCAACAGCACCAGCACCGCCACCACCTCCACCTCTGTATCCTTCGTTGGTGGGTGTGTTGTTTCCTGCACCTCCTGCGTAACCTTGGCTAGAGGTTCCTGCACCACCAGCACCAACGTTGTATGAGGCACCACCACCCGAACCGCCAGAAGAACCATTAGCGCTAAGTCCGCCACCGCCACCACCGCCTGTTGAAGTGATAGTTGAAAAGACAGATGAAGCGCCGTTGGTACCATTTACAAGTTGAGAAGTGGACCCAGCACCACCAGCACCAACTGTGACTGTATAGGTTGCTGGGGTGATAGAAAAAGACGCTTCGGCAGAGGCACCACCACCCGATGTAGCCCCACTTACATTTGTCCGATAACCACCAGCACCACCACCGCCTGAAGCCTCCCCACCACCGCCAGCACCACCAGCAATGACGAGGTATTCAATTGAAAGGCTTGCTGTAGTAAATGAAACGGCAGAGGATTCTGATGAGCCAGCACCCAAAGCGTTTACCGCTTTAAGTTTTACATTGTAAGCAGTACCAACAGCAAGACCAGTAATAGTGATTGGACTTGTGCCATCCGCTGGTGAAAGTGCTGTGTAGGAACCGTATGTTGTACCACCGTTAGTGGAAAGAGCATATTGGTAGTTTGTAATTGCCGAACCACCATCACCACCAGCGGAGAACGTAAGTGTGACTGAACTAGAGGTAGGAGAACCTGAGACTGCTACGGAAGTAGGGGCACCTGTCGGCACTGTTGTAATTGCAACAACCCAAGCACTACCATCCCATCGCTGTAGTTGGCTTGTGTCAGTAAGAAAAATGAATTGACCAGTAAAAGGTGAAGGAATAACAGCAGAACGGTTAGCCGTAGTAGTGACTGTAATACCCGAAAGCCCAGAAGCGAGTTTGGCTTGGGTTACTGCGCCATCATTAATCTTGGCTTCAGTGACAGCATTAGAAGCAATCTTTGCCGCTGTTACTTCACTTGTAGGAATAGTATAAGAGTTAGCAGTGATTAGGTTCCAAGTGGTGCCGTTAAAGATCCACTTCTTTCCACCTGACGTGAAAGAATCATTTGTGGCTGGGGAGTCGGGAAAGTTAATAGGCATTATGTGATAACCAAACTTCCCGAAGATGTGAAAGTACGAACTGTATAAGTACCATAAGTCGTTGGGGTGCCACCAGTGATGGTTAAACCTGAAGCCTCTGTGGTTGTATAGCGCACGATTACAACACCAGAACCACCAGCACCACCCCTTAGTCCACCACCATTACCAGAACCAATACCACCAGCGCCACCGCCACCACCGCCAGTATTCTCCGTGCCTGAAGTGGCTGTTCCAGAACCTTTAATACCCGCACCACCACCGCCAGTTCCTCCTGAGCCAGCAGTCCCAGCCGATGCGTTGTAGGCACCTCCTCCACCACCGCCAGCACGAGTTGTTGCTGTACCAGTGATTGTGGAAGAAACACCAGTGCCTCCACTCCCTCCAGCAGTGCTACCAGCCACACCAGCAGCACCAGCACCACCACCTCCTCCACCGCAATACGCTGACCCAGTACTGGACCCTGACCCCCCTGCGTAACCTTGATTTGCGGTGCCAGCACCACCAGCGGCAGTTTCACCGCCACCGCCACCGCCAGAACCACCAACTAATCCTGCCGTGACAGAGCCTGCATTATAAGAACCACCTCCACCACCCCCAGTTGAAGTGATGGTTGAAAAAGCAGAAGACGAGCCACTGACTCCAGTTACGCCGCTATCTATTGTTGGTGCTGCGCCACCCGCACCAACCGTAACCGTGTAGGTTCCGGGGACAACCGTCATTGATGCCTCAGCGGAAGCACCACCACCAGATGTGGCGCTATTTACATTCGTTCGGTATCCACCAGCACCACCGCCAGCAGCATATGAAGTACCTCCTGAGCCACCACCTGCAATGACTAGGTATTCTAAAGTCAGTGCAATAGAGTGCGAAGTACCAACGCTCCAACCAGCCGACAAATACACTTTAATTCTATTTGTATCAGTCTCAAAAATCGTTTGACCTATAAAAGGCGATGCAGGTTTTGTTGACGATGTGCAAATGGTAATGCCACTCAAAGTTGTGTGAAGTTTCGCTTGCGTAACAGCGTTGGCGGCAATATCTGCCTCTACAACGGCTCCAGCAGCAATCTTTGCACTAGTTATAGCACTATCGGCTAGTTCAGTTGTGCCGATAGAACCAGCCGCCGCAACAGTGCCTGTAATTTCCCAAATCGTTCCTGACCATGACCAAGTACGCGCACCTACCGTGTAGGTATCACCAACGCTTGGAGAGGCGGGAAAAGTAAGGGACATCTATTATTCCGACGGAATAACGATTTCTACCCACTCTTGCTCTTCTTCGTCCCAACTGTACATGCCCTCTGCTGGGCGGGCAACTGGTGCTTCCCATTCGGTGGTTTCTGTATCAAGAGTCCAAGAAGGGTAAGGCTTAGGGGCGATGTACGCATTTAGGGCGGAATCATACTTGTAGCCGATACCTGCGTAGCGGGCACGCATGTTGCCGTTGTACGAGGTCTGCTTCCACGTTCCACCCAAAAGGTTGCGACAGAATTCAGCGCCTACAGCCTCTGATTCGTTGCCCTCTGCGTCTTTGCAATCATCGTTAGATACCACGATGACTCGCAATACGATGTTGTCTTCACCGATTTCTGCAAAATGTGCCATATTTCTTTGCTCCTGTTGTTGTGTATATTTTACACTGTTTTGTGTTGTTGATTTTTTTGAATGCCTAAAAGGTTATGCTTCCCGAGGCGGTAAAAGTATATATTCTGTAGCCACCTGCTGTTGTTACGGTTGGCGAACCAGTAGTTGCTGTCGCGAGTGTATTGGTATCTGAGTAACGCAAAATAACAACGCCCGAACCACCGTTGCCACCAGTTCCCGTTGCACCACCAGCACCACCGCCACCGCCTCCACCTGTGTTGTTTCCTCCAGCACCGCCTAGTTGACCTGCCCCAGAAGCGCCATTGCCTCCATTCGCCGTTCCTCCAGTTCCGCCAGTTCCTGCTGTTGATGCGGTTGAGGCTCCTCCTCCTCCTCCTCCAGATCCTCCAAAGCCTCCCAAAACTGCATTGTATGTGCCAGACCCACCACCACCTGCGTAGTAATATGAAGTACCTGTTATGGAACTTTGCTGTCCTACACCGCCATCTCGGCGTGTATCATCATAAGATAAGGCACGATTTAATGCCGCAGCCCCCGCGCCACCTCCACCAGCGCCTGACGCATTGGTTTGACCTGCTCGTGCACCAACGGAACCACCTGCATAACCTTGTCCTGTTGTTCCAGCGCCACCCGCACCTGAGCCAGCAGAGTTATCTCCACCAGCACCGCCTCCCGAACCGCCAGCAATTCCTGTTATCGTTCCACTACCTTGCCATGTCCCACCACCACCACCACCGAGTGATGTAATTGAACCAAAAACAGAATTTTGACCGACTGCCCCTCGGGCATCTGAGGCACCACCAGCACCACCTCCACCAATAGTTACTGTGTATGAAACCCCTGGGCTGACAGCAAGAACGGATTCAGCCGAAGAACCACCACCTGATGTAGCACCAGAAACGCTTGTTCTGAATCCGCCAGCACCACCACCACCGCCAACATGAGAACCGCCACCACCACCGCCAGCAACAACAAGATATTCAACACCTGATGGGGCACCCGGTAGCAACTGTTGTTGAATAGCAGTAAGGCTCAGTATGCCGCTTTTGCTACTTCTCTTCGGCCCAATAGAACCACCCGGTCCTCTAGCCATTAACTAATCTCCTCATAACTACATACTGCTTCAAGGTCAGAGTTGGCAGATGCGGTAAGGCGCAAATCATCGCCTTCTTCTAGATAAATAGATTTACTAATGACATCTAGTGTTGCGTCTGCTGGGACAGAGACAGTGTGGGCAAGTTCATAAGCAACACCCGAACGATACAAAGCAACTGAAATATCTGCGGCGGTGGCACCGTCTACGTTCGCTACATACAAGGCATTGATTTTAAGCACCTTGCCTGAGTTGCTTGCCGTACCAGTGATATTGATCGTTCCAGCCATAGCGGAATGGTGTTGGCAAGCATAGTAAAGAGTGCTTGGAGCATCAGCAGGAACCTGATAGGTGATATAGCCGAGTTCGGTACCGTTGTTTGTAATGCCAGAAGTGACAACATTGGCTGCGTTATACGCGCCCGATGATGTTTGAATCCAGAACGGGTGACCAACTGCGCTTACTTGAATAGTGTAAGTTGCGCCACGAACAAAAGCAAGAGTTGCGTTATTTGAACCGCCGACAACATATGCAGATGATCCGCTTGCTGTAACAACAGTTGTTGTTCCTGCGCTACTACCCTCGTTTTTGACGATAGGTGTAGCCGTAGTCGTGACAGCAAGAACTGCTGTTTTACCCTTAATGGTCGTTACGCCTACGATATTTGGTGCTGACATGATTTATCCTCCGAAGACAATTGCCATAGCAATTGCCTTGCCTGTTGATGCATACTCCGTGGGAGTACTCCATTTTAGACCAGTTGCTGTAGACGAATCTACTGTAAGAACTTGGTTGGCTGAACCTGCTGTAAGCCCGCCAAGTGTGTTATCGGCAGTTCCTACAAGAAGGTCACCTTTAGCGTTAATGGTGTTTACTAGTGCGCTAAATGGGGATGCTCCTACTTCAATCCAGTTTGTTCCGTAATAGACATATGTTCCACCCGTGAGCGAGTTGAACCATATCTGCCCAGAAACAGGGGAGGCTGGGGCGGTATCTTGCACGCTCGCGGTTACACCTGATGCACCGATTTCAATCCACGAAGAATCGTAATAAACGAAGGTTTGTGCAGTATCGGTATCAAACCACATACTTCCTTCAAGAGGTGACGCTGGTGCGGAAGAACTGGACACCATTCGTGCGCCCGTACCGATACCGCCGACTTCAATCCAAGATGAGTCATAGTAAACAAATGTTTTTCCGTTAGTTGATTGGAACCAGATTTGACCAGCAGTAGGTGATGCGGGCGCGGTGTCAGAAATTGTTGCACCACCAGCGCCTAGGTTGCTATAAACAGATCCGTCGTTGGTGAATTCCCATTTATCGTTGGTTTCGTTCCAGCGAATAAGAACATTCGCAGACGTACCACGCTCAACTTCTATGCCAGCATTTTCTGTAGGAGTTGATGTGACATTGTTGTTGAGAATAATGATGTTGTCATCAACGGTTAATGTTTCCGTGTTGATTGATGTCGTTGTTCCCGAGACTGTTAGATTCCCCGAGACTGTAAGGTCGTTTGCTGTTGCCGTTCCAGTGAAGGTCGGTGAAGCAAGTGGGGCGAAACCAGATATTGATGCGCCAGAAGGAATTGTTACCGTGCCAGTAAAAGTTGGTGAAGCGAGTAGCGCATAACCCGCCGCATTCACCCAAGCAGTTCCGTTCCATTTAAGCAAATCGCCGTTTTGAACCGAGGTAATTGTTACATCATTAATGTCATCAATGGAACTAATTGTTGTACCAGTGTTATCGGCGGCATTAGCCCAAGCGGTTCCGTTCCATTTGAGAACTTGACCACTACTTACCGAAGTAATTGTTACGTCACCAATGTCATCCAAGGTGTTGATAGTTGGAATAGTTCCGTTAACCCAGCGAGTTCCATCAAATTTCAGGAATTGACCGTTTACCGGGTTGGTGAATAAAACATCGGAAAGGTCAGTTAAATCTTCTACAAGGTCTTGTTCGCCAGTTACCTGCAACCATTGTGTTCCGTAATAGACATATGTTTCTAATGTTGAAGAATTAAACCAAATTTGTCCTTGTAACGGCGACGTTGGCGATGTCGCAGAAATTGCCGCACCACCAGAACCGATGTCTCTATATATTGTGCCGTCATTTGTGAATTCCCATTTATCTGCTGATTCATTCCAACGGAGTAGAACATTGGCGCTTGTTCCGCGTTCAACTTCTATTCCCGCGTTTTCTGTAGGTGAACCCGTAACATTGTTGTTGAGAATAATAATGTTGTCGTCAACGGTCAGTGTTTCTGTGTTGATTGAAGTTGATGTCCCTGAAACCACAAGGTTTCCTGAGACTGTAAGGTTGTTTGTTGTTACTGTGCCCGTAAATGTTGGTGAAGCCAAATCTGCTTTTAATGCGTCTGCGGTAGTGACAAATGCTGTGGTAGCAACTTTTGTTGTGCTATCAGCAGCCGTTTGCGTTGTGGCAACGGTGCCCGTAGGAAGTGTTACCGTTCCTGTAAAGGTAGGACTTGCAAGGTTCGCTTTTAGGTCAAGAGCAGTTTGTTGTGCAGTGGAAACTGGTTTAGCGGTATCTGCCGTATTATCTACCAAGCCAAGCCCAACATCCCCCTTAACGATCCCTGTGGGAGTATTAATAACTGGTGATGTGAGTGTTTTATTTGTTAGTGTTTGTGTTGTGTCGGTTCCAACCATGGTTGTGGTTGCGTCAGGGATCGTGATGGTTCTGTCAGCGGTTGGGTCAACAACTGTGAGTATTGTCTCAAAATTGTCGGCAGTTGTTCCTTCAAAAACCACTTGATTTTGAACATTTACAGCAGTGCTATTTATGGTTGTTGTTGTACCAGAAACAGTTAAGTTGCCAGCGACTGTCAAGTCGTTGAAAGTTACGTTACTGTTTGTGGCAACTTCTTGACCAATAGCAATAGTCGGTGTTGCTGTTTCGCCCGAGTTGTTGGAAAGAGTGACGCCTGTGCCTGCGACAAGCGAGGAAACATAATCTCCAGTTGTCTTAGTTCCAAGAGCAACGGTGTTATCAGGGATCGTTACTGTTCCTGTGAAAGTCGGCGAAGCCAAAGGTGCCTTAGCATCAAACTGTGTTTGGATTGCGCTAGTTACCCCATCCAAGTAACCGATTTCTGTGTCCGTTACGTTTGCTACTCTTGCCTGAATTGTGCTTGTGTTAACAGAAACGGTAGGGGTGGCACTTTCCCCAGAGTTGTTCGCAAGAGTTATTCCTGTGCCAGCAACAAGCGCCAATACGTAGGCACCTGAAGTGCCGGAACCAAGGGCGATGTCCCCTACGACTCCTCCTGCTTGTACTTGTGTGATCCATTTCCCGCCAGAATAAACCCAAGTTTTATCACCGACCGTAAACGTGTCTCCACCCGTTGGCGAGTCGGGGAAATTCATGGCAGCCATTTGTTGTGCCTTTACCTATTCAAAATCATCTGAATGTAGTGGTAGTTCCATCCATGTTGATGTCTGTTCGCTAATACCCGTAACTGTTTGCGTCGCAACATCGTCCGTATCTGTAAACGTGTAATGTGCCATTTCTTATCTCCTAGGGTAAATTCTTTTACAATTATACAATAACAATGGCAAACCGATTAATCCTTGTGACAATACGGTTGCGTGTATAGGGATTACCCATCAGAAAGTTATGCTTCCCGAAGCCGTAAAAGTATAGACCCTGTAGCCGGTTGGGTTTGTAATTGTTGGTGAACCAGTAGTAGATGTTGCGGCGAGGTATGCATCTGGGTAACGCAAAATTACAACACCAGACCCACCATTACCGCCCGACGCATCAGCACTATGAGCACCACCACCACCACCACCTCCAGTATTGGCACTTCCCGCACCACCTTCTGCTGGTGAATAACCACCTTGCCCTCCACCTCCAGCACCACCAGAACCCGGAGTTCTTGCTCCTGTGTTGGTGTTCTGTGACCCTCCACCTCCACCACCTCTCGTTACAGCCGAGCCCGTGATAGATGAAGATAATCCCGCTCCACCATTACCACCAACGGTTGTGTTCCAGTCCACTCCAATGGCTCCTGCTCCACCACCACCTCCACCACCGAGTGCCACGCCACCAGTGTGTCCACCACGACCACCCGCATAGCCTTGATTGGGTGTCCCAGCACCAGCAGTATTTGGTTGAACACCACTACCATCACCGCCTCCGCCGCCTCCGCCAGATCCACCAGTTGAACCAGCGTAGTTTTGTTGCATACCTCCTTTGCCTCCACCTGTAGAGGTGATAGAACCCAGAACAGAGTCAAATCCATTAGTCCATGACGCAGATGCAACACGCCCGGTTCCTCCAGCACCAACGGTAACTGTGTAGACGGTTCCTGCCGTAACACTCAGTACGGATTCTGCAGCGCTACCGCCACCAGAAGTTGCTCCCACTACGCTTGTGCGATAGCCACCAGCGCCACCGCCACCGCCACCTGCTGAACCTGCTCCACCGCCACCACCGCCGCCACCAGCAATAACAAGATATTCAACTGTAGGTGGGGAAAATAATGTTGTACCCAAACCACCAAAAGAAGGGTTCAACCAAGAACCAACCCTCGTGTTATTTAGCGAGCGCAAATCGTACGAGCGACGCATATGAACCTACGCCGTTATACGGTTGACGTACCCAAAGATTGAAATTTGGTTAGCCGTAGCAGCGAAAGCGCGAATAACTTTGGCTGTGGCGTTACCTTGAACCAAAAGACCAGCGACTACAAGAACTAAACCATTCTGAGCAGTAAGGGTTTGTTTGATTACATCTTTAGGTGCAGTCACACCACCAAACTCAATTGTCAGCAAAATAGATGCCGAATGATTATTATACGCATACAACCAAACCTCGTCAACTGTTGTAGCGGTAGATGAAGCAGTATGAATTGCTGTACCAGCCGTAGCGGTAGCGGCAACCAAAATACCTAAACCATCACCTGTTGTCCCTGCTGGTTGTAACGCTAATTTACTTAAAGTTGCCATAATCGCCTCCTGTCAAGACCATATTTGTGTACCTATAAAGAATTGGTCACTGAAAGCATCAACCGAAGCAACGCCGGTAGCAACTGCGTTGGTTACAAAAGCAGTCGTAGCAATTCTAGTCGTGTTATTCCCTGCGGATTGCGTAGGGGCAAGCGGGTTCCCTGTGAGGGAAGGGTCGGCAAGCGGTGCTTTCGTATCTAATTGTGTTTTAACGTCTGGCTCAATACTGAGCGTTGATATAGAACCAGCCATGGAACTGTGATATTGGCAAGCATAATAAAGAGTGTCGGGGGCGTTTTGTGGAAGTTCCACAAAAATCATGCCGCTTTGCGTTCCACCATTTGTGATGCCCGTGCTATAAACATTGCCTGATGAGTATGCACCTGAAACTGTTTGTATCCAAAATGGATGACCCGATGCATTGATACTAACTTTGTACTTTTTGCCTTTTTTAAAATGAATCATTCCGTTGGAAACACCATTGACTGAATATGCACCGCTCCCAGAGTTTGTGATGTAGTAATCAACAATTGTGTCTAACTGTGTTTGAATTGCTGAAGTGACACCATCTAGGTAGCCAATCTCTGTGTCTGTTACACCAGATACTTTTGCTTGAATAGTGGAAACGTCTACAGCAACGGTTGGTGTTGCTCCTTCACCAGAGTTGTTCGTGAGCGTAATGCCGGTACCTGCCACGATAGACGAAACATATGAGCCAGTAGTATCCGAGCCAAGATTGATAGGGTCGTTAACCCACGCTGTGCCGTTCCAACGCAAATAGTCACCATTTGAAACATTGGTAATGGTGACATCTCCGAGGTCAGGAAGGTCATCAACTTCGCTGCTTGCAAAGTAGGCGAGATCTGTCCAATAGGTGGCGCTGTCACCTATTTTGAGTTGTTTGGTATCTGTTTCGTACCCAATTTCCCCAGATTTCAACACCGGGTTGCCCGATGTCCAATTAGCAGAGGTGTCCCTTCTTAGTTGAACCCTCTGGTTGAGTGGTATGGAATAAGGCATAAACCATTGTATCTCACGAGATTGTACGGATTTGCGTTATTTATAACTCTTTCTTTGCCACGACAGTTTGCGGTAAGCCCCAACTAGATGTTTGTTGATCTCAAAACTTTTTCTTTCAGCAACAGCCTCATCGTATGGGTCTTTTTGGGATACCCACTCGTCTCGTTTGAACGGGATTATCTGCACTATGGGAGTTCCGGCAGGGATGATGCCTTCAAAACCTTGCTTCAAAAAGAAAGGTATTTCACCAGTCGTGGTGTGTTTATCACTGTCAATTATCCCCGAAGTCGTTATAAAAGGTAAGTCAAAACGGTTCAATGGGTGAACAAACAAAGAACTATAACCCTTGGGGGTTTCTGTCCCCCAGATTCCCGTCCATGCATACATGTCAAAGTCTGTACCTGACGGGCGGGGGAGAAGGCTGGCAGTGTCCTTGGGACGCATCTTGAACACTTCTATTTCTCCTTGTGATAAAAACCCTACACCATTGTTGTTTCGTTCAATAAAAATATCCGAAGCCAACTCAATGCAATAACCAGAAATCATGGCATCTAAAAACGGAACACATAACTTGATGTCTTTATTGAGCCCTCCGGGAGAGGATGCCATTTTGTCGTTCGTGAATCTCTGCGAATGACGATACCATTCGGGAACATGTTCTGATGCCGGTTTCGGTGCATCCAAACACATGTCAATTTGTTTTGTGGCAGGTGTGAACCTTATGGTTTTCTTGTTCACTTACCCGCCCGCTGTGAGATATGCAAGAATTCCAACACACATCACAGGGACAACCAACGCCAATACTGCGCGATAGTGGTCTTTTGATGGTGTCCCAAAGTAACTTTTCGTGATAGTTAAACACTTATGGCTAGGGCTCAACATATACCCGGCATAGTCAATCGCAAAAAACAACGGTAAGTATTGGATCCCAAAAATGCTGGTTGATAGCGCGGTTATTCCTGCAAACTTTGAACTACTACCCAGAGCGAAACTAGCCAAAAATCCTCCGATGGCTGTCAACACAAGCAGGTTTCTCTCATGGGCAAAAGTAACCAAAGAGTTGAATGTGTCAGCGTTGGCTTTGGCGAAGTTGCCGAGCACGATTACTGCAAAAACAAACACAAGAGTACGGGCGTATGACATTATTTGTTTCTTGTCTTGTTGCCAAGAAACAGTTTGTTTCTCATCGCTAAAAGATATTTCAATATCTTCCTCTTTGAGCACACGGAAAATGTAGTAAAGAATCACAAATACTGCCGTCACAAGAAGCGGCCAGATGCGACCCATGAACTGTCTGTAAGTAATCCCCAAAGTCGCCATAGGGACCAAAACGGTGGCTTCTAATGGTGACCAAAAATAGTAATGGTGTGTAGACAGGTAATCTATGACACCGTAGTTGGCTCTCTTCTTTTTGTTGTCATCTCCATGAGGAGCCAAAGTGTCTAAAGCGCCAGCAGAAACCGAACACCTACCATTTATTGGCAACACACCAGACAATGTGGAAAGAACCGCAACAACAACTCTTTTTGATTTGATTCGTTTTGCTACGAAACGGTATACGGGTGTGAAAACTTGGGTCTTTTTTGCGGAAAAAGAAAGACCCATGATGAGTGCGAGCAGTAGTAAGTATTGCTGACCTTTAGTAAAAATTTCAAAACTGTAATTTATGATTGCTCCTTATCCGTTCTTCTTGGTTTCCTTTTAACTACGAGTATATATAGACCGTTCCACCAGTCCGTTTTAGACTCTATTGAGTTCAATATCTGTTTGGAATATATAACATTAAAATCTAGCCCGTCCAATGCTTCATCCACCCCAATTTTGGTGTCTGACCAATTAGCGTCATCAAAAACAAGGATGCATTCTTCGTTGAATACCTTGGAGAAATGACGAACTGCTTGCACAACCTCATTAGCATTATGGGGTCCATCGTAGAAGAACAGGTCTATTGGCTCAATTTTTTCAACATCTACTGACAATAATGATTGGTCTAAAACCATAACATTATTTGCACCGATATATTGTTTTATATTCATTAAGAAATCATTTTTATTGCTGTCTGGCATTGTGATGTCAGCCTCGGCGGGCTGAATGTTTTGCTCCCAATTGTCAACAAAATATGCATTCAATTTATTGTTTTTAAGAACAGCCGCTGCCGTCGCCCCCAAGAAGGAGCCAACCTCCAAATAGGAATTGCAATTCTTTGCAAGCCCATTGAGAAGCGACTGCACTTTTGTGCTTGTTAAGCCAGGAATGTTGATTTGCAAATCCACTCCGACCGACTCAACCAAAGCATTCGTAACATTAAGAACAGACCTGCTCCTGTTGTCACCATATTTGTTTTGTATGATTTTGTCACAATAATGGCAATCCCAACAATCAAACTTGCAGGTCTTAATCTTTTTCCTCCACACGTCTATTGGTCTATCAACGACGTTGACTTCTTCTATGTAACTTGAGAAGTGCTCAAACAGAATCTCTTTTTTGTCAGAATAGTTCCGAACAATCGCCATCGTTTCCTTCAGACGAGAGATGGACTCACGACCGTGCATTTTGATTACATCAATGCCTAATGTTGAAAACATTTCCTCCCAATCTTCTCTCCACGGTGGAAGATTGGCGGTTTTTAGAGGGACAGCCAAATCTTCAAAATCCCATTTAGGGCAAGACACCCTGCTGATTGGGTCGGTGAAATACTGTGGGTTTTCCACACTTCGCGAGTTATTGAACTCGTAATGTTCGTCCATCATGATGCAACCACCAAGACATCCTTCGTTTGCCAAAATTGAAAGTTTTACCCCAAACATTTCTTTGGCTTTTTTAAACCTCAACAGTTTTTCGTGGTCTCTCATCAAATCACGGTCTAGATTTATGTAATGAAAGCCCGCCTTGGCAAGACCCTCTACATCTCGCGGGTCGCTTACATTTCTCAAAATAGTATTTTTGATAAGCAGATCCGGAAACGCTTTTTGTATTTGTTTGGTAGCAACCCAGTGCGTGTGAGGTATAGTCGCCGAATGTATCCCCGCCTCATACAGGGGAGCAAACTCTCTGATGAACAACTCAAGATTGCGTTGAGTGGGTGGAACGTTGATGTTATTAAAAGTCGCAGACGCCTTAATGCCTGTCACCTCTTGTATATGTAAAGCCGACTCTAGGAGCCATTGATGGTCATCCCTGCCCCCCAAGAAAACATCTCCCATCGCATCTTGCAAAAACGGCGGAATGCGCGAAGTGAAATAAAAGTCATATATGACCGACTTTTGCTCGGTTAAAAAATCAACAAACTCATAAAATTCTGTTTCCGATAGTTTGGGGTTCAAGGGGACACTAAACATAATTTATAAGCCAATGCTCCGTTGAAACTTCTCTACGAAATCATTGCACCCCGCAATGTCTTCAACTAGATTTAGTTCATCAACAAGATCATCTATCTGCGATACGCTGTCCAACAAAAGTTTGTTGGGTTCTACTTCTTCCGATGCGAGCAAGTTGTGAAGCAGCGATGTGTGGGTCTTGTGCGCTAAATACATGTTCTCAAAATGCTTGAATATCGTATCCCTTATGATGATTTTCATAAAAATAACTGTATTTTTCTTGTCCTCATCCGTCAGGTAATAGTTCCACTTGAGGGGTTTGTGCGGAACCAAGAGTTCTTCTGGAAATCTTTGCTTGATCCGCTCTAAATCACCAGAGACTCTTACGAAGTCTCGGCGAGCGCCAGCGACCCTACTAGAGATGGCGACGTCCTCGTTGTGAATAAAAACAACTCGCCTGTTCGCAAATTCTAAACGAACAAATACATGATGCTCTACTTTGTAGACATCGTAGTTTAGATATGAGCCGATACATTCAAAATTGGAAAAGTGTTTTTGATCCTCAAGGTATACGGCGAAATAAATCATGCATCAAGTTCCCTACTAATCTTGGTGTCCTCAATGCTTAGGGTTGGTGAAAGTCCGTTCTGTATTTCCTTCAATACTGATTGTTCAAGTGTGCCTAGAGCAGACTTGACACCATGGCAGTATGTGAGCGCCAGTCTCAACGTTTTAATAGCATCGTCTTGACCCATCATGGAGATGGCTTCCAGATTACCTGTCCCTACATGCCCGTAGGTTATTAAATCCAAAGCAGCCTGTTTCCCTAGACGATACATCCAATGTTCGGCTTCCATCTTTTCTTGCAGTTCTGGATTAGTGAACGTTTCCCTGATGTCGGTTCCGTCTTCTAAGTAGGCATCTCCGCTCTCATACATCTCTTCTAAGGCGTCAATATATCGCTGTCTTTCCGAATAGGCGAGACCTATCCGTTGGGTGATTCTTTCTAGTTGAACTTCTGCTTCAACGGTTTCCCAATGCAAAACGTCTTTGTCTATGGGTGGGGCGATTTCATGCAACTTTTTGAGTTTGGCAATTTTTGCTTTTTGTAACTCTATGGAAATAAGCGCTGTTTCTAAAGAGTCTTCTCTTGCACGTAGTTCCAACACGAATTGTCTATATTTTGCGTATTTGGTAATTTGGGCGTCGCCAACAAAGTGTCGTATTTTGTACGCTGGTGAACCGTGGTCTGCTTTTAAGGCAAACTCCAGCAATTCTTGCCCTCTTGTAGAAAGGTCTTTTTTCCCTGTTTCAATATTCATTTTTTCCTCCAGTCTTCCATGGAGTCTAGCCTAAATCAAAATACCAATATGGTATTTCGCCGTCCTGATAACAGAAAAATTGTATTGCCCTCAGAAAACGAGCCATACTAGTCGCGTGCGTAACCGAATCCTGATGACCTACCAGCGATTCCTGCACCTGTTGGTTGCATGGACGCACCACCCTCAAAGCCTGTGTCAGTGGCGAAATTGTATCGCCAAGCCTTATTGTTTTGCACGTCGTCGTACATGCCTAACATCCAGTTGGCAGTTTGCCCGTTACTAAAGTTTTCTTCTCCAGAGTTCCCAATGGGTTTGTTGGGGTTGGAAACGACGGTCTCGGTGACATAGTTCCACTTACGCAAGGTGTAACCACCGTTGTACCCTCCTTGACCACCGGCAAACCCTGTCTCTAGTTTGGAGTTGAAACCTTTTTGCTGACTGTGCCAACCCAGCGTATTGTTGGTTAGGGCAGTCTCTGTTTCGGTGCTAAAAACAAACTTCCTGTTTTGTGGTGTGTCATTCCACCAGTACCCTTGCCGTTCGCCAAAATGACCTGAAGCACCAATTCCACTTTGGTCAAAAGTTGTTGCAATAGCCGATATGTATTGCTCTAATTGTAAATTGAACTTCTGTATGAAAGCGCCACCAACGGCTCCGTTTATATAACACATCTGTCCAGAGCCATTCAAATCGTGTGATTGTATTGTTCCAGTGTCACCGCAGGTGTACGCAGTATTCATGGCTGACGTTTTAGTGTGTGCGGTGTCGTTGCGCATATTGAAAACACTGGTTGAGGTAAATACCCCCACACCACCAGTGCCAAACATAAACGCCACATTTCTGCTCTGTCCACCAGCACAGTAGTTTGCGGTTTCTGTAAAAAGGTCGCCAAGGTTGGTACATGTGTCTGTAGCCATGTTGAGTGAGTTAACGTTCCTCCAAGGAACATTATCTTTATACCCGCACCCCGTGTAGCCCTTTGTTACTATTTGACGGTAAAGCCAAGGCTTCAAACCAGAACCTCTGACATTGAAAATTGCTGTTGGTCTTGAACTAAAAAACGGCATCAGTTTCCCCTAGTCGCGTGCATAACCAAACCCAGATGACCTACCCGCAATACCAGCGCCAGTGGGTTGCATAGATGCGCCACCTTCAAAGCCGGTATCGGTAGCAAAAGTAAATTTCCAAGCCCTGTTGTTCTGTCCTGTGTCATACATCCCTAGCATCCAACTAGCGGCTTGCCCGTTACTAAAATTCTCTTCTCCGCAATTTCCAATTGGTTTTGCCATTGTTCCAACATTTGATTCTGTCGCATAGTTCCACTTACGGAAGTTGTATCCCCCGTTGTAACTTCCCTCATTGCCAGCGTATCCAGTCTCAACTTTGGAGTTAAAACCTTTTTGCTGACCGTGGAAGCCTGCTGCACCGGCAACTGTTTCTGTTTCTGTACTGAAAACAAACTTTCTTGTCTGTGAGTCGTTCCACAGGTATCCGTGTCTTTCGCCGTAATGACCAGAAGCACCAGTACCACCTTGGTCAAAAGTTGTTGCAACGGCAGATATGTATTGTTCTGTTTGCAGGTTAAATTTTTGGTAGAAAGCACCGCCAATATTTCCATTGATGTAGCACGTTTGCCCAGAACCATTTAGGTCGTGTGATTGTATTGTTCCAGAGTCGTTGCAAGTGTAGGCAGTATTCATTGCGGAAGTTTTCACATGGGTTGTGTCGTTACGCATATTAAAAACGCTGGTAGAAGTAAATGCTCCAACACCGCCAGTGCCGAACATAAATGCCACATTTCTGCTTTGTCCGCCAGCACAATAGTTTGCGGTCTCGGTAAAAAGGTCTCCGAGATTAGTGCACGTATCTGTAGCCATGTTAAGAGAGTTAACATTTCTCCAAGGAACACTATCTTTATAGCCGCACCCCGTGTAGCCCTTCGTTAAAATCTGACGGTAAAGCCAAGGTTTGAGACCAGAACCCCTAACATTAAAAATAGCAGTTGGTCTTGAACTAAAAAATGGCATTAGTTCTCCTTAGAAGTTTTGAACAGCAGAACCAAGCACCAACCAAGCACTAGACCTTCTAATCAATGTGAAGTTGAAGATGTCAAACTTGCCAGCGCCATTTGTTGCGACTGGAGCAGTTCCGTTCGCCCATTTGAGTGTTTGAGCAACACCCGCTACCTGCAATGCGGATGGGATGTACCCAGTAGCACCTTCCGTAACAACTACAGTTACCGAAATTGACTTACCGTTATCGGTGGGAGCATTCGTTACGTTTACCGTAAAGTTTGCAGATGGTGCAGTGGCAATATAGAAAATGTTTCCTGTGGAATAATCACAGGTAAGTACGTTAGATGTGATTGTCCCATCAAGTACGTCTTCTCTAATTTCTTGCACATCAAGGCGTCCTGAAATACTTACGTTCTGACTTGTAGTAAGTGTTCCGTTTAACTGTGTTGCTCCTGTAACTGTCAAACTGTCCGCGGTTACAAGTCCGTTAAGGGTGCTCGTTCCACTGGCTACGATGTTTCCGACTGCCTGTATGTTGCCTGCGAGTAGCGGACTATATGTTAAGCCAGACCCTGCAAAGTCAACGGTCGTAGTCGGCTTTGTTGGGGCATCATGGAATAACTTGAATACGCCATCAGAAGCATCTCTGCTTAAACCCGAGTACTTCCTAGTAGAAGAAACGGTAGCCGTACCAGAAGCCGCCACAGAAGCAACGTTTGTAGCAGTTTTTGCATAAGTAAACGTTGTCGTAGTCGGAACCGCAATAATATTGAAGGTACCATTAAATGTTGCGTCCACATCAGTGACGACCACAACCGCACCAGCCTCATATCCGTGAGTTGTTGAGGTTGTGAGCGTGGCGACATTTGATGTAAGTGCTTTATTGCTAATAGTTTTTACTATTGCGCTTGCTGATTTCTGGTACTCCCCAAGAAACGAAAGATCTACAGTGTCTGCTTGGTTATTGGTACCAACAAAAACAATCGGGTCAGTGACCGCAAGGTTTGATGTTTCTACGGTTGTGCCGCCACCACCAAATGTGATTGTTCCCTGAATGGCAACATCACCTTGAATGTTCATATCTCCCGTAATTCCAACACCACCGACAACCGTTAACGCGCCAGTAGACGAAGAGGTTGACGGCGTGGGAATTTCAATATGTATGTTTTCGTCTGGTGTTATCACCATTTGTGTATTGTTTGTGCTCAAACCACCAGCGGCAAAAACAATCTTATTTTCTGCCCCTGTATCGCCTGTCGCTAATACCAGGTTTCCGTTTCCAGCGCTGCCCACTGGGGCTGTCATGAATATGTAGCCGTCGTTCGCTCCCGTAATTGTGAACTCTGGATCGGAAAAAGTACTTGATGTAATACCCATGTCAATGTAGCCAGAAAAGTCAGTTCCATTATCTGGGTAGGCGATGAAGTCGCTTGACACGTTGGCACCACCAGCCGTGTTTTGTACAGCAACTTGCGAATAGTCATCATTTGCGTCTGAAGTGAACAACGCCATCAGGTTTGTGAAACCGGGTATCGTTTCAACGGTTCCAGTTGTTGCTGCTGATGCGAGGTTGCCCAAAGTCAGGGCATAAGTGAAAGTGGTTGAGGTTGGTACTGCAACAATCTCAAAAGTTCCGTTAATAGAGGCTCTACTGCTGGTGACTTCTACAAACTGATACGGTGAGAAACCGTGCGCAGCCGAGGTTGTTATCGTAACAACGTTGCTCGTGAGTGCCGATGTCGTAATGGTTTTTGTGACTAGTCCGTTTGTGTCGTACTGGTCACGGGCAGAACTACCTACAAGGGTGATTCCTTCTGAGCGGAACTCAGTAGAAACAATAGCCCTTCCTGCAACATCTAGGTTTTCTGTAATGTCAGCACTACTAAAGGTAGCCAAACTCTTTGCCACAACAGTTCCAGATGCGGCGGTTGTTGCGACGTTTCCACCAGAAATTGTTGCGGTAACTGTAAAGGTTGTGGTCGTTGGGATGGCTGTTACTGTTTTTGTAAAGTTGTAGTCGGTGTTTACAAGTCCTGATGTTGTTACTACATCCCCAACAATAAGCGCATGCGGTGTGTTGGTTGTGAATGTAACTGTTGTTCCAGACAAAGCCCTATGGGTAATGTCGCGGGTACGACCAGTAACTTCAAATGCTCCTTCTACATCTAGCGCTTGCTTGACAACCGCATCGTTGCTTATGGTTGTTGCACCAGAAACGAGGAGGGTTCCTGTCATGCTGGTATTCCCGCCGACAACAGATAGTGATCCACCAGTGAGGACGACATTGCCAGTTGATGTAATTGTTCCCGATGTTGAAATGTTTCCGTAGACGGTAGCAGTGCCACTAACAGAGGCAGAAGCGATAGTTCCCGACATGCTCATGCTGTACGTAAATGTTGTACTACTTGGCACAGTCGCCACGGTTGACGAGGTGTTAAAGTCTCCTGAAATACCAGCGATCACAACAGTGTCGCCTACGTCAAACAGGTGAGGTGTACTCGTTGTGGCTGTGACCGTATTCCCAGACTTACCTATGTTTGTGACACTTACTTGCCTGTATGAGGAAACGAGATCACCCTTGAGTTCCGTATCAGCCAAAACTGTCAAACCTTCAAGATTTGGGGTTGCCGTCCAGTTAGTGACTGTTCCGTTTGTCTCAAGGATGCTATTTGCTAGACCTGTTTGTGTGGGGAAAGCGCCTTCAAGAATCAATTTCCAATAGGTTGCGTTTGTCGGGAGATTTCCTACAGTGGTGGAAGTTATTACTTGGTAGATGGAACCACTGTATGTAACTGTTTCCGCTATTTTGTAGGTAGTTCCGCTGCTGTAAACTCCCTTGTGTTCAAAACCGCTGAGAATAGATGACCAGTATGTTGCATTGGTCGGAACATTGCCCGCTGTGCCACTTGCATTAATGTAAACATACAAATTTGCGCCATAACGCACAACGTCGTTGACTTTGTAGGTAGTTCCTGAACTGTAGTCGCCCAAGAATGAAAAACGAATACGACCTAAGTCAATTAATTGTGGCATTACGCAACCTCCATAATAAGATTAGATGATAAAGTGGACTCCCAAGTAAAGTCCAAATACTTGGTAGATGAAAGCCACGTCGCATAATCGCTAGTTTCATAAGTGATACCGGGCGACAGTGTGGGGATAGAGATAACTTCGCCGGATTCTATTTGTTCAATCTCCGCCAAACCAGTTGATGGGTCATATTTTAAGCCATAGAAAACGCGCCCATACAAATCAGACACCGTTTCAGGTTGAAAAATTATAACATCAGATGATCCCATGGATGCCATTATACCCTACTCGTTCTTAGCCCTACCGAAGCAAAGGACACGTTTCCGTTGTCTGAAAGTGCCCACAGTGCTTTGGTGCCAGTAATCGTTAGTTTTTTTGTTTCAAATGTAGAGTTACCCGGAACTACTTGTTCTTTAGCAAAGTACATCGTGTCCGCTTCAGCCCCACCAGAGGTCATGGCGTATATGGTCACTTTTGCGTCGCCCATTCCTTTGTTTGTGCAAACAACTGAAGTCAGATAGTCATAAGAGGCAGATACCGCGATCAGGTTGAACGCGACACCCGCAGCCGGGGTTTTGTTATTAAAATATTCAACACCCATTAGTTACTCCCAACCATCCAAGATGCGACCATAGCGATAGATCCTTCGTCGGTTGTGCTACCACCACCACCGCCTCCGCCTCCACCAATTTCAACCCACTGCGAATCATAGTAAACAAAAGTTCTACCAGAGTCAGACTCAAACCACAAGTCACCAAGATCGGGTGACGCTGGCGCAGTTTCAGCAACGGTTAACGAAGCACCACCGCCACTGACCTGTGTCCATGTTGAGTTGGAACGGAAATAGAAAGCATTGTTTAAAGTGTCAACAGCAATAGCGCCATCAGGAAGGGCTGCAGTGGGGACACCATTAACGGCAAGTGTGACCACACCAGAAATTGCCTTCAGGACATCGTCGGTAGCAAGAACATTTGCGGAATCACGATAAAGATTTGTGTCGTAAGATCCGGCACCATTACTCCAAGAAAGGCGACCGCCTGCTTCAAGTTTTACACGACCGTAGGTTTCGCCGTCAAGAAATACGGTGAGCGCATCTGAGCCAGCAGACGCCAACTGTTTGATGGTAATAGGAGTTACAAATTTTTGTGCCACTTGCGACCTCAATCGCTATTTTGTGTAGTTCGTCAACCCCTCAAGGCTAACTATGTGTATTAACCAGTTACTATGATTCTGTAATCGTTTGCTTGAATACTTGCGCCAAGAAGCGTTACTGTAACTGTGTCAGCATTGTTGCGGACGACATCACCAAACACTGTTGCTCCGCCAGCGACTTCAACAATCTGTACGCTCACATCAAGCGTGTCAAAGTTGTGGGTTACTGTTGTCGTAGAGGTTCCAGAGGCGTTAGCCGTGCATCCTTGACTTGCTACGCGGGCAAGTTTTGAGGTGGTTGTTGTGACTGCACCAGCCGTTGTTTTGATACCAAGGTTCGTTCTGGCACTTGCCGCATCGCTTGCACCAGTACCACCGTCTGCAACAGCAACATCTGTACCGTTCCAAATACCTGTTGTGATCGTACCAAGTGTTGTGATTGAGGACTGACCAACATAGTTGGCTGAAATGTCAATCGCGTCAGCCGTGATTGCAGTACGGTTCGCAGTGACATTAACATTGACTTGCGTACCGCTCTTTGAAAGTCCATCTCCTGCTTCAAAAGAACCAGCACCCGAAAACTGTGTCCAAGTAATTCCTGTTGTACCAACAGTGATTGTTCCGTCTGTAGAAATAACAAAACCAGAATCAAAGTTGACAGTTCCTGCTTCAACGAATGTGAATGTTCCACTCGTTAGTTCACCTGTGTCGGCTGTTCCGTTTGCGTCCGAAGAACGGGAGGCTGCACCAGAAGCAACAGCAACATAAATACCGTTTTCAGAAGCAGTGCTCTGATTCTTGACAAGAACGCGATCACCAGCAACAAGTGTTACACCGTCAATTACATCGCCAGCCTCAAGATCTGTGGCAAGGTTGATTGGGGCGGTAGTAGCAACCCTTACTGATGCTTTGACATCAAGACCTTGTCGTGCTGAGTCAACATATCCCTTGGTGGCAATATGTGCGGCATCTGTTGGGGTAGCAACTTTTGCGTTACCCGAGGCGTCTCGCTTGACAAGTTTGCTTGCAGTTGCGGCATCGGTCGCATCATTGAGCATCTGCCAAAATGTGGCTGGCAACAAACCAGCGCTGTCCGTGTCAGCAACATTAAGAGTAAGAGTTACTGTGCCGTTGGACTCAGAGACCGTAAGGGCTTCAGCAATACCTGCGCCACCACCCGAAACAATGGTGTGTGGTAGTGAACGCCAAGCACCGTTTGCATAAACCTTGATTGTGTCAGTCGTGGACTGGTAAATTAAGCGACCTTCAAAGTTGCCGCTTGATGGGTCTGTGCCCACAACCTCAAACGAGGCGTTAATTAATTGGTTCTGGTTAAGGTCAACATTAGTTAGAAATTTTTGTGCCATGTTTTAAATCCTTATGTCAAATAAGCAAAACCAGAAAAGGGTGATGAAAAAGTAACGGTAATACTTGTGTTGCTATTATATCGCACTTCACCATAAACGACTGTACCCGCGCTATCTACGACAGTCACTGAAGGTCGCCCCCCTAAAGCATGAGTGATGTTCCAAGTGCTTGAAGCAGACCCCTGCGTGAAAATAGTGCGATCGTTGAGTACGGCGATATCTACCGTGGAGGAAGTTAAGGCAGTAAAAAACGGTGTATCCGGCCAGCCCTCTAGTGTTTTCGGACCATAGAAATCACCCGTAACGGTGTCAATATATATGTCACCAGTATTTCCGTATTCGGATGGTTGTATCGGCATTTAAACTGTCACCGTAATAGTCCAAGGAGCACCTTCACCGTAAGTCACATTTGTTCTTGCGGACAGACTAGATACGCCCGGAACGGTGACTACCACAGTGTTTGATCGCTCGTCAACGATTTCCACAATGCTCTGCTGACCCTCAGTTACGACCACATAGTTGGGTTCCTCGTGGATTACTTGGACAATATTCCGTTGATCCTCAACTACGGTGTTGTAGTTACCGTTTGTCATCTGGTAACTTCTTTCTCAAGACGGAAATCCCCACGCAAAACTTTGTGAACCTCGCCAGTAGAAGTTTTCACTATTTCCAAGTCGTACACACCACTTTTTGTCAACCCAACCGTCAGGTCAGGGGTCAGCGTCATGGTTATCGCCCCAAGAGCCCCATTGATTGTTATGCGACCATTCGCGTTGGTCAACTCCATAAGTGTGGACGTGGCATCAATATCTCGCCTGATTTGCATGCGAGCCGTATACCCAGTCAACGGGAAAACCACCCCATCGGCATCCTTGATTTCTATGATGCGCTGAAAGGTTGACCCTTGGTCACACACCATGTTGTATTTACCTGCAAGCATTAATCCTCACTCCAATTGGGGCACGCAAAAGCCTCTACCCTTACAAGAATACAACACTTGTATCTTTAGGATTTGAAGAGTTATGCCTTTTTCTTGCTTTTTGACTGTGCTTCAACAACAGCAGTCACTACCGAGAAAAGTGCGGTTGTGCCCTTGTCGCCAATTTTTGTAGATACCCAAGCCAGCGCGGTCAAAGCGATCGGCATGATTACAGCAACGATTTCTGCTGATACACCGTACTTGTTGGCAGCATATCCGATAGCGCCCAAAAGCGCACCTTTTACTGCTTGGTCACTGACGTTTGCTTTAATATTCTTGTCCATTGTTTTCCTCCGTGATAGGGAATTGATATTCTCCTGAACGCATCATGTCCATGGCAAACTCCAACATACCATGTGCAAGCCATGGCGTCATGGAGTCCGATATGGACAGTACGAGTTCTTGTTGAGAGTTGGAAGCCACTTCTGCAATAACAACAAAATTGGTTACAAGACCTTGAGGTAAAGAATCCCGAAGGAGATCCTCAATTTCTTTATCCACAGAACTTTGAGAATTTTCCTCTTCCATGGAGCCTCCATTTAAAGTTGTGTAACTATTCTACATCACGCAGTCATTGTGTGGGTGACAAGCATCCCTAGTGGTCGTGCTGGCTCAATCAAATTCAAAATAACAGAGTTAGATACACCAATATCGCCGACTACAGAACCAAAAGTTTCAGACTGCTTTGTAGTGAACGCTATAGTATTTGTTGACAGCGTATAGTTGACTGTTTGGTCGCCAGTCAGGTTTCGTTGAATAGCATTCACCATCGCCGAGACAGTTCCAGCATTATGCCCGTAATACCCTGTTTCAACTTGCCATCTGGCAAAAGCCTCAATACCCGCTGGCAAGCCACCAAGGTTTGTTGCATCGCCCCCAAGAACGTCAATACCAACAGGTAAATTAGTAATCGGGTCAAGACCACTTAGTAGCGATGAATTGAGTGTAAAAACACTCCAACCAATACCTTCGGTTGAAGGCTGATATGTAATAAGGACAGGTCTACCTCTAAACTGTGACAGCCAAGAAAGGTAAGCACTGTCACAAACCCTAGGATCAACCAATCTGCTCAAGGTGAACAAGTTGCTTGCGCTACCACCCTCGGAAGAATCTAAATACTCAAACGAGATTGTCTGATCATAAATGTCACCCGCCGTAGTTGTAATCACATCCACAAATCTTGAAAGAGGATAAGTTGGATTGTTAGTTGAGTAGTTCGCAAAATCGGACTCTAAAAAAATTTCAGGAATATTTCCTATAACACTCGTAAAAAAATCACCCAATAGGAATCGTTGCGATGTATGCAGGGTTGGTCGTGCAATATTCAGATGTGCATCAGTCAATGTCGCAAAAACCACACGGAAGTTTATACCTATTGACCATCTTCCCGTTGCTGGTACAGCAATAGGGACAGCGCGTACCAGATGCCATGTAGGCGTATCCGTTCCGCCAATAAACAAAGTGTGCGAACCTTCATTCCCTGTATGACGGACAAAAGGATCAACAAAACTATATGAAGATGTGTTTGAAGCAAATGAGACTTCAGTCAATACTGTTTGTAGATATATAGTGCAATTTTTTGTTGGTCTAACCCACATAAACGCTTCAACATAATCGTTCCCATCAACATCGGTGGTGATGGCGTACTGAGATGGAACCGAAGCGGTAGACGAATGATAATTAAAACGAACATAGTTCTCAGCGCTTGATGGCGTTAGTTTAAGGGAACCAAAATCGGAGTCAAGATACGTCGCAGCATCGGTTGCAACAGTACCGTTGCTTGTCCACAAATCTTCAAGATTTGTTGCGACAAAAGTGCTTTGTTCTAAGAAGAGCCTTTCGGATTCATCAATGAAGTTATAGGTTGTACCCATGATTTAAACTGTCGCCACAGTCGTGCAAGCGCCAATAGGAATAGCGCCTTTTTCTAGAACCGTAACGCTCAATCCATTATTTGTGGCAAATGTTGTACTACCAGAAATGTCAACATCCAAAGCCGAAACATATTTAACACCAATCACCTTTGAAGCAATTGTGGTTAGATAAAGATTATTGATACTTGAAGAGAAATCCCATCCGCTGACGGACAAATAGGCTTCAATTGCTTCAGAAACGGCAGTTCCGACACTAGTTGTTGAATAGTTTGGTTCAACCACAACCGTGCATGAAACAGCCACATTAAAAGTATTCATGTCGTGCATATAAACGTTAAGACCAGCAACAACACGGTTTTGGATATCTGTCCTGATTGCAAGTTTTTGTGCCACGCTAATAGCCGCTCCAGTGGAGTCACACAAAGAAATTGTCACAGCGCCACCAACATTAGATGTTGCTAAAAGCATTCCGCTAGCCAAAACCACAGCACCAACCGTAGTTACTGCCGTGGCTATGTTGCTGTTTGTCTTTGCGTAACTGAAGGTAGTCGTTGTTGGAACGGCAGTAATCGTGTAAGTTCCGTTATAGGCTGCAGTCGCCATACCAGAAACTATGACACTGTTCCCGACAGAGAGGTCATGCGCGTAGCGAGTTGTTAGTGTCACAACATTTGATGCCAAGACAGCATTTACGATGTCATTTTCTTTTGCCTGTGTAAGGTCGTAAACCTTGTATCTGCTTACCGTCGGGTAATTCACTGCAATATAATTCGTCAATTGTGATGCCGTGGTGATGGCGCTACTCAGCGAACCAAGGTAGGTTACGGCGCGATTGAAATACTCTGTGTCTGTTTCTGTGTCTGTTCCAACGGTTGCCAAAACCGTGAGTGTCACATCCAAAATATATGGAGTGCTAGAAACAACAGTGAGATTTGACGGAACTGGTATGTCCGGATACACCGAGGGGTCAGAGGCGATCACCGAAACTGAACCAGTAGTAGCGCCAGAGGCAATTGTTAAATCGTTTACAGTCTCGTACAGGTACTGTGTCAAAACATTATTGGAGTCGTAAACATCGTAAGAAAAGATTGTCCCTGACGCAATAGTCGCACCTGTGTTAATTGAAAGTTCAATCAAAACAGTCGCCGTTGACGCGGTTGCCTCTATCCTCGTGAAACCCATCAGATTCAGCAACCCCTCCATAAGACCATCAGGAAGAGCATTGATCATGGTTATCAAACTTGCCGTTGAGTGAGACATTGCTTCAAGCAAAGCGTTTTCAATAGTTCCCACCCGTGGGGAGAACTCTGGTAGGGAAATCTGCGCATATTCAACGGCGTCGTTATATACGGTCTCCGTTGTTTTATTGTTGATTGTTAGATCAATATATTCAGCAAAGTTTGGTGAAGCCATTATCTGTTTGTCCGTTCAAATTTGATTGATAAATTAGATGTTCCGTTATTATCCGTAACAACATTTACATCGGTTACTAATATTTCTGGAATTAATTTACCAATTTCTTGACCAACTTTTCCTGTTTGCCTTAGATCAAAAGTTGGGTCATTCGTCCCATAGAAGGTTGATATTGGTAGGGAATTTGGCTCAATCTGTATTGCGTACCCAATTAGCGTTGCATAATATTCGTCCGACCCATCTTCAATGGTTTCCATTTGAAAAGAGGTTTGTGAAAACCGCAACGGCAAACGAATAGTGTTCATAATGAGCCCACAATCACACCTTCATCAAGCGAATCATTCAATAGTACAACAAGAACGCGTGTCCCAATCGCGGGCAAGGTGAGTGTCTGGCTGTAAACACCAGAGATGTCTGTTGTTGTGGCAGACAGGGAAACACCTGTTACGACCGAAACCCCGGGATCTGCTGTCCCATTTGAAACAGTCAAGGTTTGCTTCACTGGTGTCGCCACAGGGAAAGTGAATGAAGCCATAAACTTGTACGGACCAAGTTGGGCATCAGAATTCAATGCCGCTATTTTGACAAACCCAGTCCGCGTAGAATCGTTTTTTGCTGTAAGGACACCTAAATGTATTGAAGAAAAAGAAGCGTTGACTCCTGCTGCTGAATCCACCCTGTCCATTCCATCTATGGAATCGCCGCCAATTCTCATGTTCATGCTTTTAGCCTCCACCAATCACTGTCGTCTCAGATACCTTTTGGTCAATCTTCTTTTTGTCCTCGGGAGAAATCTTATCCAGAGTAGCAAAAGATATCTTCACTGGTTCAGGTACGCCATACTGATACGCAACAGAAGTAATCAGATAGGCAGTTGTATCAAAACCTTTAATCCCATAGACGACCACCGTCATACCTGCTCTAATATTGTAGGCGCTACCAACATTTTGCTCATATTTGTCCCCCACCCAAATACTCGCCGAACCTTCAGACTCCTTGGGGCTATCCATTGACCTACGCATTTCAGGAACTTCGGTCAGAAAGAAATTCATTTTTTCGTCGTTTGGATATTTCAACGGTATGTAATAAAGTGGGCGAACTTCATCTTTACCACTAGCGGTCTTGAAAGTATACGCCTCGGTTTTCTCAACACCCCAACGACCAATGAGCCAATTAGGAGAACCGTAATACAGTGTAGGTACAGCAGTTTTTCCACCCTCGGGTATGGCATACATTACGAAGCACAGATACTGAATGTCCTTAGCAGAACGAACCAAAACATCGTAAACGGATTCCTTGTTTTTTTCTGTTTTCACTTTAATTGTTGTCGTTTTAATACCCGTCGGTTGCTGACCCATGAACCCTAGACCAAACTTTTTTGCAACTTTTTGCGCAAATTCGTAAGCAGTTGTAGATTTGAGCGCCTGCGGTTTTTTGTCCAATTTCATCCGCTGAATCGCTTCAGTCCTTAATTCCAATTTAATTTTAAAATGCTCACCTTCGCCGTTAGATATTTCATGACTAGCAATCATGTAACGCTCCGTCATTGTCCCATCAAAGAAATCAACAAGGTTGCCAACAGCAAAATAGTTGTTATTCCACATAGCCAATTTTTCGTCAACAAGTTCAACGGTAACCTGAGAAGCACCATCTACCGTATAACTAACACCAATGTTGGTGACGCTTTGGGCAATCTGAGCCCTAACAGATGCTTGGTCATTGCCAATAATTACTATCGTTTTATCAGAAATCATATTTTGTTGTTAACCAGTTTGCTTGCAAGGGTTGGGTCTGTCCTGCTTTAAATAATATTGAAGTTTCCCTTGGCTTTTAGACCAACATATGAATATATTGTTTTTCTGTGCGTCTATGTTTTCTTTCGCAAATCTAAGCGAGGTTTGTGATGCCGATATCCATGTTCCGGTGGTCTTGTCTTTTTTGCATTCTTTTTTATGATTATCGCGGTAAATCTTATCTTTGCATGTTTTTTTGGGACGGGTAAAGCCAAGCGGGGGAATCAGGGTCAGATTAATATTAGGGTTTCTGTTTTCCACCAAACTAATTTTCACATTAGCCATAGTAATTTTGTTGTCTTTATTACGCCGTGTAACCTCAACACTCATCTCCGTGATTGAGAAAAACAATCCTTGCAACTTTTCTGTACTCATATTCCTGAAACTGAAAGGAGAATTTGTAAAAATATCGTAGTTAAGTAACTGGAAAACTTTGTCACTACTTGAACCCATTCTCCTCAAAGCAAAAAGTTCATTATCTATACTCTGAATCAGACCGTCCCCCGGGTGGGCAATTAGGGCAGTAAAATCTACCGTCATCAAAGAATGAGATTTGAAAGCAACAATCGGCGTAGTTCCGGGTCTAGCGATCTGAACCATCTCGTCAGATAATTTCCCAATGTTCACTTCTCTTGGACTATAAGGGAAAACAAAATCCTCTTCAGTTGTGCTATCTGAAGAACGCATCCTCAAGATAAGTGGCAATGCGCCGGGGATCGCAGATTGCATCCTGTCTGCTTCTGGTGTGGGGTCTTTGAGACGCACCCAAACTGTCACCGAGGTAGCCATTACGAGTTCACCGTCACAGGACCACGCTCTTGTTGTTCGCGAACAGCCTTAGCAATAATACGCTCAATTTGATCAACTGTTTTCTGATCGGTCAAAACACCAGAAATGTTCGTAGTGATCTCGTTATTGTTGGTGATAGGTTGCGTTGCTGGTGGGACGACTGCTGCAGTTCCGCCATAAGCACCAGCCCATCGGCGGGCTTCAGCGTCAAGTACGGGATTCATCGCCCCAGTGCTAGTACCAGTGTTTATAACTTGTGAAACTTTATTTTGAGCAAAAACATCATTCGTTTCCTGTGAAGCATTTATCAAGTTGCTCAAGAAATCAGGATTATCCTCAAGTTGACTAGCGAGATATTTCCTAAGTTTTATAGGATCAAGTTGGGTTGGATCCTCGCCTTTTCCTGTTTTACCAAGCCCACCTCCAGCGTTCAAGAGCGCGTCATAACCTGACAGTTGTGAAGCCACTTGATCCATGTCAATGTTTTTCAACATATTCACGCCACCAAAACCTGCACCCGATGCCTGATCTCGCATGAATTGTTTCTGGCTATCAGTAAGACCTTTCAATTCACCTTCCGTCAGGTCAAATTCAATTTGCCTTCCAGCACTCGTCAACCCTTCAATATCGCCATATGATGCAACGCTAAAGTCGCGCAGATTCTTCAGGTAGGCGTTCATATTGTCTGTATTCGCACCGCCAGTAATAAGTTTGTTCAGGCTAGAGTCAACCAATTTTGAGGTTTCAGCGGCGGTTTCTTGTTGAGTGAAAAAGTCTCTTGACGCCCCAACAGCACTAGCGCCAATGTTTGCCCAAGCGGCTTTCATCAACCTTGCTTGCTCTGCCGTATCTGCGCCCAAGATCTTGACGGTGTCACGCAAAGTCAGCAACTCGTCTTCTATGTTGATGCCTTTTGCTTTTGCCGCTGCGTTTAGTTGTTCTGCTCCTACACCAAACGCTTTCTGTGCAAGAGCGGCGTTACCTGTGTAGTTATTAATTTTTGTGTTTAATGCTTCAAACTCTTTATCATATTTTGCTACAGCCTTAGCAGCGTAGGCTGGGTCGGCGTTGGTGGCGACGAGTTTATTTCTGTCAGCAAGTGCTTTATCTCGGGCTTTTAACAGGTCGTCAACGTTTCCGCCTTCCATAGCCTCAGCAACAGTTGACGCATAACCTTCAGTGAGTTCTTTCGCCGCTTTTCTAGTTTCTTTGCGTTGCTTTCCTGCCTTCATATATCCAGTAACACCGCCAATAGCCGCTCCTAGTGCCGCGCCAATACCCGCACCAATGAGTGGAATTGGAATAAAGTTTCCAATTACCGCGCCTATTGCCGCACCAGAAGCAGCCCCAGCCAAAGCCGATGTTCCTCTTGATTTAACGGAATCGTCATTGAACTTTCCACCGATATAGGAACCCGCAGCATACGAACCAGCAGCAATAGCAGCGACGCCTGCAAGGGTTGCCGCACCAGCAGTTGAAGCACCCATGGTCGTTGACTTACTGCCAAGTTTCGCCAAACCATCCTGCCCCAACATCATGTACCCGGCTCCGCCAATCTGTGCAGCATTCCCTATGGCTTTAAGCCCAGTTCCACCAGCAGAGTCATAATCACCCTTTGATGACAGGTAACTTCCACCCATCATCAATCCAGCAGTAGTGAGCATCGCACCTGCGCCGCCCATGTGACCGCTTATAGCCTGACCCGCTCTAGCGAATCGCCCCTGCTGTCTTATTGGTCCGCCAGTAGGAGTTGGGTACAACGGCGGTCTTCCACCTGTGCCCATTCCACCGTTCACATTAACCACGCCAGCCTGCATGTTTATTGTTCGGTTTTTATCCATATTTTTGCCAAACATGGTACCAAAAACTTTGAAAAACCTTGTTGCAAGAGTAAACAATGAATACAGAGCGGCGACGTTAACGAGCGCTCCAGCCAACTTGCCCAAAGGACCTAACTTCTGAAATGCACCACTAATTTTTAAAGCCGCATTACCAAAAGCAGTTAAACCCCTAAAGAATAATTCAACCATTTTGAAAATCAGTTGGAAAACTGGCATCGCGCCCATAAACAACCTGCGGACAGTATCACCATATTTACCCATAGCGGTAAGCGTTTTAGAGATCTGTATTGCAAAACTAGTAATGCTGTCTTTGTTTGATTCAATCACTTCAGCAAGATCTGTCATGCTTCTTGTAAAGTTTTGCCCCAACGCAGAAAACATAGGTTTGAAGAAATATTCGTTGATTAACTCGCCAGCCTCACGAAACTGCCTCATCCAATCCTGCATCCCATCAAAAACATCTCTTATGCTTGTGATGGTTTTATTGAAGAACTGAAAAATATTTGGTGTAGCACCAAGATATTTCGTCATCAAAACAATTAACTGGTTTGTTCCTTTTTCTACTTTGTCAAGGAACCCACCCATTTTCCCTTCCGTATCAAAACTTTTCATCACATAACCAAGACGAACAATAAAAGTTTCAATAATTCCTTGTAGACGAGTTATCGTTGTACCAGTTTCTCCCAAATACTGTCCACCAAGGTCAGTCAACAAACTCTTAATTGAACTAACAGCACCCTTGAAACGACCCATAACCGTATTGTTAATGGCATCCAACATTCCGGCATATTTAGTAGCAAAAGTTTCACCAAGGTTTCCTTCTGCGGCTGCCTTCATAAACTCGTCGCTAGTTTTAATGCCAAGTGCACCAGCCTCTTTGACAATCTTTTCAAAATCAGGACCTAGTTCTTTGGCTATTGAAGCACCTCCAGCAAGAGAACCTTTCTTCTGCACTGCTGCCAAGAACTCGGCAAGTTTGCCAGATCCTTTTTCAATATCTCCACCGCTACCCACAACGATATTCATCAATCCTTCAAACGCCGCTGTTGTTTCACCAGTAACAGGTTTAACTTTGCTCAAGGTTGAAAAAGCGCTCTGCAAGCCCTTCGCACCAACAACAGCGAGTTTTGTGTTATCAGTGAACATTGACATTGCCTCGCCAGCGGCAATCATCCTGTCGCTAGTACTACCGTTTCCTTCAAAATATGCAGCAGAGTTCTGTACGGCGGCATATTCTTTTTGCGCAGCCAAGAACGTTGTTAAGGCAACAAACCCGACGGCTACCGCTGACGCCAATGACGCCATTGCCGCTTTGTACATGTTTATGAAATAGGTTCCTGCTTTGAAAGCCAAAGCAATTCCACCTAAAGCAGCCATCATGGCGGGAAGAGCAATAGCAGACAACTTATTAACTAAGCCCAACAATTTCCCGTAAGCGGCGATTCCTTTACCCATGTCTCCACGGAAGTCAAAAACTTGACCACCAAAACCGTCGTAACGACCTTTTCTCGGTCTACTACTTCCGCCACCGCGACGACCTCCGCGACCTCCGTCGTCACCGCCACCTCCTGAACCACCGCCCGAACCACCGCCACCACCACCCGAACCGCCGCGATCACGCTCACGGTTATACCGTCTCTGTGCGTTGGTTAATCTGTCAAGTGCTTCACGGGTAGCCTCAATGGTAGCAATGTCAGAGTTGACCTCTATATCAATTACTACGCGTTCGGCTGGCATACATCCATCTCCGTATTAGGGTTATGAATATGAGCGCTCCAGCAAATTAGCGGGATTGTCTCCGCTGTTCTGCTTCCTGTTTTTCTCTATCCGTCTGTATAACTTTAGCACACGCTAGGCGTATGATCCATTCTTCTGTGCTGCTATCAAGTAGTTCAATCGGATCTGTTTTAAAGAGGTCTCCAAGCCTTGCCGCTAAAGTTATGCGGTAATCGTCCGTTAACTCTCGGAAGACCTCTTCGTAGGGTCCAATGCATCCACATTGTCTCCATATCCTGCTGCTTCAATGATTGCCACGGCGGCTGATTCAACATGTGGTTCAAGACCAAAGAAAGCCAAAACACAATCAGGGTGTGGGCGATTCGTGTTTGTCATAGCCATAATTTCTGGTGAAGCAAACGTAAGTTCAATACCATTGTCATCAGTAACGATTTCATCGTTAACCAAAATACCCGTGGTAGTAGCGGCGATTAGGTTTGTTGAGAAACGCATAGTGTCCATGCCACCCTTGCGCTCTTCGCCAGCGTTCCTGCGCCACGACTTGAGTTGGTTTTGTGAGATGTTTGGTGAAACACGAATCATCACACCCGGTCGCTCCGGAATGGCAATGTGGACATCTCCACGGCGAACTTTATCTTGAACGAGTTTTTTCAAACTCTCCAAAACATTGCCTTCGCTCTTTGGGTCGTCTGTTGTACTACGAGCAGATACCGTTGAATTATCTCGGTAAGAGTCGTCTGAACTGAATTGAATGTTGGTCATAGGCGAAACACTAACATGCCTAAAGCCCCAAAAATGCAACCCCTAAATCAGGAGTATCAGGCGACTGGTGCGTTACCAACAGAGACAGTAGCAACACTGAAAGTCAGTGTGAATGTCGCTGGTGTACCCGAGGTTGCATCGCCGTCTGGCTCAGTCAAACCTACAAGCAAAGCCTTCGTGTACTGGCGGTCAGAGCCCGGTACAGCAATATCGCAGTCAAAAACATGGACATCAATGTCGTAGCGAACGCGACCAACAACTTGGCGCAATTGCTGAATCTTTGACATGAAAGCCTGATCAGTTGACACATAGCCAGTGAGGGTGATGTCGCCAATTTCCATTGGTGCACAAAGGGTCTCGGAGAACAAGTCGCCACCGTGGTAAACCTTCTCTACAGAAGCGGTGATTTCTCCGCCAGCAATCTGTGTGAAGTAGTCAGGGAAAGTCGGCAGACCAACAGTACCTTCCGATGGCGTGATCTTGCCAACGATTTGGCGCTGTGTAGCGAGATTCTTAAACAATGTTGGACGAGCCATTTATTCCTCCGTTATGCCAAAGCAGTTGTTAGATTTGACTTGATGAGATCTACTTCAATCTTGTCACCGATACTTGAGACGCGAACACCCAGTCGTGCTGAAACTGTTCCGTTTTCAAGAGCAGTCAACGGGTTGATGGAAGCATCGCACTTGATCGTGTAACCGTAGTCAATACGGCGACCGTCTGTTGCGAAACCTTCATAGAAGCCACCGTTGATGCGGATTGGTTCAACAACTGATTGGATTGAGTTGATGATGTTTGCGAAAAGCGTGCTACGACCGTCAATGGTTGAGAATACAAGATCCTCAAGACGGTTGTTTGCTTGCGTAACGATGTAGTTGATTGTGTCTCGTGCGGTAATGAAACGCCACTGTGTGGTGTTTGTAGAGTGCGAGCGTGCACCGTAGATGCGGACACGACCGTTAATCAAACGCAATGGGTTCACATACGAAGCGTCCATCAGATCTGCTTCTGCGCGACTCACTGGAAGTGCAAGACCTGTAACGAACGTTGCTTCAGAAGCAACACCTGCATAAGCCTTCCAAGCACCAACAGCGTTGTGTGTCTTTGAACGAACAGCGGCTACATAAGCCTCTGCTGGAATATCAACGGTTGCTGAATCAACAGGGATCTGTACCCACGGGTGGTAGAAAGCCATGGATTCATGCAAACTTAGACCTGTGTAACCAGTTGACGCCGAACGGGCTTGAGCAAGCGTTGCGGTGGATGCGAAACCACAAAGAGCGATACGGTTGTATGTCGCAGCATGCGTGCGAAGCGCATCGTAAAGTGCTGTGTCGCTTGAACCAGTGGCGAAACCCGGTGCCGCTACAGCACCCGATCCGAAGTCATCAATGAAGAAGTCCAAAGCAGCAATTGCATCACTCTTTGCAACAGTTCCATCAGCACCGTTTGACGGCGATGTAGCAGCAGCGGTTGCCAACAGTTGTGAAGCAACTGCTGACGCTGTTAGCGAGGCTGTCATATAAAGTGTTGCTGTGGCATCTGCGTTTACTGCTGTGATGCACTCCGTCAGGCTTGTGTAACCAGTTCCTGAGAAAATAGTGTTTCCGTTGTAGGCAACAAGTAGATCAAAAGTCGTTGTGTTGTTCGTTGCGACAAAAGCAAGGCTGTTAGCCCAAGCACCCTTACCACTAGCGGTGAATGTGATTCCAGGACCGCTTGAGGTTGAAGTGGTAAGTGCTTTTGTTCCTACAACACCAGCGGAGGCTGTTACGCGAGCGAAATATGCGCTAACTCCACCTTCTTCAAAGAAGGTTTTCATTGAGTACCAAGAGTACGAACCCGAAACATGACCACCAAACTTGGTTTCAAAATCAGCCAAAGAGGTGATTTCTCGTGCTGCTGTGCTCACTCCTCTTTCGGATGTTCCAACAAGAAAGAATTTCGCTGCTGGAGCGGTTCCAAGATTGGTTGCACCTGTACGAACTGCGGTTGTAATTGTTACGCCGGGCATCTAGCACCCTCCATTTGAGTTGAAGAAATTTCCGTAAAACGAGTATACATTAATTAAACTGTCTCAACAGAAACATCATTATTTGGACTGGTTGGTTCTTCTGCTTCTTTTTTATTTTCTGGCTCATCCACAGCAGGAAGATCTTCTACTTCTGTAGGCGATTGGCTGATGGTGGATGACTTCTTTTTTTTTGGATTTTCGCTAGCCTCTTGAACGCTTGGGCTTTCTTGTCCTCCAACGACGACGAGAAGTCCTTCTTTGATCAAGTCAACTACTGCGTCTGTTTCCTCAATCCATGCACTTGTTTCTCCCTGAAGCAGGTAGCCTTCTTCGGTTACTTCAAGGTAACCTTTAGTTGCATTCCAAACCCGCAGAAGACCTGCTTTGCCTTGGATGTCGTAAATTGGTTCCATAGATTAAAAAGTCTCCGTTGTACTGCGCATGTTGTAATTTTCAATGTCGTATCCAGTTATTGCCGCAATTTGATCACGGTAAATAACTTCGTTAAGTACTAAATCATACCCTAAATATGCTCCCGCTAATACACGGTCACCTTTTATGAGGGTTAGGTCAGAGAATTCTTCCCTGAGCGAGGATTCGTCAATATAAATGTCGGCTTCGGTGTCGCTGTCGTACTGTGTGAGACATGGTCTGTCCATGAGGGCTGACCGCAGAACCGTTGTCAACCTATCTCGCAACAATGTAACAGCCTCTGAACCTTCAGTTTTAGCCCAAATATAGGTTCGCATACTGTATGTAACACGATAAAGAGGGTCACCCTGACTGCCCTGCATCATCCTCTCAAAAGGCGAAGTAGATATACAAACCGTGATAATTGTCGGCCAGTGATCCAAAGCAATCGGCTCATAAGTTAAAAAGAACTCAGGAGTAGGCAACTCGTTGGAATCCAAGTTCCAGCCAGAACGGTAACGATTAATCCTGCTTGGAAGATCAGCAGTCAAATATCTATTCACATAGTACTTAGCCCATTGTGCGCCATGCATCAAATCAGTAACAGGTACGGTCATAAGTCCACCTTACTCAAACGCCAAATCGCCAGCCCCAACACCCAACTTGCCATCAGCAACATGCCTTGCCGCAAGCAAAGCAACACGCTCAGCAAAACCAGCAGGCTCATAAACAAGTTTTCGTTTAGGCATCTTCGTTGTCCCATATTGATGAAACTTGGCATATTCAACATCAGTACCAAAAGTTGCCTTCTTCAAACCAATAGAATTCACACCACCATTAAGATTGCGCAAAGAATTAAAAAGTTTTCCGCTTCTCACCATGTCTGGTCTACCGGGAAAATTCGTTGCTTTCCACGCGGCATACTTAGGACTCAAAGGTGACCATCCTCCAACAGGCAAACCGTTTTGAGCAAAGTTTTGACCATTCATTAAACCAAGTTCTCTTTTAGCCCACCTAAACACTGGCTTGAAATCCGTGGAACGTTTTTCCATGTCTTTCATTCTCTTGATTGCTGCTCTGGCATCAATTGTGATTTTGATTTTCAGATCAGACGCCATGGGTTAAGAGATCCTATTTCTGCGCCAACGCTTAACAGCATTCAATTCTTTTTCCAAGAATCCTGTTTCCATTAATGCAACTTCACGAGCACCCAAATCTTTGATACCGACAACATCATCATGCATGTTTTGGACTTCACGAGCAGCGGCTCGGAGTATCATAAGTTTGAACATTGGGGTATCACCGCCAGTAAGACCAGCAGTGTAGGTGACGGTTATCTTGTCATTTGCAAAACCAAGATAGAAATCAATTCCGAATTTTCTTACCGTGTAATCAAAACCCGATGCGACAACAGTGCCAGTTTGGTTGAATGTTCCCGCAGTCAGACCGCTCTGAGTAACCGTGAATGTATTAGTAGCAACGGATGTAATAATATTTGATACAAGGTTCAAAGCAGAAGTGCTCAAACCAGACACCGCAATGTTTTGCCCAACAGTAAAACCATGGTTGGAAGCCGTGTAAGTGACGGTTGTTCCAGCCACCGTCACAGAAGTAATAGAAGCAGACCTTTTGATCGCTTCGCCAAGAACACGATTGTTTTCAGACATGTTTGTGAGAGTTACTCTCTGCACAGAAACCACAGGAGAATTATTAAAATAAACCGTTGGTGGAGGAGTTCCGTAAGTTATAAGCCCAACAGGATCAACATCTGAAGCCTGATAAAAATCATTAAAAATAGTTGAACCCATAGGAAGACCAACATGGTCTGATTCAAGGACATAATCCTCAGTAAATGACGCAACCTCTATCGGTCGGCGAAGATATGTTTCAAGTTCGCTCTGCAAACCATCAATCACAAATTGTGCAGCATCTTCTTGCCTATTAGAAAAACTTATATCCATATAAGTCTTTAGATCAGAAACCGTCACTAAAGCCATCGGTCACCTCCGATTATCGTTGTTGACGACGAGTACGGCGTCTTTCAAGCCTGTTAGCGGCTGCTCTTGCTACTCGCGCCAATGCTCCACGGATTCCACCACGACGGGTTGCTGAACGAGGGGTAACTACTCTTGAGTTTCCTGCATTACGACCTGCGCGACCTGCTCCCCTCGCAGTACGCTCAGCGGCGCGACCACGGCGAGCCGCATTCCCTGCGCCCGCTACTGCACCACGTCGTTGACGGCGAGCGGCGTTTAGTTGTGCCTGACGACGGCGATAATAGCGAGCGTTCCCCGGCACATTGCGACCGCCTTGTCGGCGACGACGCCTAACAAAACGCGCACGACGAACAACATCACCAGCAGTGTCTACATCTGTACGGAATTCAACATCTTCCGTCATTCTTGGTCGTGGCATGAGAGTATCTCCTAAAAAGGGCTACTCGGATTTTACCACATATCTACAAGGGGCAATATCTAGCGATCTGCGTTTGGTGGTCGCTCAATGACTACTGATCCTTCGGCAACTGGTTTTGCTACCTCAATTGGAACCCAAGCACGAGAATACTCGTATTTGCTCCAATTTTTCTTCTTCAACAGACCATCCGACATGAGTAGATCAATTTCGTCATCGTGCATCAAAAACAGATTAGATAAATCATTTTCCTCATATCTTTTGGAGGCGACTACCCGTTTAACCAATTTGCTCAAACCATAAGAATTAACTGAACCACGAGCCCTGTTGAGACGAATATGCAAAACCATTGCTTCAATCTCGTCAACATCATGAAAGATGACAGGTATCATGCTCCCATGTTTCTTTATGAACTTTTCGTCGTCTAAAGAAATCATGTACCGTTGATAGCCGTCAATTATCATGTTGTCTGACAGCCGAACGACCAACGGTTGCATCCACCCATGTTCAAGCATGGAAAGTTTAAGCAACATTTTTTCTGGTCTAAGAATGCTTGTAGAGCCCCATTTGGGAATCGTAAGAATCTTGTTCTGCACATTTGTGATTTTCATTCCCACCAACCGCCTTTTCTTTATTCAATAAAAATACTGATAATAAAAATATTATTTAATAATCCTCGCCAGCCTCAATAGCCTTCAACCTCATGGTATGAGCCCTAGTTTTTGGTCCGACAGGTGTAGGCGTTGACTGGTGGAATTCGTTGAGAAGCAAAGTTCTAATCAAATACTCAAGTGGAAACCCGTGAGGATCAACAACCCTCTTTTTGCGGAAAGCCGAAGCAAACTTCAATGCATCCAAGCGCATACCGGGAGTAAGCATGTGATCGTCAATGCAATCAGAAACACCATCCCAACCCAAAGAAGCATAACTAAGTATTAGGTTCTCAATATCAAAATCAGCCCAATACCGACGCTGTGCATCAATTTGCGGGAAACAGCGAACCAACTGATCGTAGAACTCTGGCTCAGTAGCAACAACATCGCCGATCCTTCTTATCGCAACAGAGTGCAAAGGAATACCAACACGGCTATTACTTCCAGTTAATTCAGCCAAATCATAGTATTCACAATACTCTGCTTTGTGTTCTTCAATAATGAACTTCATCACATCTTCAGTCGTCCAGTCATAGATGACTTTCGCAAACTTAAGAGGAATAGATTTCTGAAGAAGAAACGGAGAAACAATGTAATTTTCGTGGAGTTTCTGTACACATGATCTATATCTGACCATTGACTCGTTGGCGCGAACACCCATAACAAACGCCGTTCTGCCCTTTTTCCCCTGCATCGTGTAATAGTCAACAAGGTTCGGACATGGCTTAGAAGGATCCAAACCAAAATGCTCAGCCCTAATAGCCCACTCTGGCATCTCACGAACTAGACGACCATCTGCTTTCCGTTGCGGTGACCACAGCAAAACGTATTCGCGCCTGCCAAGAACCCAAATCTCTTGACCGGATGGCAGGCAGTACCACTCCATGTCAACCCAGTCATAGTTGCGAACCTTTTCAACGAACTTGATAACGGTTGGGCTCACCATTTCTTCGTCTCGGAAAATAACTTTCACTTTGCCAAGATTGCGCTCTTCATGTATTTCTTTAGCAAGATGAATAATGGCAGTGCTGTCCTTGCCACCAGAGAACTGGTAGCAGACTGTGTCAAAGGTGTCGTAAACATGGCGCAATCTTTCCCTCGCCGCGTCAACGCAGGAGGTATCAAGAAATAGTCGTTGCCGTGTCACTGTTGCTGTTTAATCTTCAAAGTCGCCAAATGCGTTATCTTCAGTGAGCCCTTCAAAGTCCCAACGACCATCCAAAGAGGCATACAAAGCCTCATCAATTTTCGTTGGCTCCATCTCAAACTCCTCCATCAGCGACCACCACTTTTGTATCGCCCTGCGGTAGAAATCGTCAGTGTTTTGAGACATATCACCGTTAGGCGAAAGAGCATCCATACGGCTTACTTCATCAAGTTTTGCCCGAACAAAGAAATTGAATCGCTCAATTTTTGATTTACGAGCACCAAAGTTTGCTGATGTTTCAGCGATTATTGCTGTACCTTCATCACCTAATTGCTCATATTCTTTGAGTTTGCTTTCCTCAAATTTGTTGATCTGTGTGATCTGATCATCAAGGTTTGATGCCAAATACTCTAAAGCCCTCTTCCATCTTTTGATGTTTTCGGGAAGTGCTAGATATTTCTTTTGTGCATCAGAAGATTTGTTTTTTACATCTTCGGCGACAAGTCGGGCGAATGCTTCATCGTTCATTTATTTTTTTTTGCTCCATGCAGGACATATAGGTTTAAAGTGGCACCATCCACACAACACGCCAACCTTGGTTTCAAAAACTTCAGTTTCGCATCTTGCATCTATGGCATTTCTTGTTTCAACTAACATTTCTGTAATTCTATTAATGTCTTCTTTTGTCGGATCCTTTTTGAGTCTAACGCTGTCCTTAATGTACAGCAACTCCAAAGTTCCGATTTCCTTGTCTTCAATTTCTGACAAAATTATTGCATAAATTAATAATTGGTCAAATTTGTCGTCCCTGAATCTTGGCTGTGGGACTTTTCCTGTTTTATAGTCACCTATGTTTATCTTGCCGTCGCCAATAGCCCAACGGTCAATGAAACCCTTGATCTTTACACCTTTGACCTCATGGTTGAGTTCGGTTTCAATTCCGTCAAACTCTATTAATTCAGGAGATTCCATCTTCATCAAGTTCTCTATGCAGTAGCGGGCACGAAGCCTAAATTCGCTAATGCTTTGAGCATCATTACGATAAATCTTGGTTACATCTTCAGCGTAGTCATCCCAAATTGAACGAAACAAAGTTCTTGCGTTCAGCAATGTTCTTTGACCTGCGTCTAAACGGTAAAACTCTTCCAAAATTGAGTGAACATAGTTCCCCAATATTGTGTGTTCTGTTGGGGGTTCTTTCAGTCCATCAATACGAGAGAACTTGTATTTTAAAGGACACTGATGAAAAGTCCCTATTGAACTCGGTGAGAGATATTCAGGAGCGTTAAGCACATCAGTCAATGTCTCTGCGCGGTGGCATATCAGGAGCCTTTTCCTTTTTCTTTGCTGGTGCTTCAACAAGAGTTGAACCCGCAAAACTGTAGGAAACCAATTCTGTGATCAGTGTGTCAAGTTCCTCATCAGTGAATTCTGAAGGCTTAGGAACAGGACGACCGCCACCATAGTTTGACCAAAATGTTTTGATCTTTGCTTTATTCTCTTCACTTGCTTCAAGCAATGATTTGAATTGCGCATATTTCGGTGAAACAACAGGAGCAGGAGGGGCAGGAGAAGCAGAGACGCTTGCGTCAATAGCCTGCTCAATCTCCATAGCCTCTTCGCTACGGGCAAGATATAAGCCAATACCCAATGTTTGAACAGCCTTTTTGAGGGCATCGGAAACAGCACCCTTGACTTCATCCCCGATGTCAACAGGATCACCCTGCTTGGACATCTTGATCTTCTGTCCGCCAACGCCTTCGCGTGTAATTGTCTTACCGTCAATTGTTGCCTGAACAGAAACATGAGCAACGATAGATGTCCCAAGTTGTTGCCAAGACTTAACAGTGAACGACCAGTTTTCAACACCAATGATTTTATTCATTCGCGTAATTACTTCACTGATTGGAATATAAATCAGGTTGGTGCCACCTTTGTTCAACCTGCGAACCATCTCTGGCGGGAAAGATTCTGCTAACTGTTGGTAAATCTCGCTCATGTTATTTTTCCTTCCGTACGATGATGCTTGTTTTTAGTTCTCCAACTTCGCAATATTGATCTGCGTTAATGCCAAGTTTGGATAGTTCTTTAACCCTCCAATATGAAGGTTGTACATATTCCAAGAGTTTCAATGCTATTTCTTCTGAGGTCATAATGACTTCACCCGTGTCCATGTCAACGGAAAGATCTCCTAGCCTGCGTAGCACTTCTGATGCAATATCTTCATGCTTCCAGCCTTTGCGGTCAAACGCGGACTTCTTTTCAATCACTTGCCCGTTTGAAGCGGAGTGTTCGGAAGCATCAATTTTGTCGGAAAACAGGTTGGAATACTGTGTAAACACTGACGAAATGTCACCTTTAATTGCATGCAGCAAAACTAATGTATCGCACCAAAGTTGTTCGTCATCTTGCTCCAAGTTTTCCAAAGCCTTATCGCTGATGGCAATAATTGACTTACGAAATTCCGTGAGAGCGACTAAGCGCTCAGAACTATTCCAAGAGTTTTCGGTCATACTAGGGAAGGGATTTTTGAGTCAAGAGACAAAGAGATACGAACTAGCGTTTCAATGCTCGGTGAGAAATGACCGTTTTCAATTCGGTTAATTGTTTTGCGGTCAACACCAGCAATTTCGGCTAATCCTTCTTGGCTTAAGTTTTGTTTAGTTCTAGTTGTGCGAATCCACTCAGAAAGTAATTCTCTGCTTTGGTTTGTAGCAGTCCGTAACTGTGTTTTTGTTGGCGATTTAAAAGCCTTTTTCATTTTTCCCCTTTTGGGCGATAGTGGTATATGTTTATTTCACACAATGATACTGGCTCTCTTGCGTTGAGGCAACCCCAAACCAGTTAAAAAAGTGAAAGCACCGACAGCGGAGTCAACTTGGTCATCATGGGTGCAAGCCTCTGGGAAAGACGATATTTCGTCCAACCAGTCTGTGATCCACTTCCCTCTTACGAGACGGACATTGCCGTTGGCGACAGCGGCGGCGAAAGGTCTTGCCCTTGTCTCCTTGTCGCCTGATGAGCGGATTCCTTGCAAGTCCCAACCCGGAACTACATATCGTGCATATTGGTCAATTAGTGCTTTCCCCGAGGAGCCCGGTTCCTGCTCCATTCGTATGGCTACCGTTTTCCCGTCTTCCTGAGCGGTCTGCGAAATCAGTGTTTCCACCTTGTCTGATTTAGCCCTAACTTTACGGACATCCATGATGTAGGAGATCCCTTGGTCAAATAACATAAGGGTTCCAACTGTCCAGTCGGGGTCAGTATTACCTGAGTGTGGTTCGGTCGCCGCCAAGTCCCAATACCTGACAGCGCGGGCTTGGGAGGTGATTTCGGGGACATCTGAGCCGTCAATTATTGGGAAGTCGGTTCTGTCAAACAATGTTCCAAGAGTGGTCGCCCACCAGTCACCCATCTCAAGGCGTCGCCTCTCAACAGGGTCAAGGACAGAAAGCGCCTGACGGTATGACTCAGCGTCAATACCCGGGTTATCTGTTAAAAATGATGGAACAAAAAATCTCTGCTCATTTTTACCCTCAACAATAAATCGTTGCCTAACCCAATTAGGGGCTGGGTTGGATGCTGATCTCATTCTGAGCGGAACCTTGGAAAGCGGACCCGAAGCAGGACGGCGCAAACGGGAGAACATATACCTGTAGTCACTTTCACGGATTTCCGTGACCTCATCCATGCCTATGAACTGAAACTCCGAACCCTTATATCTCAAATAATCGTTCGTATTATTGAGATAACCGAAGGAAACACGGGCACCAGAAGGGAAAGTAGCCACATAACTGTTCGCGTTCCAATGGACATCCTCATAGGACATAACCCAGTTACGGAAACGATCCATCAAAGCACCCGGCAAAGCCAAGTCGGCGTAGGTACGACGGAAAAGAATCGCAGAGTAGTTCGGAACATCAACATATTGCAATGCCGCCATCAGCAAGGCGCTACTTTTACCCCCACCAGCAGCCCCACCAAACAGACCCTCCAACGCATAACTACGCAAAAAAACTTTTTGAGTCAGAGAAGCCTCTTCAGGACAGAACAAAGATTCCTTCGGTTGGAGATACTCGTAGATTTTATTCCAGTCAGCCATTAGTCCTCGTAAAAATAGTTAGATACATACTGTAGTATTGCATAGGTCTTTCATTTGCTAAGGTGACGGTCTAAATGAACATTTTACGAAAATTACATTCTTTACTCACGCGCCGCAACCTTGCAAACTGTTTGATGGTTTTATTCGTCGCAGGAATTTCAATAGGTACGGGTCTCATTTTCCTACCAGCGGGCTTAATCGCCCTCGGAGTAACCTGCGGAATCTATGGTTACTTGTTGGGATCTGAATAATGGCTTGGAATAGCGAAAATAATAAAGATCTCAGAAACAGCGCCGAAAAGGCAATGTCTAACCCCGGTGCGCCTATTGCCTTTGACATGGGACGAGTTGGGAAACCATACAAAGATGGTTGGGACATTGATCGTGCATACCGAGAAGGAATGCAAAAAGTTACTTGGGTGTTCCGATGCATAGATGCAATCGCAGGAAACCAAGCACGACTCCCCGTCATACTTCGCAAAGGCAACGACCAGCGAGGCGAGCAAACCAAAGACAACAAGCCTCTACTAGAGATTTTTAACTCTAAATCAAATGACGGAGAAAATTCGTTTGCTTTCAGGTACCGAATTTCTGCGCAACTCTTGATGAGTACCAGAGGCGTATTCATTGAGAAAGTTCGTTCGCGAGACGGAAAAATAATCGCCCTACAACTTCTCCCGCCACAGTACACGGCACCGATTCCTGATTCAAAGAAGTTCGTGCAAGGTTTTGAAGTTGACATGCGCAACGGAACAAAGTTTGTTCTAAAGCCTGAAGACGTGTGTTGGATTCGCAGACCACATCCACTTGATCCATATCTGTCAATGACGCCAATGGAGTCCGCTGGTATCGCTATTGAATTAGAGAACCTGTCAAAACTTTATAACCGCAACTATCTCATCAACGACGGACGCCCGGGCGGTCTACTCGTTGTTAGAGGCGACATGGAAGATGATGACAAGCAAGAGTTGAAGAATAGGTTCCGTGGCAACATTTCGCGAACAGGATCAACAACAGTGATTGCTTCTGAGGCTGGTGTTGACTATGTGGACACATCTGCTTCACCACGAGATGCGGCTTACACACAGATGCGTGAAATTCAGAAAAATGAAATCTTCGCCGCCTTTGGTGTTCCTGAATCTGTAATCGGTAACGCTTCGGGAAGAACTTTCTCTAATGCTTCCGAAGAACTCCGTGTTTTTTGGATGGAGACAATGGCTCCACACCTTCACACATTGGCGCGAGCACTTGATGAACTTGACGATAAATACTATGTTGACTTTGACACCGAAGACATTCCAATTCTAATTCTTGCAAAACAAGAACGCGAACGATATGTGATGGACGAGTTCCAACAGGGTCTAATCAGTCTGAACGAGTACCGTACTGCTACTGGTCGCAAAAAAGTTGATTCTGAACTTGCTGACAGTTTGCTTTCCAACCCGAACCTCACGCCAATTGCGAACACGGAGAAGCCGTTTAAGCCCGAAGAACAACAGCCAGTTGACATGGCGGGTGTTGATCCAAACGCTGCGCCTCCGGGTCTACCTCCACAAGAAGGTGCGATGGAGATGCCTGTTCCTGCACCACCAACACCAGTTCCAGCGCCTGACATGCCTGCTCAAGCAACGGAAACAGCATCACTCACTCCTGATCAGCAACTATCTGAATTTGAGAAGATTCAGCATGAAATGCAACTGAAGTTTGTGCAAGAACTAGAAACAAAAGCCGACACAGACACAGAGCGATGGACGGAAATACTTGACCGTGCCCTTGAGAGAATCTTTGAACGCCAACAGCGAGTCGTTTTGGAGAAGGCTTTTGGCAAACGAGGAATCAAGTCAATATCTAGCGGTGTGCTAACAGTTGACATGATTTTTGATCGCGAGATTTGGGACAAGCAACTAGCAGAAGATCTAGAGCCAATCATTTTGGCTATCTACACTGATGCCAAAGAGTATGTCGCTTCACGCACTAGTAGCAATGTAGTGATGGAGCCACAAGAGGTTGAGAAACTTGCTCAGCAACAAATAGAGCGTATGCAACAGGCAAACACCACAACGGCAGAAGAAATTTCAGCAGCGATAGCCATTGCGCTGATGGAAGAAGATGAAGAAGAGCGTTCGGTGCTTTTGCGCTTGGCTTTGATCGCCATTTTCTTGAAACTAATTTCCAAGCGTCGCAGGGATATTGCTGAACATGAGGCTCAGGCTTCATACAACGGCGGTGTCTTCTTGGCTGGCAAAGAAAACAATGTTGGTATGACAAAAACCTGGATCACCCGTAAGGACTCGCGTGTGCGTAATGCACATAAATTCCTTGAAGGCAAAACCGTTGAGTTTGGTGACGGGTTCATCGTTGATGGTCTTGCATTGCGCTTTCCCGGTGATCCAGTTGCTCCGCCTGCATTGACTTTCAATTGTCGTTGTCGTTTGCGTTTTGGTTTCACTGAATAGTATTTTCAGTAAAACACAGGGGTTATACTTAAAGTGTTCCCGTTTTGGGACTCCAAATAGTTTATTGTTTAATAAACAACTTTTAATTGGAGAACCATGTCTACGACGATGACCGAAACACAGCAATACAAGGCGCTACAAGGTCAGTTCAACATTGACGAAGCGCAAGGCGTAGTTGAATGTTTCGTTGCAGGAATCGGCAACAAGGACAGTGTCGGCGACATCATCGTTCCGGGCGCTTTCACAGACAGCCTTAAGAGGCGCAAACCCCGTGTTGTTTGGGGTCACAACTGGAATGAGCCAATTGGCAAAGTTCTTGAAATGTACGAAGTTCCACCATCGGATCCACGACTTCCAATGAAGATGCGTGCCGCTGGTATTGGCGGTCTATACGCCAAAGTTCAGTTCAATCTGAAATCAGAACGCGGTCGTCAGGCTTTTGCCGATGTTGCTTTCTTCGGAGAAGAGCAAGAGTGGTCAATTGGCTACAAAACCCTTGATGCCGATTTTGACCCACAGCGCCAAGCAAACGTATTGAAGAAGGTAGAACTATACGAAGCAAGCCCTGTTCTTCATGGCGCAAACCAACTTACGGGAACGATTTCCATCAAGTCGTTTGAAGGCAACGACGAAAAAGGTTACATGCGAGAAGAAAATGGCAACATTACTGAAGCGGGTCGTTCGCTTCTTGCACGCTTCATGGCAAGCAATATGCAACGCAACAAGCCACAAGTAGAAGCAAAGCCAGAACAAGACGATGACGCAATTGATGCACCTATGCCAAACCGCAGTCGTGAAGCCAACCTCCCACTTGCATTAGCGAAGAAGTTTGGTGGCGCAGTACGGATTCGTGAATCAGATGCAAATAGCGCGATATTTGACCACCGTGTAGAAGGTCAAGGCATCATCACGATGCGCGTTTCGTATCATTACGAAGATGGACAATTTATGATCGGCGAAGCCACAAGGGTCAAGCCACAGGTTGTTTACATCAATGTTGATGGAGACAAGCCAAGCGGTTCTGACGCTGAGCGCAGGTACGAAGACCGATACAACCTTGATGCAGATCCACAGGTACCAGCAGGCGTAAAACCAAAGTCACCTGAAAAGGCTGACCCACTTGGCGGTATCATTCCTCAAGAAATTGTTACTGCCCGTACCCGTGGATACGGTCCTCGTCGTGGAAACCTTGAAAAACTGCTCCGCTACTGGCGCCCAATCATGCGCAAGCCGGGCGGATTCCGCCGTTGCCGTGTGATTCTCGCCAACCACCCTGAACTTTACCCGTTGAGTAATATTTGCGCTTGGCTTCACCATGAAACAACTGGTCTCTGGCCGAACGAAGGATGCCATCATCCGGGCATGAAGAACTGTCGTGGCAAACTACGCAAGTTGAACTGGGACGACGACGAATTCAATAACCGTCTTAGGGGAGTACTCAAGCCCGGCAAATCGCTTGAAACCATGACTGAAGAAGAAATCAAGTCAATATTTGACTTCCTTGACTCTGAGGAAAAGGGTTACGAAATGATGGAGGCTATGGCTGACCGTTTGGCTGAATCAGATGAAACAGAAGAAACCATGAAAATGGAAGATGTTGAGTTTGAGAACGAAGACGAGGGCAACGAAAAGGCTTATGAGGCTCTGAAGCAATTCATGAATGATGAGCCTGACTTCATCAACTACATGGCAGATAAGAAAAACTGGGTCATGGAAGGCGATGACGATAACGGCGGAGTTATGGAAATGCCTTACTACAAAGACTCTGACGACGATGATGACTGTGGTTGCGGTGGCGGAGGCAAAGACCCTAAGCAGATGATGGGCATGCTGATGGCGGCTATTGCTGAACTCATGGGCAAAGACGCCGATGAAGACATTGAAGTCAAAGCAGGACGGGTTATCAGTTCACGGAATATGACAAAACTACAGAACGCTTTCAACCTTCTCAAGGAAGTGTTGAGTTCAGGTGGTGTGGCTTCAGAGATTGAGGCTAAGTCATTGTCCTTGGATGAGAAAGAAACTCTCATGGTTTCTTCTGCTGAACGATCACTGTACGAAGTCAAAGAACTTTTGGATCCAATTCTGGATTATTATCAAATCAAATCAGAAGTCACCGAGGACGGAGTGATGGTTGAGATTGATGGTGTAGAGGACGAAGCATTTGATGCGTTGCTCAACATCATGGACTCAATGTAAATAAAAAAACGGTTTTTAAGACTGTTCCATTTGTAACAAAAACAAAACACTAATATGGGTTATACTTCAATAACAGGTTTACCACAAAAAACAGCAAAATATCAGTGTCTGATGTCAGGCGATAAACGCTTGACGCCATGCTCTGTTTGCTCTAATCCAACAAAGTGTATTGCAAAAACAATGCACTACAAGGAGTCCACGAACATGGCTAGCGAAACACCAACAGTAAAACTTCTTGCAGACGGCGGAATTGAATGCGCCAAAGGTTTGGAGTTAACAGAATGTGGCTACAAGCCCGGCGCAAAAGTTTGTGGCAAGTGTGGAGCGAAGGCTGTCACGCAAACGGAAGAAGCCGTACCTGCTGACGCAGCACCAGAAGTAGCAACCGAAAAATCTGAGTGGGTTACCGCTTCAGACGAAAAGGGAGCAAAGATGGAAGAAGATCTCGCAATGATGGAAGAGGGAATGACCCCTGCTCCTGCAAAAAAGAAAAAGAAGCCTACTGAAGTCGTGGATATGGAAGAAGAAGACGACGAAGAAGACATGCCTGAAGATCTTGATGATGAAGAAGAGAAGATGTACAGCGAGATTGAAAAGATGATGGAGCAACGCAAGAAGGCTCGCGCTAAGCGCATGGAAACAATGGGTGTCAAGTCTGCTGACTACGACGATCTTGCTTTTGTTTGCGCCATTGAGCGTCGCGTCTATGCGGGTGGTTCAGAAATCTGTGCATCATGCCCAGGTGGATGTGAACAACAAGACACAATGCCAAGTCTTCTTGAAATTGAAGGAATGGCAGAGAGCATGTTCGCAGGAAAAGTTCTTGACTCTGGCTACGCGGACGAAGTTGATGTTTTTGTTGTTGATGTTCAACGCAAAGATGGAAAGCCAGTTGAGGCTTACTTTGACGGTTCGTCAGGCGAGTGCATGGGCTGGCACCTTTTGAATGAAGATTTGATCGGTGAAGTAGCAACCGTACCCGGACAAAAAGTAATCTCGTTCAGTGAGGCTTCAGATATTGCAACCAAGTCAATTGAAGGCGAAGTTGTTTCTGTAGACGCAGATATGTTTGATGGTTACGACGCTTACGCTGTAGAAATTGAAGGCGTAGACGGAAAGTCATACGATGTTTATGTTGGTGTTGACGGTGAAATCCTCGGATTTGATGAATACGATCCTGAAGAAGCCGCAGACATTGATGCAGAAGTAGCCGATGTTGCCCTTAAGGCAATGTACAGCGAAGATGAGCGTGACGAAATGGCTAAGGGCGGAATGGCTTTGCCAGACGGCTCATACCCAATCAAGGACGAAGAAGACTTGAAGAACGCAATCATGTCTTACGGTCGCGCAAAAGATAAAGAAAAAGCAAAAGCACACATCAAGAAGCGTGCAATGGAACTTGACAAAGAAGACATGATTCCTGCCGAATGGTCGGAAGAAAAGACTCTTTTGGATGACGAAGCGAAAGAGTTCCTAAGCAGTTTGATGGAACTTGAAATGCTTGAAATTGAAACAGGTCTTGGCGACATTTAATGAAAAAAGAAAACCAACCTTTTGACTCAGTGAACACTTCTGGTCTTGCTTTTGACACAAAACAAGAACAAGTGCCCGTAGTTGAGACGCCTGAAGTTCAGATTTCTGTTGTTGAGGTTGAAGTCAAAGAGGAAGTAGTTGTCGTTGAAGAAGCAGTGTTGGAAGTTGAAACACCTGCATCAGTAGAGATCAGCGTTGATGAACCTGTTGAGGATGCACAAGAAACCAAAGTGGAAACGAAAAAGCCTTCTAAGAAAAAAGATGCAGAGGATGATGATGTTGTTCCACTTTCTTTCTTTAACAAAGCGTCAGAATCTAGCGACAAATAGTTGGTTGAGGCGATGATTAAATCGTCTCGCGCTTTTGACGCAAACGAGAGAGTTGCAGAATACCGCAAATCTGTTGCTGCTGTTCAAGAGAATGTTTTGCTGTTCAAAGGTTTCCTTGGACCTACTGTAAAAGACCGACCAGAGTTAACCTCTGTTGGTCATAGAGCGGCGCGTGCTGCGGGGGTGATAGTTGATTCTTTGGGTAAGTTGCGATGCCCACCCGGTACACCTAACGCAAATCAGTTCACCGACATGCAGATGTCCAACTGCCTCACCCCTTCTGCTGAATCAGCAGCACGCGGGGCGGCTTCCATGGCTGGAAAATTGATTGATGGCGCTCGGGTAATTTTCAAATCTGAAAAAGTAAAAAATGGTTCAAAAGCAGCGGCGATGATTGCCCTGCAAACAATGGATTACATGTACGCAGATGGTTCAGATTCAATGACACAATCTACGCTTTTCGGTATGGTTTTATTGAAGTCTGGCGGTGCGCAACTATTGGACTTTGCTACTGACTCGCTTCATAGGCGCGGGAAAATATCTGACAAGAAAAAAGAACAGTTGGAAGCAGTAGCGGGGAAGATTAAACGAGACGCCACCGTTGATGCAAAGAATTTCCTCTTAGCGACATTAAAGCGTCGCAAAGATAAAAAAGACGATCCAAAGGCTGATCCACCCGTGGTCAAATCCCCTAGCGGGTTCAAGAAAGGCAACAGCGCTATTGCCAAGGCTAAAGACTTTGACCCACAAATTGGTGTTGCTGATGCCAACGGTAGGAACATTGCCCGTGATTTACCTAGCGTGGATAAAAACATTGATACTGGTGAAAAGGCTTCACAACATATCGCTAATGGCGGGAAACTGAACGAAATCAGCGACACTCTGGTTCTTGACGCAATCCTAGAAAATATTGATGTTTACGACGAGGATGGGAACATTGCGGAACTGAAGAGGTTTGAACTTATTGGCACTGGTGGGGGAGTGGTTGGAATGAACCGCTTGCGTGATAGAACTACAGGTCAAATGTTGGGCGTTAAATACGCTTCACGCACACAACTTTGGGATAAAAAATCCCCGTTAAGCAATGCCCCTCTGACCAAGGGAGGAGCATCCCGATGGTATGAGCCAGCGAGCGAAGTTCTTGCTGTTTCCATGACAGAAGACTTTGGGTATCCATCTTCATCTTTGCGAGTTGTTCAAGCATCCCCGACACAGGCAGCCATGGGAGTAGTAACCGATTTGGTTCACAACTCATATGAGGGACAAATACTCTCTGCCACCCCTGAAACATTGGCAAAGGTGGACAGTCGCAAACTACTCCATATGCAAATCATGGATATTGCTATGGCTAATGGTGACAGGCATAGCGGAAACATCCTTTTTGCTGAAAACTCTGATGGTGTGGACGCAGTCCCCATTGACCATAGTTTTATTCTCAACGTTTTTGATTTCAGCGAAACAGCAGAAAAGTTTGCTGGCGGTCTTCAATATGGTTATCTTGGTCAAGAACTGAATAGTCGCCACGGTGGGACAGTTGAGAAGCATGCAAAACTGGTTGAGGATGCTGAAAAAGTTCTCCAAGATATAAAGAAAATTGACGCAGATTCATTGGAAAATCGTCTCTTGAGTCAACTTGACGAGATGCTGAAAGATCGTAATTTGATAGGAGAATGGGCGATGTCTCCCGAAAAGTTGAAAGAAATGGAAAAGATGCAGGCAGACATCGGAAAGGCGTCGTCACGCTTAAGAGAGATGCAAGCAATGACCCCAAAACAATTGGCAGACCTTGTTGTAAAACCACCAAAACTCAAGGCTGACTCAGCGTTGGAAGATATAGTCGCGAGTGTTGTATGAGATACGCCCTAGTTACCCCGAGTGCCGATGTTTCAGGTATCCCATATGTTCTTCTTGAGGGGGATTACGGCATTTTTGGTGTGGTAGCCCCTGACCCGAAGTTCGCATCAAGTTTGACAAACGAATTGTTTCTGTCCCAAAGGGACACTATTGAAAAAGCAACCTCGGGAATGTCGTATCATAGTGTTAGTACTAATGTGCTGGATGAAAAAAATATTACACTTTTAAGGCAGTTGGCTAAAAAGTGGAAGACAACCTTGCCCGCAGAAATAGCGGAACCTGAAGAACCGAAAGAATCGGCAAAAAATGAGTAGTTATCTCAACCAAGACTTTGAGTATTTTGCGAGAAAACTCCGTATGTCTATGCGTATGAAAACTGCTATGAAACGGACGAATATTGTCTCTGGTGAGGAAATTTATTTTAACCCTGATAATGCAAAAACAAAATTCCTTTTCACTAAAGGATCAGATGTTCGTAAAACTCCGCTTGACGGAAGTAGGGCTCTTCTAAACTTTAAAGCAAAACTTTACCTAAAGTCTCGTACATCAAAACTAGGTGCAGAAACCTTTATCGGTGATGAATCCAAGCGCGGTGGATTAGGGAAATGGTTTGAAGAAGAATGGGTTGATATTTCACGCCCGAAAAAAGGTGGCGGATTTGAGTCATGTGGTCGCGGAGACGCAGATTCAGGTAAATACCCTAAGTGTGTAAAGAAATCTACAGCGATGAGAATGTCCGCAGAAGAAATTGATTCCGCTGTTCGCAGAAAGCGTCGTGCAGAAACAGCGGGTAACCGAGAAGAAAACAAGCCGATCAATGTGTCCACATTCAAATCTGATGAGACCACATTAAAAGGTGCGAATATCCCAACGGACAAAGAACTTTATGCGCGAGTAAAAGCCGAAGCAAAAAAGAAATTCAATGTATACCCTTCTGCTTACGCTAACGCTTGGCTTGTTCGCGAATACAAGAAGCGTGGCGGTGGATACCGTGTTGAAAAAGATGACGCTGAAGACATGGAAATCAAAGCAGGTCTTGTTGGTTCTTCAAGTGGACTTGGTAGAGCGGCTCAGGCAGTTGGTTCTGTAGTAACACCGGGCAACATATCCCCATTCAGCGCACCTATTCGCTCAAGACTTTATGGCGCACTTATTCCCGGCGGTGGCGGTGGGGCGCTCAGCAGGCTCAAGCCTAATCGCAGGCGTCAAGCACGATGCCCTGCCGGTTTTGAATTTGGTGGTCGTTTCACGGACAATCGTTTCTCCACTTGTGGTGCGCAGTTGTTTGAAATACCAGGTCCGCTAGAACTCATAAGGCGAGCAATGCGCCCGACAGCATCACCAAAACTTCCACAAGCGCGAGCAGAGAATCTGTCCGAAGTATTAGAAGGTTCACCGACAGCAGCGCGAACAATTCAAATTCAGCGCATGGCACAGATACCACGAACAGGTGCATTCCAAAAAGATAAATTCAACCGTTCAGTATCGGATTCAATCAACTTGCTTAAAGGCGCACCAAAAGGTGAAGGCAGAATGATCCGCAGAGACGGAGTGGTTTTGCGTCCTGTTGTTGCTTCATCTGTTCTTCGTTCTTTTAGCGAGAACCCTGACATGGTTGACGGCGCAATGGTTCGCGCCATTCAACTACCTGCTGATATAGGAGCAGATGATCTGGCACTATTGGGTGGTCCTTCAATGAGTAAAATTGCGTTTGTTGCACCAAACGGTGTAGTGGTAAGTATTGAGCGTTCACGACCATTTACGATTGGCGAGAAGCGCAAGTTCCCACGAATGATTAACTCTCTTGCAGAATCAAGCACAAAAGATAACATTATTTCAAATATTGAGAATTTTGCCAAAAACTCAGAAGGTGCATTTAAGTTTATCACCGATACAGGAAATGTTCCTAAGCCGTTGGAACTTGTTACTTACACAGGTCTTGACGGTATTGAAAGAACAGCACCTCGTTGGCAGTACGAAACCTTCATTAAGCCAGACTTGGTCAGCGCAAAGAAGAAAAAATAAATGCTCAAGAATGAAGTGAATTACAAGGCGCTCGCGTTTCTCGCTGAGCAAACTGCAAGTACTTTTAATTATGATGTTAAAGGCGCTCGTGCGCTTTGGGATCCAAGTTTGTCTATTCCGGGCACGAATCGTCGTGGCGGTTGGCGTTGCCCTGTTGGCACAAGATACGGCGGTCAAATTACAGACCGTTATGGACGGTCTTGCGGGTGGGGTGTTGCTCGGAGAATCGCAAACCAGATAGCAGATATTGGTGAACGGCTAGAGAATGTTGACGACCGTAAACGAAATGCTCGTTTGGCAAAACGGAATGCGCGTGTGCAACGGTTTTTGGCTCGTCAAGATAAACCCGGCTTACTTGAGCGTGGCGCTCGCGGTTTGGCAGACGCGTTAGATGGTGGAGCAACTGGAAAACCAGTAACTACTCCACGCGCTCCTGCTCGTCCACGAATCGCTGTTCAAAATCCTGCACGCATAGAACCTCCTGCTCGTCCAAGAATCCCTGTTGGCGGAGATGCTGAACAACCAGCAAGAGAACCAGCACGGGCACCTCGGAGAAGAGGAAATCTCCGTGAATCAGAAGCACGAAGAATGGACAGAGAAATAGTTCAACCCGGCGCACCACGCACAGGTGAACCACCCGCACCAAATGCTCCACGACGACGCCGACGAAACGCTACACAACAAGGCGCAAAAAGAACTGTTAGAAGAAAACCTGAAGCAGATTTTGTTGACGGTTCAAAACCTGTACCGACAAAGGTGCCACGCAGAAAACCCGCACCAAAACCACCAGAACGACCAGCGGAACAATCATCACCAATTCCACCACCACCCGCATGGAACCCAACAGCAGACGAGTTGGGAGGGAGCATACCGGACGATCGTTCTATCCGTAATGTTGTTAACCGATTTGGCGATCTTCGCGGATTACCCGAAGATGCGTATTGGCGTAAACCAGACTTCCCTGAAGGCGAAGAAAAAGCCGAACTAGAGAGAAGGTTTGGTCGGTATTACGATGACAACAATAAGCGTAATGCTCGTGGCAATTTTGTTAACCAACAAATATTTGGGCAACAAGCAGGAGCGCCACAGCCTGAACCTGAAGCACCTGCACGACGAGCAGGTCCACCGCCACTGCCAGCAAGAGACATAAACCCTCGCAGGGAGTTTGACCAGCAAAGAGACGAGGCTTTAGTCAAAGCAGTAGAAGGGGAAATTGAAAGATACAAGCCGAACGCTTACAATAATTTGCGCAACATGTCCAAAGAAGAAGTTTTGGGAAAGAAAATTAGAGATCAAGAACTTCTCAAAGAGGCTCAAGCAGGATTTGATAGAGCCTTTGAAGACTGGCAGAGTAAAAAGAATGGTAGCGAACGAGAAAGAGACGAAGCCAGAGATAATTTATTGCGAATGTGGGGACAAAAAGAAAAAATAAAAGACGGAGTTTCCGCTGCCGAATTAAGACTTGCTGAAATTGATGCTGCTATTGAATTTAGGCAACGAAATCAAGTTGTTGTACCAAATAATAATGTCAACGACCAGAACGCTCCACGCGTACAGTCACCAGCGCAACCACCACAACGACCAGCAGACATACCAGAACCAGAAGGTGGATGGGATGTCTCACCACCAAAAGCAAAAGATGGTCATGCACCAGAAAAACTGAACAAATTAGGTGAAGACGGTTTGCCTGATGTGAAAAGCGTTCCATTGGGGAACAAAGGTATGGATACCAAGGAGCAAGCAATTGACCACCTAGAAAAAGGTGGAGATTTGGCTGATGTCCCTGATGAGTTATTGGGTGAAGCACTACACGGTGCAACAACAAGATTCTCTAAATCAGATGCTGGTGGTGGTGTTAACGGCAACATTCCCAACAATATGCATATGTTTACCGACGCCATCACTGGGAACAAGTTTTTCTTAAAATACCAAAGTGGTGCCCATGCAGAAAACGAAGACATTCATGAAGTGATCGGCAATAATCTTGCTGGTAGACTTGGCATGCCTGTCGGTGGTGTGCGAATGGATGGGAAACAAAAAGGTGGACCGGGTGCCCCTAACAGCGCTGGTAGGGCTATTGTTTATGAACACGCAGGGAACTACGTTGATGGGGTGCTGACAGACGGAAGAAATCAAGTAGCCGTGTCGCAAATAAAACCTGCCGATCGTGTTAGAGCGACACTTTTGGACTACATCATGGTCAACAGAGACCGCCATGGAGGGAACTTCTTTGTAGCGACTGACTCCAGTGGTAAGAAGCGGTTCGTCCCAATTGATCCTTCTCTTGGGTTTGATGTCAACTGGGGTGGGCGGGCTCACGAAAATTATGATGGCAACGACGAAGGATTACGAGGCTTTTTAGGCAACGATGTTGGTGGTAGAAGAAACGAGATGCTTGCAACATTGAGACAGCAATTCAAAGATAGGCAAATAAGTCGGCGCGAGATACTCTTAGCCGTTGAAGAGGTTCAGAAGTCCATCCGTGAGGCAGAGCGTAAAAACCCGTATATGAATGTTGTTGAAGATGTACTGAAAGCCGGTGGGGATGGAACCGCTAACCCTAGGGGTGGGGATCAGGCTCTTTTGAGGGTTGGCGTAAAACCGCAAAGAAAAATGAAATATATAACAGATGTTGACCCCGGCAGACTTGCTGATTTGATTATAGGATCATAGGAACCATGAGAGCAGCGATCATCACCTCCAAAGACCCACTAGTTCAGGTGGATCCACTCGTCATAGTTGAGGACGATAAAGGGATTATTAAGTATTACTCAAAGGATAAAGATTCAGACAAAAAGGACAATGAACACTTTTTGGCGGTCAAGAAAGGCTCGTCGGATAGGGCTGACCTTGAGAGTATGTTGCATGGGTACTCATACCGTCATGCAGAAATACTTGAGTACAAGGGTTCAAATAAGGATAAAATTAATAATTTCCTAGTTGCCTTGGGTCACAAAAAATTAGATAACAAATAATATATTGACATCAACCTAAAATTAATATCACCCACTTAGTGATACCATTTTACGGTAGCGATAATGCAACCTCAAGATTTGCATGGCTTGCTGAATATCTTCACGAATGTGGAAAGTAAACAATGAACCTAGTTTTCATTATCAAAAATCGCGACAACACACCATTTATGGTCGTCTCAACGACCCCTGAAGGATCCACCTTCAAGCCAATGACCGAAGCCGCTAAAGAAGTTGCCACATTTCTCCGTCAAGAATATGGCAAAACACCTATAACAAAACCTGAACTAGTTCAAACAATGGACTCATCAAAAATTATTGAAGGTCCAAGCCCATCAGGATCAGCGATAGAGAAAAAGGTTGCAAACCTTGCATTCCTTAAACCGGAAATTGTAGAAACCAAAAACCTTCCTGTTCTTTCAATATCTGAGGTTTTACTTTCTGAGTTTTCAAACGAAGAATTCCAAAATGTTCTGAGTTTCAAGGCTTCATCATTTATCTCTGACCAAACCCAATCATCTTTCAACTTTGAAATCAAAGGTGTGCGAGCAATTTGGGATCCGAGTCTTTCTATTCCCGGCACGAATCGTCGTGGTGGTTTCCGATGCCCTGTAGGGACACGATATGGCGGACAGATCACCGATCGTTTTGGTCGTTCGTGCGGTTGGGGCGTAGCGCGTCGCATCGCCAACCAAATCGCCGACATCGGTGAACGCTTAGAACAACGAGACGACGACAAACGAAAGCGTCGCCTTGACCGTCGTAACGCACGAATGATTAGACGGCTTGGTGGAGTTCCTGAGACTGGTCGCGTTGAAGGTGGATTGCGCGGTATTGCTGATCGTCTTGAAGGTGGTGCTAAACCGCGACAGCGAAGAGGCGGTCCTGGTTTTGCTGAACTTGGCAACCGCATAGCAGATGACCTGCGACCCGGAAGTGTTTTAGACAGAGTTGTTAACGGAAATGGTGGTCGCGAAAGAAGCGAAGATGTACTACCTGAAGCAGGTGCACCATCGGCTCGTAGACCACAAAACAGGAGACGCGATGTTATTCCTGAAACAGCGCCAACGCCTGCGTCAACACCTCGTCCTGCACGCCGACCAGCGCCAGCAGGACAAAGACGACCACAGCCACGCCCACGCGTTGCACCACAAGCAGAAAACGTTGATGTACTCACAGCACGCGAAGCATCAGACGCAAGTGCAACCGAAGGTTTCAGCCCGTATGTATTAAGAAAATACGATGAATACGCTAAGCGTGTTCGTGAGATTCGCGCAGGTGGTGGAAACGCAGGAATGCTGACACGGCGTGAATGGTATGCAATCAACAAACCTAATCTTCGTGACGCTTGGAAAGATGCTCACGGTCGTAGTGCACCACAAGATTTTGAACCGCCAACACCACAGGCTCGTCGCCCACGGAATAATCGTGGTCGTCGCAAGAAGGCAACAACAGCAGGTGCCGCTCGTAGCGCTACACGCAAACCAACCGCCGATGATGTTCCAGAGCCAGCACCAGCGCGACCTGTGAGACCAGCACGTCCTGCTCAACAACAGGGACAAGCACCTAATAATCAACCACTGAACAATTTGGAAAAGTTGAATTTAAATTCAAATTGGGTTCTTAACACAGATAAAACTATGTGGACACGAAATGGTTACACGCTTACTCCAGAGTTTGACGGTAATGGAAAATTAACAAAATTTACTCTACGCGAACCAGATGGGAACTCTTACGAACAGGGCTATGGCGGTCGCCATACGGTAAGTGACTACAACAACTTCGCAGAATTTATTTATGCTGCTGCTGGCGGTCCTTCAGGGGAATTCCCAGCGACAGAAGACAATTCACCAACGACACCTAAACCACCTACTGCACCAAGAGCAGCGGCTCAAGGACAAAAGAAATCACCATTCCGTAAGTTTGCAAGATCAAAAAATGCTCATGGTAAGTTAAAGATAGACAGAAGGAACTCCCCTATCGGAAAGTTTGTTTCCGAAGAAGACCGAACAATTAATACGGAACAAAAAGCAATTGACCATATAAAAAATGGTGGAGACATACAAAAAGTTCCAGCAAAATTCATGCACATTGCCATAGAGGCAAACGCTTCATCAGACCCACGAGACACAAATAAGCGTTTCAAAAAAGTACAACCCAACGGTGGCGCTGTAGGTGTAACTAAAATTTACTTTTTGCGTGATGAAAATGGAAATCCGACTAATCAGGGATGGGTTTTCAAGGCTGCAAAACCTGCCGACAATGTCGGCGAACTCATTGGATGGAACTACTTGGCTGCTGTAGGGATCTTGGAAGACGGAGCAATTCAAGACGGTAAACTTGAAGCAGATGTACGAAAGCCTCTTGGAACAGTCCGAAAAGGAACCCCTTACATCATGATCCCTCTGGCACACAACGACGTGCCTGAAGGGGCAGTAATCGGCGGTGCTGCTGGTGGGTACGATTTCAACAAAGGAGCCCTGAACGCTCTTCCAGATAAAGGTCTTCCTGAAAGATTGTCCAATGTTCTAGCCAACTATATTCTTGGTGTTAGCGACCGCCACGGAGGCAACGGTATGGGTCGTGTAGTGGAATTACCAGACGGCAAGAAATTAGCGCATGTCGTTCCGATGGACTTGGGTTGGGCTGGAAGGGCACACGGAGGGCTGTTTGATCGTTACCAACGGGGTTTCTCAATGGATCAGGACATTCTTGCCACAATGCGCACCGCACTACCCGCTATGTCAGACGCGCAAAGGCGTGAAACTTATGCGCGAATTCAAGAAGTGTACAGACAGGTTGTTGTGCAAACAGAAAAAACACTTGCTGTCGGTCGTGAACAATTCATAACAGACGCATTGCAGAAAGTAAGTAAGACTGACTCAAATAAAGCCCGAGCAGGAGCACTTTATGATGGCATGGTACGAAGTCTTGCAAACCTTCGCAACGCCGAAAATGAGATAGTCAATATAATTCCAAGTAACCAAAGGTGATCATGAAAGAGTTTTTTATAGGTCAATTCATGGATCCATTTACAAACAAGGTAAATGGGTCTTGCGCTGGAAAAAATATTGATGGACTTGTAGAAATACACGCTTCCGATAAAGAACTTGTTGATCAACTTATTGAAATTCTTTCAGAATCGTCGGCACGAAACGAGATCCCTTTAGAGGGAAGCGGAATGGAATATATTCTTTACCGTCTTAATTCAATGTCCGCACAATACAGTTCTGATGGGCAAGTAACTGAAGAAATGTATAAAAATCAAATTAAATCTCTTCCAAATAAAAAAAGTTTTAAGGCTTAAACCATGCTTCAGAATATCGCCGACTTTAAGGCAAAATCTTTTCTTAGCGAACGGAACACGTCAACTATTGCTTATGAAGTCAAGGCTGTTCGCGCCATGTGGGATCCAAGTCTTTCTATACCCGGCACCAACCGTCGTGGAGGCTGGCGCTGTCCAACGGGGACACGGTATGGCGGACAGATAACCGATCGCTTTGGTCGGTCTTGCGGTTGGGGTGTCGCACGACGCATCGCTAATCAAATATCAGATATTGGTCAACGCTTAGAGAATGTTGATGATGCTCGCCGTGGTCGTCGTATTGCTCGTCGTGAACGACGAATACTTGCAAGACTTAATCCTCAAAGCGGTGGCGCAGGTCGCCTAGAGCGAGGTTTGCGTGGTGTTGCAGACAGATTAGAAGTTTCCGATACCCCAAGTCCTCGTGGTGCCCGTAGGCGAACTGTTGTTACCCGACAACCATCCGTTGATGCACCTGCCACTCCAAGAGAGTTAACCCCTACTCCACCTGCTCCTCGTGCACCACAGAGAAGGCGTGCGCCAAATGTTAGAGAATCAGAACAACGACGCATGGATCGTGAGATTGAACAACCCGGTGCACCTCGTACTGGTGAAGCACCTGCTCGTCGCCGTCGTCGTGCAGTTGTTGAAGCAACAAACAAGCCTAAAGCACCAAGACAACAAGCACAAAACATTGTTGAAAAACCAGTTGTAGAACCAAAGGTGGTTAAACCTCGTCGCCCTAGAAAGAAACCCGAAGGCGACATTGGTGCGATGCTTGATGCCGAATCAGAACAAAGACGAGTTCCGCGACCTGCTCCACGCGGAGAAAGCGACAATGCCGCTCGTTCCGAAGAGGTTAGGGCAGAGGCTGCTCGCCCCAAAAAAATAAGGCACATGAACTTGAATAATGTGCTAAATGATGAAACTTTTGTTGAACGAATCAACAGAGATGTATTGAACGCACGTTTAAGAATAATAAACGATCCAATTAACTTCCCTGATATAAATCAAACAGATCAGAACCCAAGGTCAAACGCTCTAAACCTTGCAAAAAGAAATATTTTGATACATCAAGCACAACTTGATCGCATACAGCAAGCACAGAATAGGGGTGATTTGAGTCCCCTTGATGTTGTTTCTGGTGCAAACGAACAAATGAATGTGCGTGAATTAAAAGAAGAACTCAATGACGTTATCAATGCTTGGAAAGAAGTAGAGAAACACAATAAACTGCCTTCCGACAGAAGAGAAACACCTGCCCCGAAACCGTCAAGCGTGCCAAACCCAATTGACGAACCTTTCAATGCTCCGACAAGACGCGATGTTAGGGATGTGCCAGATGAACTAAAGCATGTTGCCCCCAAGATGGAAGCGGCGAAATTCAAAAAAGAAGATGAAGATCTTATTGAAGAAGTATTACTTCAAATGCGAGATCCAAAACTTTTGGGACAACTTGGCTTAGCAGCCGATCAAGCACTGTTTAACCAAAATGAAGGTCGCCAACTTGCGGTACGAAACTTCCAAAAAGAACTTTCAAGAGTTGCAGATTTACTGAGGGCAAATCCCAATGCTGATGTATCGGCTTTAGTTACCGAAGCGAAAAGAAAATATATTGGATATGTAAGACCGCAAGGTGGAGTTGCAGGTGCGCGAACCAAACTTGCGGAATTAGAAACACAACTCAGCGCAGAATTCAGACTTATGCGTTCACCTCTTGGCAATACTCCAGAAGTAAAAGAATTCAACCGTGTTGAAACAATGAAAAAAATTGCTCAACTGCAATCCGATATTGGAAAATATGAAGGTCATATTCAGTTGATAGAAGCATTAGGACCAGAAATACGGAAAGCATCAGAAAGAAGGAAACAAGGTTTTGTTTTCAACACAGATGCAACAAATATTCCTAGACCGCTTCCAGAAGATGTAGCGAAGAAGATCAATGATCAGGTGAACGAGGCGATTGAACGTCGTCAAGGAAAACTTGCTAAGTATCTTAAGCAACGGCACCCAAACGGTGGTGCACCATATGAAGACATGACACCCGTAAAATGGGGAAGACTCACTGCTCCGCAAAAGGCAGAGTACTTGAAACAGGCTTATTCTCACCAAAGAATTGAAGGTAAGAACGGGAAACTTTACCGTGCTACGGCAACAGTGTCTCCCCAAAATGGGTTTCAAGTTCAGGTTCAGTTTGACGAGATTAACGCAAATGGTGAAGTTATAAGAGCAAAAATCGCTACTTCGTCTCGGAGCGTAAGCGTGTCGCAGGGTATCGTAAGCCAAAATTCAATGTTTGTAACAAGCAAAATTGATAGGGGTGCTGATATTCAAACAATTTATAACCAACATGCGTTTCTCTATCTGAAGCAAATAGGTGTCACTAAAGCAAATGTGAACGCAGCCGATGATGGTCAGTATGTTTGGGCTCGTGTTGGATTCAAAAGAAACTATGGTTTGACCGATAGAGACCTACAAGTGCTTCAGTCGCCTCTCAAATTTTATGAGGATTTTGGTGCTGGCGGATTGATAAATAATGACGCAGAATATGCGCGAATCAAATCAATCCTTGCACAAGCAAGAGGTGGTAAGCAGTATCAGCATCAAGACATAATCTTTGCTTTGGATGATCCTACTGGTGACAGGGAAAAGATGGAATATGTGAAACAATGGTTTAAAGCAAATCTTGGATTTGGTGGTGGAACGCTATCTTTTGCTGAACAAAAAATTGGTCAGAAACTTCCCAAGAAAGCAAAAATTGCTCGCCCTAGAATACGAGTAGAACCACCAAGGTTGGCGTAATGAAACTCACAACAGAACAAAAAAACTCAATCAAAAATCAACTGCTAACGACAGTAAAGAACCCTGAAACACGTTCTAAAATTATTGCCATTGCCTACGGGTATGCAAACGAAAACGGAAAAGATGGCGACCTTGAGTCAATGGTCTCATATCTGATGAATAAAGAGAATGCGGACAAAATAGATGAACTATTTGATCAGTACGCGATGTCTATGGAATATGCTTCAGAGGTTGAAAAAATATCTAAAAAAGAAAAAGAATAATGTCTGAAGACGAGAAGAATAAAACAACGCGCGATCAGGCTCTTCGTGTTGCACGCATGCTTGGATGCCAAGGCGTATACGAAGACGGTAAAGGCTGGATGCCTTGCGCCTCGCGTGAAGAATATGAAGCAATCAAAAAAGGTAAAGACGAATACCTGAAAGTTCGTGCTTCCAAAAAGAAGAAGCCGTTGCCCAAAATGGTTCAAAGGACAAAGCGTTTAGAAACAAAGTCTGATGCATATTACGAGAATCGTGCTGATGCTGTCGCTATTTCTAAGGCTCGTGGTTGTGGTGGTGTCCGAACGATCCTTCTTGCAGGGAAAAAGTATTATGCGGTTTGCAACCACAAAGCACCCAAACGGGGTTGGGAGAACCTTGACGAGAAACCTATTTCTGGTATCGCAACCTTGCCGGGTGGTGGGCTTGTAACTGGCTCGTTTTCCGGCAAGTCTTTAGGTCGCCCTATTGGTGGTGTAGCAGAGTTTGACGGCGATAGCGACGGGTTCACTACTGGTCCCGACGGAGAAGACAATATTCCTGTTGCTCCTAGCACGATCGCGAATAGTAAAAATAAAATGGCTAAAGACATAACAAAACAATTGGGAAAACTTTTTGGCAAAGACGCTCAGGAATTCAAAAAATCAGACGGCGGAAAAGAGTACAACAAAAGACTCAGTAAAATAAAAAATGATGTTAAGCCTGATATTCAATTGGAAATGATTGCTGAGATGCAGGGATTTACAGGTCTACCAAAAGTTGTTTCATCTTTGGAAATGGCAAGTCTAGAAAAAAAGGGATGGACTATTGCGTATCGCGGGATTGCAAGCATCGTTGATACAGAAAATGACGAAGTTATTGTTGAAGCCAAAGATCTGGCAGATGGTTTCAGAAAAGGTGATTATTTTGCAGGATTGGGTGCTCACGGTAACGGTATACATTTCTCACTAGACAGAGAAAGTGCCGAGGTTTATGCCGAAGGTGGGTTTGACGATCAGGGGAATCTAAGAAAAGGTGAAGTTATAAAAGTTGCTATCCCTCCAGATTTTTTGATGGAACGCGAAGACTTCGCAGATGAAGTAACAGGACATCGCGAGAGAGTGAAAAAGGGAATAACATCCTTTTATGGGGATGACGATATCGGGAGAGTTTTGGTCTCTAAAGGGGTAAGAGGTTCTAGGTTGAATTTGAGAGTTTCCAACGGATTTGTTGCTGATGTTTCTGGCTCCCCTGTTTCGCCAAATGTGATTCTTATTCTTGATAGGTCAATGCTTGCTGTTGAGGAGAGTGCAGAATGACACCAAAAGAATCAAGAGAATTAGCCTCTCTGATACAGACCTTCTCCCCTGCCGAGAAGGCTGATTTTTATTACTTTACAATAGTGAAAAATCAAAATCCTGCCGAGTACATCAAAGGCATGAACAAAAAGCAGACTTTAGAAAAACCTGTAGAGCAGAAGGGTTTCGTTAACTTTGTTAGCCGTTCCACAGACCCTGATACTTTCAGTGACCCTGAGTCTGCCCGTATCCGTGCACGCAATCTTGGATGTATAGGTATTCGTCGCTATACGGCACGGGATGGAAAACTGGTTTGGCTTCCTTGCACGAATGTGTCTGACTACAACCGTGTAACAGGTATCCGAGGGGATAACAGCCCTAGGAACAACCCAAGACGACAAGGTTCCAAATTTGGGAAAAAAGTTTTAGGTACACCCATTGGTGGTTCTGTTGACAGTAGTGGGAATAAACCAATTGATGGCGACGGTGACGGCTATGTTGCGTCCACACCGGGTGGTGCAGATGATACACGGGTTTCACCTAAACAGGAGAAACGACCAAAGGGTGAAATAACCAAAGGCAATATAGATTTAAATAATCGCCCTGTTGTGAAAAATCGCGACGGGTCTATCAGCACGGTTCGTTCCATGACAATCACCGAAGGGAATACGGCTGTTGTCATCCCTACGGTAATCAAAAGACCTAATGGGAGTGGCGTAATAGTAAGCGACCGAGAAGCCATTAAGCACTACCAAAGAAGCGGTCAGCATTTAGGTAAGTTTTCAAACATACAAGATGCCGATACATATGCACGGAATCTGCATAATCAACAGGCTGCACAGTACCCAAATCCGGGTAAGTCTTTATTCGGGGAGGGGGTGCTCTCTTTTAAGGGTGTTCCAAAACCTAAGAAGAAGCCACCAACCGTGACTAGTAGCGATATCAACGATTTGGCTGTACGAGTAAGAAACAACAACGCCAAAGCAAAACCTACAGCAAAAACTAACCTTCGTGACCTAAAAATAGTGTTCTTACGAGGCTTGGAAGATGGTTCAAAAGATGTTGCAAAGAAGCGTGTCTACAAGTTTTTGGCGTTGCTGAACTCCGACAAACCAGCCGATGTAAAATACTTTGATGACAACGATCTACTTCCGTTGGATCACCCATGGAGGAACCGTAAAACGAGCAAAAAGTGGGTTGGATTCCAAGAAGGCGAATACGGAGTCAAATATTCCAAAGGATGTTGCCCAAAAGTGGTCAAACGACATTACTCAAATAGTCTGATTTTATAGGGTTGCATTTTTAATACTACTTTGATGTTATTCTCGTATTACAGTAATAGTAACTGGACTAGGTGCTTACCGAAGTCTGCAATAAAAACATAAGTAATCACCAACCAAATCCAATTCACTAGGAGTGAACAACATGTCATTTGACAACAGCCGTTTAACTGAACTTCAAGGTGCAATGCGCACCAAGATGGCAGAAAACAAGACCATCGCCGACAACTTCAAAATTGAAGACGGCACCGTAGTAGTATCCGCAGAACAAAAGACCGCGTTTGACAAGAACATGGCAGACATCCGCGAAATCAAGGGACTCGTTGAGGGTCTTGAGGCAATGCGCGATGCTGAGCAATGGGCTTCACAACCACAGGACTCAGTAGCACAGGCTTCGGCTTACGCTTCGCAGGAACTACAGCAAGTAGTACAGTCATTTGGTCGCAAGAGCATTGGTGAGGCATTCCTTGCTTCAGCAGAGTTCAAGTCCCTTTTGGCAAGTGGTTCGGCAAACATGCCAGCACCATACAAGTCAAGCAGTGAAGTTTACAGTCAGAAAGACTTGTACTCTGGACTTCCAACTGGTACCCCAGGACAGTTTGGCACCATCCAACGCGATGCCCTTGTTGTTCCTCCAATGCGCACCAAGCGTGTTCGTGACTTGTTCCCAAGTCGCACCACGACTGCTGCAATCATTGAATACTTCCGCATGACCGGATTCACCAACAACGCGGCACCTGTTGCTGAGCGTAATGGTTCCGCATTTGCAGCCAAGCCACAGTCGTCTTTCACCTTCGTTGGTGAGCAGGCTCCTGTTCGCACCTTGGCTCACTGGGAAGCCGCACACCGCAATGTTCTTGCTGATGAGCCACAACTGCGCTCAATCATTGACAACGAGTTGATGTACGGTCTCCGCTTGCAGGAAGATGCACAGATCCTTAACGGTTCAGGAACGGGCGAGAACCTTACAGGTATCATGAACACCACTGGCATTCAGACCTACAACTGGTCGTCGGGTTTCTACTCGGCAACCGCAGGTATGAGCGACACCAAGGCAGACGCACTCCGTCGTGCCGCTACCCTCTCATTCTTGGCTTACTACGAGCCATCGGGCGTTGTATTGCACCCGAACGATTGGGAAGACATTGAATTGACCAAGGATGGCAACGGCGCTTATGTCGTAGCAGTCTCGGTTGCAATGGGTGGCGAGCAGAAGTTGTGGAGGATCCCTGTTGTGGACACCCCTGCAATGACTGAAGGTCAGGCACTTATCGGAGCATTCGGTACGGGAGCACAGATTTACGACCGTGAGTCAGCAAGCATTCGCATCAGCGAACAGCATGCAGACTTCTTCGTGCGTAACGCAATTGTGATCCTTGCTGAACAGCGTTTGGCTCTTGCAGTTAAGCGTCCAGAGTCGTTCGTGAAGGTTACCTTCAATAACGCTCCAGCAGCACCGTAATCACTAAGTAATTAACAAAACCCCCGCTCTGACCGCAAGGTTCGGGCGGGGGTTTTGTGTTTTGTGGGATAATGAGAACATATGAAATTCACTGACATCATTGCTGAACAACAAATACATGTTCGGGTAAAAGCGGAAAAGAAATGCCCTAAAGCGACTCAGGATATTGCAACGAACCTGAGTAACCGTGGCAAAGCGATCAAGACAGCAATGTATGGTCCGCTGAATCCCGCTGAACCCAATACCGAATATTGGGATAAGTTGGCGAAAGAATGGGATGTAAGTAGTAGTTCAGCAAAAAAACAATTGTGTGGCAACTGTTCGCTTTTCATTCAAACTCCCTCCATGAAAGATTGCATCAATAAAGGTGTAACTGGTGGGGATCGTCAGGACGAATGGGAAGCAATTGATAGCGCTGGCGAACTTGGTTATTGCGAAGCGTTTGATTTTAAGTGTGCATCAAAGAGAACTTGTCGCGCATGGGTTGCTGGTGGTCCGATCGTTAAAGAGAAGTCCGCTAAACCGTTGCGTGATCCAAAGGGTGGTTTAACTGCCGCTGGAAGAGCGCACTTCAATAGGACAGAAGGATCAAACCTGAAACCCGGTGTTAAGGGAAGAGCAGACACACCAGAAAAGATGCGAAGAAAAGGTTCATTCCTAACAAGGTTTTTCACTAATCCTTCAGGACCAATGAAAGATGAAAAAGGTGAACCAACACGGCTTGCTTTATCGGCAGCGGCTTGGGGTGAACCAGTTCCCCAAAACGCGGATGATGCCAGGGAGTTAGCGGCTAAAGGAAAACGAATGCTTGAGCGATACAAGAACTCCAAAGAAAAGGATTAATCATGGAAAGATTTTGGTATGGAGCAACAATTCTAAAAGTAGTTGACGGAGACACGGTTGACCTTATGGTTGATCTTGGTTTCAGCGTGCATCATAAAATTCGTGTTCGCCTATATGGGATCAATACACCAGAGTCAAGAACGAAAGATCTGAAGGAAAAAGAGTTGGGTATTAAAGCAAAAAAGTTTGTTGAAGATTGGATGACTAACCACAAATGGGTTTTTGTTAACACCATTCCTGACAAGAATGACAAGTATGGTCGTGTTTTGGCAAGAATTTATTCATCAGACAAAATTGATGACGCTCAAACAGCATGCCTGAATATTGATATGATTGAATCAGGAAACGCCAGAGAATATTACGGTGTTGGGGATAAAACTTGGGCGGAGTTTAAAAAGGAAACAAAGTAAAATGAGCGACGAAAAATCAATTATAGAGATGCTGATGGCGCGACTTCCGATGAGAATCGTCAGCATGCCGAAACCGATGGAGCCGAATCTTCACCCTGAAGAAAAAGCGCTTGCTGATGCTTTGATACAAATCACTAAACAGTACGGAAAGTTTAATCAGGACTACACTGGAGTGTGGGCTGGTTACGACGAACCAACAAAAAATGAGGTTGCATCAATCGGGGTTAAATGCTCAAATTGTGTTCTCTATGAAGGTGGATCATCTTGCAAAATTATCGCTTTGCCTGTTGCCCCTGAAGGGAAATGCCGATTTGCTGTTATCCCTGATGGTGTAGTGAAGGCAAAATAAGAACTACAAGTATTTAATGTTTTGCAGTTCTAGATAACGCAAATCACTTTTTAGATACTCAATTTGTTTCTTTAGATTCACTACCTCTAAGCGCAATTTTTCTAATTCGCTATTAACTAAATGGTTGAATCCTTGTTCCGCTACATATGTCTTTTCAAGCATTTTTGCCGAACCCTTTAGAGTGGTCGCCCAAGGTCTTTAATGTGGAGCCCAATGTCCCTTTGATCTGATCGTTTGCGATTTGGTTCTGTTTAACGCCACGGTCAAGACCTTGTACCTCAAGTTTTAGGGATTGGATTTCGGAAACAAGTTGTTTGATCCTTTTTTCGGTTTCTTTTATAAAACCTTCCAACTTCTCTAATATCTCATCATATTCTGAGTCCATATTATTTGTCTCCATTTTTTTTCTTGTCCAAGCCATGTAATGCTTGCTCACATATTTTAGCCCACTCTTGAGGATGGTTATTTTTCACCCATTGAATAGCAATTTGTGACCGTTTGTTGGCAACAATTTGATGAAATTTAGCCTGAGATTTACCTGCACTGGTTTTTCTGTAGGCACGCATATATTCGGCGGCGGCTTGTTTGCACTCCGTGCATCTGCATTTGATGTTTGTGTAGGTTGCGTACAACCCGTGAACTATTTCTGGCTCCATGCCCATCCGTAAATATTGTAAAGATGCGTTTTTGCCACATCGTCTCGTGTTGTATTTTGACCTGAGTATCCACCAGCGAGGGCGAATATTGCTTTGCTGTCACCAATGAAATTAGATACCAACTTTTCTCTCTGTTTGATCACTTCTTGATCAATTTCGTATGCATCCATTGGGTCAATACCCGCATTGTATATGAATACAGTTTTGTCAGTCACTAATGGACGGGCGATTTCAAGTGCTTCTTTAATGCAGTCAAGATAATCGTCGTTGATACCACGAACATTAAGATAAGACCACTTTGCGTCGCTTTCATAGGAATCAAAATGATTTGTAGACATATCAATATGCTGAATAGGTGTCTGTTCGTGATCCAACGAGTTGTTGAACTTGTTCAGAAAGTTCATTGTTCCACCGCCACAGTGGGCATCAAAGTCAAGAATGATTGGCTCAAAACCTTGCCCATGAGCGTAGATCGCTGACAAAGCAATCCCGTTGATAGTGCAGAAACCCGCACCAGAACCCATAGAAGCATGGTGGAGACCTGAAGACAAACTTCCACACCTGCCGCCAACCGATTTGACCTCATCAACTGACGCAATCAACCCGTGCGCATGGGCGCGAGCAAAAGCATAAGTGTTAGGGCACCATCTGAAACCTTGACTTTCAGACAGAAGCCTATTGTTGTTCGTCCTCAGCGCTTCAGCATAATTTTTGGTTAGCCAAGAGTTGATCAAACTTTCAGTGACTTCCACATCGGTCTTCGTGTAAGGATCACAGATGTCTACATTTGGGATATCTTTATGCAGTCTCAACTGTGATGGCATTTCTTGGTTTTCTTTGATCAGCGCAACAATGTTGTTTGATTTGCGTGATGTGTCAAAGTCGTGGGAAATGTTCGTGTAATCGCTGTTCCAAAATACTTTCATATCTTTACCAGCCACCCTCTGTGTGCTTCTGTCGGATTTCAAGAAGGGTTGTACCTAGGTTGAAATACTTGTCAAGGTGTTTCACTATGAGGATGTTGGGGGCGAATGTTCTCTTGAATCCGCGACTAAAAACACTGCTTTCGTTGGGGTGGTTTTGTTGTAGTTGCAGGAATGCTTCCAAAGGTTCTTGACCGTTGGCGATTGCCACTCCCCATGCTGTTGCTGTAGAACGAGAAATGCCCGCATGGCAGTGAACCAAGAGTTTTGGGACTCCTACGCCGAACTCAATGAGTTCTGCAACATTTTCGTATGATGGTCCGCCGTTGTTCTCAAACATGGTGTCGTGGAATTCAACGACTTTATGTATCGGGTGTCCGAAGGCGCTAACTTCCCGCCTAGATGGTCCTGCTGTAATTACTGCGTCAAAGTCACGGCAATTTAACTGTGCTTCTTTTAGGTTCATTACGGTAGGTAATTCGGTGATTATTGATGTTTTAGGTATGTTTATATTATCCATACCGTAAGTGTAGTCCTCTAGCGTCTCCGCCACAACCCCCGATTTAAGCCTATTTATGCGCTATGTCACCCTATATTTTTACGAAATTAGGGTTGCTTTATCTCAAATGGTTAGTTATTATCTACTTATTAATTAAGTACCCACTAGACAACACATAGGAGCCACAATGGCAACAACATATGAGCAGATGAAGAACAAACTAGGCGTTACCCGAGGCAGGAAGCCACTACCCGAAGAGGAACGCAATCGTCGCGCAGAAGCCCGTAGGGTTGATGCAAAGCGCAAACTAGAGGCAAAGCGTCGTGCATCTTTTGTTCTTCAGATCCGCTACAAGGACGAGTTTGATGCAGTTTTTGCGGAAGAAATGAAGGTTTTGCAACAAGAGAACAAGTTCGCACCCAAAAAATAATTAAATGGGTCACGGATCTATGCCCCCTCGCATAGAGGAAAGGAGCGCCGAAAGGCGCTCCTTTTTCATGTGAACAGCAAGCCTTTGGCGAGATACACTTGTTTATGCCTGAATACATATATGGTGACATAGAAATCTTGAGGGCGTCAACGGAAGCATGCATAGTGTGTGGTGACCCGAGCGGCAACTGTGTGCCAGATAACCATAAACCACCAACAAAAATATTTGGTCTTGGACTGTTCAACTCTTTAGACGGTAAACAAACATTCAGAGTTGAAGAAGATTTTTTTATGCCCGAAGAAGTATCACCGGGAGTTTTCACGAAGATACGGAAATTCGCTGTTGGTCAAGTCATACCTCTAGAAGAAGCACGAAAATATAACCTTACTAGTAATTAGGATTTTACTTAAAACCCTTGGTGCTGTAATATAGTTCTCTGCCTAAATTGCACCTACACCGAAAGAGAACAAAATGACATCAAAAATCACCCAAGAATTTGTTGACCGCTACAAGACGCAAACACCACCATGGGGTTTCAGCGGTTTGGGTGAAGTTGTCTATCTTCGTACATACTCCCGCAGGATTGAAGAACTAGACCGAAACGAAATTTGGGCAGAAACAGTACAACGCTGTGTAAACGGAGCAATAGACATTGGAACCCCGCTAACACAAGATCAAGCAGAAAAACTTTACGACCATGTATTCAACCTGCGAGGATCATTCTCGGGTCGCGCACTATGGCAACTCGGAACCCCGCTCATCAAACAGTTCAACGCGGCATCATTGAATAACTGCTATTTCGTAAACATAGAAAAAGTAGAAGATTTTGAATTCCTTTTTGACCACCTCATGCTTGGTGGCGGAGTTGGTTTCTCTGTAGAGCGAGCAAAAATTCATGACCTTCCAAAGGTTCTAACCAATGTAAAAATCACTCACGAGCGATCAAACGATGCGGACATTATTGTCCCTGACTCGCGACAGGGTTGGAGGCGACTCCTACACAGCGTACTGAAGTCGTATTTTGATACAGGGAAGTCGTTCTCGTATTCAACGATTCTTATTCGCCAATTCGGCGCACCCCTCAAGACATTTGGTGGAACGGCAAGCGGACCACAAGCGCTGATTGATGGAATTGAAGATATTTCCAAGGTGCTTCAAAACCGAGAAGGTAAAAAACTTCGCTCAATTGATGTCCTAGATATTTGCAACATCATCGGTCGTGTTGTCGTTTCGGGTTCATCCCGCCGTTCAGCACAGATCGCAATCGGCGACCCTGACGATGTTCTGTTCCTCCGTGCGAAGAACTGGGCATCAGGGGAAATTCCGGGCTACCGTGCCAACAGCAACAACAGCATCTACGCTGACTACTACGACCACATCATGCCAGAACTGTGGAAGGGCTATACGGGTGGTGGTGAACCGTACGGTTTAGTTAACCGCAGGCTTGCACGGAAGTTTGGACGCCTCAAAGAGGAGCGTGCAGACAAGACAATTGAGGGCTTCAACCCATGTGCAGAAATCGGTTTGGGTGACGGTGAATCGTGCAACCTTTCAACCATATTCCTCCCAAATATCTGTTCAATTGAACAATTCAAAGAACTATCTGAGTTGCTTTATATCGTGCAAAAGCAGATCACAAGGCTCAGTTACCCGTATGCCAAAACCAATGCGATCGTGTCCAAGAATGCGCGACTAGGTCAAAGCATCTCGGGTGTATTGCAGGCTTCAGAAGAACAGGTTTCTTGGCTGGATGAGGCTTACCGAAATCTTGACGAATTTGATGTCAAGTATTCAAAGGAGAACGGATACCCTCGTTCTGTCCGATTGACAACAGTTCAACCATCTGGCACGCTCTCATTGCTTCCCGGCATAACACCGGGCATACATCCAGCATTCGCACCGTTCTACATCCGTAGGGTGCGTTTTGGAGCGTCTGACGCCCTTGTTGAGGGTCTCCGCAAACGAGGACACAAGGTTGTTTGGGACATCGGTATTGACGGCAGAGAAGACCACACACGCTATGTAGTTGAGTTCCCATGCAAATCACCAGACAACGCAATCCTTGCAGAAAACATGACAGCAGTGGAGCAACTTGAGTGGGTGCGCAAAATGCAAACCGAATGGGCAGACAATGCCGTTTCCGTAACCGTGTATTACCGCAAGGAAGAACTTGAATCCATCAAAGAATGGCTATCCAAGAATTACGACACGGGAGTGAAATCTGTGTCATTCCTTTTGCATGCCGACCACAACTTCCCTCTGCCACCGTACGAAGAAATCACATCAGAACAGTACGGCTCGCTAATAAAGAAAATTGACACAAGCATCCCTCTCAGTCAGGCAACAGGTCTAGATCTAACGCTTGATGACTGCGCAACAGGGGCTTGCCCAATCAAATGACATGACTCAAAAGCCGATTCGCATATACCCCGTCGTCATAAGAGAAGCAAGATACGGCGGGATATATGAGGGCGGAAAGTGGATTGCTTTTCCAGAGTGCGATGAGTTCACGGAAGCGATGCTCAACTATTTTCAAGGTGATGACTGCGATGCCGTTGATCTATTCACCGACGAGTACAAGCAGACAGTGGGCATAGGGGGAAGCCCAAACCACGCATACGCCGATCTTTGTCATAAGAACGGAATTGAAACAGAATAATGTTCCCAACATTAAAAGAACTTGGCGCTCACGATGTCTACGACAAGGCTGCGCAAATAATAGAGGAACAAGGATTCTCCAACTACACGACATATGACCCATATACAAAGGAAGTGGATATTTGGGGATCAATACTTCTTGCCTGTGGGGGTAAAGAAAAACTCCTTGCACAAGGAGAAACAGGAGCAGAGGAGTGTGGAGTTGCGCCATTCATGACTGGTAGGGCGCGATTCTTCTGCGAATACCTAGAACTGATAGTGAATAAAGAAATATCGGACTGGTGCTCGTCACACAGCCAAAAAGAAGCGATTAATCTCCTGCGCCTTGCTGGCGACAGGGTGGCAATAACTTTTAGTAAATAATTTATGTCTATAAATATTTAATCCCCCCACAGACCTGCACGGATGTGGGGGGATTAAATATTTTGTCGGGTTTAAATTTTTAGATCAGGAATAAGGGTAGAGGGCGTTCACACCATCTTGGTCTGCCGACTGATCAATGTGAAGAAGAGCGGTCAAGTTTGAACCAGCAGTTCCTGAACCTACAGCAGCGACTACGAGGTGCAACAAGTCATCTTCTGCGATTTCGTTCGCACCATCAACTGTTGACATCGTTGCTACTGCCGAAGTGGCGGCGGCTGCAAGTGACCAAGTTCCGACAACCGTTCCCGAGGATGTTGCCTTGCGAACAGTTCCGCTAAGTGCTGAACCAGCAGGAGCAGTACCAACTGCAACTGTGATTGCACGGACACGACCTGCGACAGGAGTGCGAACAACAACAGTTGAAGTTGTTGCGCATGCGCCTGTAACCGTCATTGGGAGAAGAAGTGGTGCTGATGCTGACATTTTTGACCTCCAAGTCAAAGAGAAATACTGGAATACCTATGTAGGTAAATAATACAACATTTATTACGCCTCAGAAGTAACCTCAAAAAGTGAAGGCTGGCTTGCATTAATCTCCTCAGCGACCCTCAATTTTTCCTTTTCATCCGAAAGACGCAATGTCGCTATTTGTGCATACTCAGGGTTCAATTCACACCCCAAATATGATCTACCCAACTTCTGTGCGACCACACCTGTAGTACCAGCACCAAAGAACACATCCAGCACCGTGCACGGAACCGTCTCAACAGTTTCACACTTACAGCCCTTTTCCCACCCGATCGTGTCGGTTTGAGAATAACCTGCGTCGCCCTTGCCGTTTATTTCCCCATATGCGCCTTCGTAGGTGTTTGGTCGGTAACGAGGATCGTCCACTGGCAACTCGTTCCGAGCAATCCTCTTGCGGTTCACTTGACGCACCAGAGGAGACCCACATTGAGCACAACATCCCATTTCGCTCGTACCAGCGGAGATACAAGGCTCTATCAGATCCTGTGGAAAGGTTGCGAAGTGCGCTCCCTTGAATGGTTTCGTTGTTACCGTCCATACCGACCTCTTGTTTCTAAAGGCTCCTGTTGAACCGTGCATAGCGTTAGAAATACCTGCGTCTTTACGGCTGTCTGCACGAGATCCCCTATCATCGTAAGCATATTTTGCTGGTTCTTTTATCGCTTCACTATCAAAAAAATAATGTGACTTTTTGGTTAGCAAAAACATGTATTCGTGTGCTTTGGTACACCTGTCACGAACAGATTCAGGCATAGGGTTAGGTTTAGCCCAAATGATGTCTTGACGCAAATACCAACCATCTGCCTGCAAAGCAAAGGCGACACGCCAAGGAATACCGACTAAATCTTTAGGTTTCAGATCGCCATCGTCACGACCAATCTTCGCCCTGAAATCTTCATTCTCCCCGCCAGCGTTTGAAGCGTTAGTGGAAGCGATTGACTGCTTCCACCCGTTTCCATTACTGCCCGCATACGAGTCGCCAAGGTTCAACCAAAGAGTTCCATCTTCCCGCAAAACTCTGCGAACTTCACGAAAAACCTCAACCATATGTTCAACATATTCATCAACGGTTGGCTCTAAACCAAGTTGACTATCTTTACGCATCGCGCCACAACGAGGGCATTGGACTTTATAGATGCCGTCACCTATTGCACCTTCAAGAAGTTTTTGTCCAGTTGAACAACTCTCACTGAACTTGCTATCTCGTTTATGTGAGCACTCAGGGTCACCACCAATCCAAGTGGCGGTTCCATAGTCACGAAGACCCCAATACGGAGGTGATGTAACAACACAGTGAATACTGTTATCCGACAAAGATGCAAGTGTCTCACGAACATCGCCAAGCAGAATATTTGAATCAATAATAAACGGCAGCACCGTATCTTCGGTTGTCATTTTTCCCCTCGTAAACCCCTCATGGGGTTCAGACTACTTGCTAATCTTGAACCACGCAAGCATTTTCTTGCGAAGAGGCAAAGATTTTACGTTATTTGCCTTAATCAAAACAGCAGATTCATCCACGAATGACTTCATAAATTTTTCAGCGTTTACGAACTGTGGTTTTGCGGTGTCAATTTTAATTTCAGCCAAAGCATTTTTGTTGCTTTTTTCAGCAGTGGCAGAAACCTTCTTGGAGACAGGCTTCTTTGCAGGAGCCTTCTTTTTTGCAGGGGACTTCTTTGATGCTGTTTTTTTAACTGGTGCTTTTTTGTTTGATTTTTGTGCCATACAGAAAACCTTAGTACAAAGAAAATCCCTAAAATGCAACCTTCATTCTGTGGGGGTGAGCCATGCACTAGGGTTGGGTCAACATGTACACAGGATTTTACGAAACCGATTTGGACAAAATAGCGCTCTGCGCTGAGTCAGTTAAAACCGCAAAATTGGCTTTGATAGACGAAGACGGAATAGGCTCCGATTTAAATATTAATATTTTTGGTTGGAAGAATAATGAATTAGTCACAATAGTCCAACTCAAAAACACATTTGGTATACCTAAAGACGAACGCCTTCAACAAATCATAGAAGCATCGGTCATCATGAGGCAGGGATGGGGTATTGACGAATACACGCTCGCAGCCGAGGGCTACTGCTCAATGTCCCCATCGGATACTGAAGGAAAAGACTTAGCGACGCTATATGCAGACAACGAGTCATCCGTTGAAGAATGCATCTCTTTCACCCACCTAAAAGCAGACGACCATATTTTCGTGACACTCCCATACAAGGTAAAACTAGGCAGAAAAGTTGAATTTGGGCAAACGCTTTGGTACAACGGTGGAAGAGTAATGCGTGATATTCAGTTCCCTGCCGCACTTAAGGCATCACTCAAAATTGACTCACAGCCAATAGATAACAGTATTGAACGAGATGTTTATTTTGGGACTCTTGCATCTGCGATAATGCATTGCGGTTTTGAAATTTTCTACAGGGATGACATGTGATGTCTCACCAAGGTAAATAAAAACGAAAACTGACTATTGGAATACTGAATGCGACCTCTCAAAGTCGCGCCATTCCTGAAGTGTGTGCTGAGCGCCATACCTGTCATAGGAGTCAATGGAACGCATAAGGTATGTATGCAGGGAAGCAATTACTGCCACTGAAATTGAAAGAAAGATTATCATGGCAGATATTATGCCATCTCTAAAAGAGATCAACTGCAAGTTTTCATCACATTGTTAGATTAGATAAGACTCATCTCTTTAGGAGATATACAATATTGCCTATGAAAAACCACAAAAAAGACCTCGCCACCATAGTCGCTTGCTTGCTTCTTGCACCAGCAATAACAGTAATTTGGGCACTAAAATTCATGAAAATGAAGAACGAACTGCGTTTGCCACAACGAGAGATGTACGAATAAAAGAAACTATTCTTCTTTTATATCCTCTTCAATAACTTCTTTTATATCCTCTTCAATAACTTCTGCATCCTGAATATCGTCTCCATCTTCAAGGGCGGGGAAGTCATTCAACAGTTCCCTGATCTGCTCCTTCGGAAGAATACCAGCATCAGCCATAAGTGCAAGAAGTTTCTTACCCTCTGCCTCGGAATCAAATTTCTCTGCGCCAAGAACACCGGGAGCGCCAGCAAGAACCGCACGCAAAGGCGAAGCATCCCTCAAATCCATCTGCACATTCACGTTCGTCTGCTCCATACCAAGCAACTTCGCACGCCTATCAATAATGGAAAGAACCGTTGAAACCGCCTTAATATCGGGCTCAATCGCAACCTCTGTGCCGTCATCCATTTTTTGTTTTCTGTGTTGTGTCATCGGCCAGATTGCGGACTGCAAAGCGTCCAAACGCTCAAGTTCCATTTGTAAAACTTCAGGGTACGCAAGTAACGCCTCTTGATTCAACTTACCCAACTGCCTACGGATTGAATGAGAGACATTCGTAGAACCAATCCCAAACCGTCTAGCAATTTCGGCTATAGGGATACCAGCCTGCCTCATCTTGAAAATACGCAAATCGCGTTCAGCAAGAAACTCTCTAGTTAAACCCTTTTCAGCCATTTCAAACCTTCATGAATTCCATAACTTCAAACGGGAAGATTTTCCCTCTTCTCATCTTAGTTGGAAACTCTCTCAGATCTCGCGCACCACGGAAATGGCGGACATCATAAACATAGTCACCAACAGCAGTAGGGTCTGGTGTCAAAGACAAGCCGAACTCCGGCCAGCGTGACCACACAGCAGAACCAAATGGGCGTAGATCACGGCTAGTTGAAGATGTCCCCAACGGTGCGTGATGTTCCAACCAAAGAGCACAATTGTAATAATCGCGCAACATATCAAAGTATTTAGCAATCTCAACCGTAATCGCCTCTGATGTCCTGCCACCGGGATCAACAAATGACTTGTAGATCGGACCCAGCAAAAGCAAATCGGGTCGTATTCTTTCAACGGTTTGCTCAATAAACGCTTTATCGGCTGGTCGCATAAGGTCAACACCCGATGGTTTCATCAAGATATGGCAATCAGGCTCACCATCCAAATACCCGAGATGCCTTGCCGCTCCATGGATGCTGGCTGATGTTCGCTTAATAATCTTTTCAGGGTTTTCCAAGTCAATCGTTAAAGTTCTGATTGGCTTCATCCGAGACATAGTAAAAGGATGTATCCCATAGGCGCTACAAATAGCGATCTGTCTCGCAAGCATTGTCTTACCAACACCTTCGGCAGCGACAACGATTACGCGCTCTCCACGTTCTAAAACATTCGGAATAACCCAATCATACGAATCATCTACTTCTTCTAAAACAAGTTGAGCCCAATTAACAAGCCTTCCCTTGTCGGTTCTATCTTCCACGCCGAAAGAATTTACGAGCATGGATGCCCTGTTGATTCTTGTTGACTCACTCAAATCTTCATTTGATAAAACTTTTACAAGTTGCTCAGTCAAAGATTCAATAGGTGAAGTTGCCTGCACAACTGCTTCAATTTCTTCTTCTTCATCTTCATGTACCGTTGCTTGTGCCGATGGTTGCGTTCTGTCTAGTTCAAGCAAATCATCAAGCGACCTACCAGCATTGATCATGTCTGAGACATCTTTAAAGCCCGTAGGTGGAACGAATGTGTTGATAACACAACCATGCCTAGAAAGAACATCGCCAACGCTTATCGCGTGTTCTCTGCCAACTTCGTCATTATCTGCAACAATGAAAACTGTTGCACCCTCAAGTGCGCGAGAATGAATGTCAAGCCATTTCCCAGCGCCGTTCGGTGGGGTTGTAGCAACCATGCCTTGAGCGAAAACTGCGTCAGCGTCTTTCTCGCCCTCAACCAGCCAAATCACTTCACCATTGCGCTTCGCTTCAAGAACCTGCGGAAGACGATAAAGAATTTTTGGTGTGTTATCTAAAGAAAAAATCCATTTGCCATTACCGCTTGGATCAGGTCGTCTCTGTCTAAAAGTTTTCTTGCCATTTTGGTCAACGAAACGCTGTTTCTGAAACAATAGAATCCCGTTCTCATCACGGTAATCGTATGTTGCAATCAGAGTTAGTTTTCGTTCCTCTTTTTGCGGAGGATACAAGTCCACAACTTTCAAACCAACAGACTGACAGATCTCCACCACGGAGCAACCTTGACCACGATGACACGCAACTAATACTTTGTCCTCCGCACCAATACCCACAGAAAGAGAAGGGTTTTCGTCATCATTCCGACATGGGCATCGTGCATCCCAACCATTGTTTGTTGGGCGAACACCTTTCAAGCGAGACAAAAAATTATCTACATGCGGAAGGTGACTACTGCTCATTTTTTATTGAACTCAAACTCTTTCGTACCTGACTGTTAATAAAACCACGCCTAGAGGAACGACGAATAGAGTCAGACGGTTGTCGCTCTGGTGGTAAATGGATACCTCTAACTCTTCTCAAAACTTCTCTTTCAACTTCTGTCTTACCGCCCCAAAAACCAAGCGGTTCATAATGCAAAGCATAATCCAAGCATCCTTCTACAACTTCACACTCCGAACAAATCTGTATAGCATTGCTAGCGTTTTCTCTACCAAGACGATCGGTTGGTGAATGATTGGGATAAAACATGACAATGTTTTTGCCCCTGCAATTTGCTTTTTCGGTATCAAAAAAATTTTTGATGTCACTTGCGTCAATCATGTTGCCCCTCGCAAACTGTGTATAACCTGCATCAGACTACAAGGAAAATCGGCGCAGAGTTAAATATTTTTGTTCTTCTCGGCAATTCTTTTTGCTGTTTCAAAATCTAGGAAAACTGTCACATAACTGACACGAAGCACATTGTCCTCATCAACGACAGAAATTACTTCAACACTTTCCTGCGCACACCCTACGGCATTCGCAACACCCGCACGAAGTTTTGCAACATCAACCTCCTCTGATGTTGTTTCATCATAAAAGTCCCACACCTCCTCAAGTGTTGGTGGTTGTACAAGTGTTAACGCTCTAAGTTCTTTTCCTTTTTGCTCGCCAATGACGCACCAAGTGCAAGCAATCTTAGGTGCAGTGGAAGCCCTTTTCCTAATTTCTATATGACCGCATTCAAGTTTGTGGTAGTAGGAAACATCTCCCCAGCCACCTTGTTTTTCTATGGAAACAATATTCTTTTGGGGTGCAGACTTTTTGTTTACCACATACAGATATTAGTGCAAATAAACTGTAGTAACCTTAAAAATGTGACAAAAATAATGGGTTTAGACCTTTCCCTGACCAGCACGGGTGTGAGTATTGGCGGTCTAACAACAAGCATCCGATCCAAAAACAAAGGATCCGAACGACTCCTAGAGATAAGAAACGAGATCTTGGCTCTAGCCCAAGAGGCTGGTGTTCAAATAGTCGCGATAGAGGGCTACTCGTATGCCTCGCGACATTCGCAAGCCCATTCCATAGGAGAACTCGGAGGCGTTGTAAGAGTCGCGTTACGCGAACTAGGCGTGCCAGTAGTGGTCATACCCCCAACCTGTAGAGCCAAATTTGCTACAGGAAAAGGAAACTCAGGTAAATCAGAAGTAATGTCAGCAATCTCTGCGAAAACGGGGATAATCTGGTCAGGTGGAGACGGCAACGACAGATGTGACGCTTGGATCCTTGAACAAATGACGCTCACATACCTAGGACTATCCCAATACGAGTGGAATACAGACCAAGTTTCAGCGCTCAAAAAATGCGATTTCACAGCGATAACAGGAGAACATCATGGGTAGGTCACAACCAATATCTCAAGTAGAAATTGAATCAGAGATTATGCGCCTGCTTGGCATTCTTGAAGAAGAAACAGAAGCCTTTGAAACCCTTGCTGTTGACGCCGCAAAAAAAGATGCACTCATGAAAGGCAATTGGGCTAAAGAATATCTAGCCGCCAAAGGAAGCATCAAAGAGCGTGAAGCGTGGGCGGACTACAAACTTTCCGACGAAGCATATTCATATAAGATCAGCGAAGCGTTAGTTAAATCTAAACGAGAGAAACTGCTCACCGTGCGAACATCTTTGGACGCACTTAGAACATTGAATGCCAATGTTCGCATACAAACAGGAGCCTAAATGTCAGGTATTCATAAAAGCATAGAACATCTAGCGACACCGCTAGAAAAACTTGTGCACCTAGAAAACAACCCACGCAAAGGAAACATTGATGCAATCGTTGCTTCGTACCGTGAATTCGGTCAAGTGAAACCGATCGTAATCAAAGACAATGCCGACGGAACATCAACAATCATTGCAGGAAATCACCAATATGAAGCCGCTAAAAAACTTGGTTGGGAAACAATTGCCTGCGTAAAATTTGAGGGCGATATTTCTAGTGCAATCGCATACGCTTTGGCAGATAACCGAACAAATGAACTTGGCACAACAGACAGCGATATGTTGTTTGAACTTCTTGAAGAAGTAGGCGAAGAATACGACGACCTGATTGACGCCTTGGGTTGGGATGAAATAGAACTCGCAGGTATGGAAGGCGACTATCTGCATGAAGATAACGCACCATATGTTGCACCAGTTATCCAACCAATATTCCCACTCTTATCAGATGAGCCGAGTAATCCGACAGCAATATCAACGCTTATGGAAAACGGTGAAACAAAACTCACCGCACCAGAAGGCACGGATACGCATCAGGCGGTCACACAGGGCGCTCCAGCAGTGGTTTCTAACGGCAGTAAGACAATCGTCCAATACACGCTCGTGTTTGACTCAGCAGATCAGCAACGCAAATGGTATGACTTCATCCGCTGGCTCAAATCTGACCCCGGCACAGACGGTGAAACCACAGCAGAACGAGTACTTAACTTTGTTGACGCACACGCCAACTATTAGTTAATCTTTCAGTACCAAAAGACCTTCAACAAATAGGTCGTTCACAGAGTGCTTTTCCAACAAGTCTAAAATGATTATTGCATCACGATCAAAAAACTGATCTCGTGCATCACACAACAATTCTCTTAACTCAAACTCTGTCGTACCTCTGCGCACATGCCAAGGAACAAATTCTTTAGGAAATTTTATTTCACCTGACAACCGAACCTGATTCAATTTTGCACTATTCGGATTTATTTTTTTAGGTGCAGGTTTTTGTCGTTTCATATAGCGAAAACCCTACCACCGCGATAACTTGACGGCGATGAACAACACACCTCAAAAGCCGAAAAGAATAGACACACGAAAAAATCGTAAAAAGCCTGCATCGCAAGGGCGAAAATCACTGAGGCAATTAGGCATAGAAGACACACCGTTAACCAACCCTTCAAAGTATCTTAAATATGGAACACTGTCGCACCGCATCCTCACCTATGCGCAATTCCGAAAAAGTCGCGACTTCTCAGTAACTGACTACCAAGAATTTTTATTCAAAAAACATGACTCAGGGCGCATCAACGAATCACTTGGCTACCTGACAAAACTTGGATATCTCATAAAGTCAGACCACCCGAATCCTCCCAACCGTCAAACAAAAAACATTTACGCAATCACGATGAGCGGATCACACGCATTGCTTTTCGTGGGACGCAGAAATCGTGAACGAGAAGAAGCAAAAATGCGTAAAACATTACGAGAAAACGGGATGCTCGGCTGGGAAACCAGACTCAAAAACCAAAACCTGTAAGCGTTCACCCTGACAGTCCCCGCCTGTATAAACTAAACGGCGTGGAGACCAACTTTATAAAATGTGGGGACGCCCTACGAGAACTCCAACAAATACCCGACAACACAATAAACACCGTTGTTACCTCACCGCCATACAACAAAAAAGGTATCCAAAACGGCAAAACACAAAACAGCAATCAAATCTGGCAGAAACACAATATTGATTACAACGAATATCACGACAACATGCCAGAAAAAATATATCAAGAGTGGATGATAGAAGTAATCAACGAACTACACCGAGTCATCACACCAGACGGATCAATCTTTTTCAACCATAAACCCCGCCGACACAACAACCAAGCACGACTACCAACAGAATTCATACACAAAACAAAAGCACACATATATCAACTGATCATTTGGAACCGTAAAAACAGTCCGAACATACGCAAAGACCATCTGCTACCAAACACAGAACACATCTATTGGTTGTCCAAAGACAAGCCGAAAACATTCCGTGGGAACATAGACCCCAAATACCTTGGCGAAATATGGGACATCTCCCCGCAACGGCAAACCATCCATCCCGCACCATTCCCTGCGCAACTAGTAGAAAACTGTGTCCTACTCACAACACAACCCGATGACATCGTCCTAGACCCCTTCAACGGTATAGGAACAACGACAACAACAGCCCACAAACTAGGCAGACGATATATCGGATACGATATAGACGAAAAATATATTGCTATAGCAAAAGAGTCCGCAACTAGATAAACTAAAAAAATCATGGCAAAACATATGACATATCTAGAACGGTTCAACCAAAAAGTAGAAAAAACAGACACCTGTTGGCTATGGACAGGAGCAAAAAACTCTAAAGGATACGGAGCAATGTCGTACAACGGCAAAGGCACCAGCGCCCACAGACTCAGTTACATACTGCACAAAGGCGAAATACCTGACGGACTGATCATCTGCCACACCTGCGACAACCCCCAATGCGTCAACCCAGACCACCTATGGGCAGGAACCTCCAGTGACAACATGAAAGACATGTTCAAGAAAGACAGACACGGTTCTACCAACCGTCAACAAACACACTGTCGCAAAGGACACGAATTCACACCCGAAAACATATTTTCAAGAACAAACGCCGACGGCACAAAACAACGGATCTGTAGAGAATGCATCAGAATAAGCAGGAAAACCAACAGGGCAAACCCTGAGAAACGCGAAAAAATATTGGCATACGACCGCGAATATCAAAAAAGATACAGACAACAAAAACAGTCCCACGCTAGATAAACTAAAACAACATGCAACCCGACAAAAAATATCCGTTGATGCAACTCACCGCAAGAGAAGTACTACAACTACGCAGATTCACAGACATCTGTAAAGCAAACAAAAACGAACACCAAGTAACCGACCGCAAATACACAAAAAACGCTACAGAAAAAGGCATCATCATGCTCGGCAAAGCAGGAGAAGTAATCATCTCCCGCTACTACAACACGCAAATAGATTGGGAAATCTATGTAGGTGCAGACAACGGCTTTGACACCACCATAAACAACAAAAAAACTGAGATCAAAACATCATCACAAAAAGACCTGATAATCAACGACCCTGAACACTGCAAATACGGTTTATGGAAACCCGACACAGAACAATGCATAGTCGTATGGTGCAACCAGCCCAAAGCCCAATGGGAAAACATAGGGACAAACACACAGTTCCAAATAATCGGTGGAACAACCCGCCAAAACTTCTTTACAAACGCCCAAAAAACCGACTACGGCTACGGACCACGACTCACCCTAAAAGAACACCAACTCGTACACCTCTAAAAACCTCTGACCGCCGCGCAAATTTTTTATAAACCACCCCAACAGTCCCACAACAGATAAACTAAAACGATATGAACACCACACCAAAAAATACGCCCACACCCGGAACCGAAATCCTCCAAGAAGCCTACAAAATCGTCAACCAAGACCGCCAAAACACATACGGACACCCAAAAGACGACTACACAAAAGTCATCAACATCTTCCAAACACTCACAGGAAAACAACTCACCATAAACGACGCAATACTCTTCATGGTCTCCGTCAAACTCGCAAGACTACGAACCAACCTAGACCAAGGACACCTACACCACGACACACTCCTAGACACAATCGGCTACCTCACCTGCCTCAACATGATCCACCACCACACAGAAACAGAAACAAAATGAAAAAAACATTAGACCAACAACTCGCCCAACTAAACAAAGAAATCAAACAACTAGAAAAAGAAATCAAACAACTAGAAAACACCTACAAACCAAAACCCAAAACAACCAACACACCCGTGTCAGATAAACCTAAAAAAAAGAAGGCGACACAAAAAATTATCGCATCACTCCCCACCCTGCCTGAACCGCTCTAAAAGGTTGACAGCCCCGCTTATGAACCAACTGAACATGTCCTATAACCCTTATGTTGTAAGGGTTTTGTTGTAATGCGTGTGCTTGTTCCTTTGTTGTTTGTGTTGGTTGTTTTGTATTGGTTGTTGCTTTTGTTGCATTTTGTGTTTGTTGTGCATTTTGAGGAGGTTGTTGCGTCTGTTGTGATTTCTTTTGTTGTGCTTTTTGTGTTCAAGTTGTTTGCTAAAGGTCGTTAGTTGTGCCTTATAAGAATGTTGAGGACAAGAGAGAGTGGGATCGTTGTCATCGTGAGGATACGAGGGCTAAGCGTGAGAGGCGTAGGGAGTATGAGCGTGAGCGTAAGAATCGTCAGCGTATTGCCCTGTATGAGTCGTTACCTGAGCCTGAGAGGTCTCGTAGGTTGGAGGCTAATGCGGTGCGTAGGTCTTATGGTTTGAGGTGGCGTGTTGAGAAATAGTGCTACGGGTGATACTTGACATATACTCACTACTGTTATATAGTTAGACACATGACAGCAGACGCATTACTAGGCATAGCAACAATGGCAATAGCCATGATCGTCCTACTCATAGGAGCACAATGAACTACAGATACGACATCTCACCTGATAGATACCCTTCCACTAAATGGTTGGTAATAGACACAGCGAACAACAACATGCCGTTGTCTACACATGACACAAGAGAGCAAGCACTAACAGCGTGTCGTTCAATCACACGCAAAAGAAGCACACGGGTATAACAATGATGGACATAGACATAGAAGCAGACAAGATCGTAAAGATCGCACAACTTCGCAAGACAGAGGTATGCAAAGAAGATAACGGTATTACAGACATGCAGTCATTCGTTGTGTTTCAGAAGGGCGACCTGTTTGAGTGCAGACAAAGCGGTAAAGATGGTCATCCCTTTGAGTCATTACCTGATGTGTTGAGCGACGCATACAACGATGGTTTGGATGAGTTTGACACTGTAAGTATCGTTGTAGATAGTTATGTTCGTATCAAAAAGTTAGACAGTCTCACGGGTTATCAGAGAGGTGACCTAGAGAAAGAGTATAAGAACAACCCCAATACACCTGTATCAGAAGCATTGACTGTAGCGACCTACGGGTATGAAGGAGGTAGTGCAGGTAAGTGTTCTAAATATGTTTATAACGATAACGGTCTACCCGAGTTCACTATGATTGACGATGGTGAAGCGACAATACGATCAGAGTTCGTAGACTTCGTAATGACCAAATATATTGACTTCTGCAAGAAAGGAAAAACACAATGACACAGTTCGTTACAGGTTTACTACTCGTATTAGCAGGATGGTGGCTATACCGTAAAGGTGTTCAATACGATCGTAGGCATGGCAGTAAGCGCAAATAGTGCTTACGGGTGGTTCACCAACCACGCTTTTTCCAATACCACGAACCCTTCAAGTCTGCTATCAGTATCATCGCGAGTACAGACAGCAACCCGATTACCGAAATCATAGATACAACCCACATCAGTTTCATAAACCATGTCAGCATAGACATAAATCCCCTTTCATTCCCACGAGTGTTTCGCAAGCCCCAAGTCAAAGGCTAACTGCGGATTCTCCCCGATTCGTGTATGACACGGACGGCACACAGCAATACAGTTCCCCTCATCCACCACAGAACCACCCTGTGAGCGACGGATAAGTTCGTGAATATCCTGCGACGGGCGACGCACATAAGTGACAAGCCCATCATGTTCAGCGAACACAGGACACGCAACACAATACGGGTGTTTCTTCAGCATCATCGCAACAAAGATGCGCCTATCCACATCAGCAACCAACCGCTTTGCCGACTTCTGCTTGATCGGCTTAGTTGATCGTTTGAGTGGCGACCGTTTTATCGGTTTGCGGGGCTTCACTGCTTAGCGACGATTAGTGTAAGTTGCAGTTTGTTCGTTTCGTAAACGCACACCGCACTTCAAGCATTCTTCCATCCACGGAAATGAACGGCGGAAAGCCAACGGGTGGTCGCATCCTGCCATCGCAGATTCAACCTTTTCGTTAGCGGAAACACGAAGGAACTCAGCCATAGAAATACCCAAATGTTTGGCGCATTCTTCCCACTTCTGCTTGTCTTCAGCAGTTGCACGGAACAGGACCTGTTCTTGTGCTGTGGAAGACAGATCAGTCCCGTCTTTGTCTTTCTTCTTCTTCGCAACACTTCTTGAACGCGTTGGTTCTAGGTCTCGCGCTACTTCTCCCATAGCGAACTCTAGATTGTCGTTGGTTTCGTCACTCATAGGACTTCCTCCACATATTCTTCTGCTTGTAAAACTGCGTCTCTTAGCGCTTCTGACCATTGGAACAGCAGGGTTGGAGCCCATGGGGCGTGCATCCATGAAGGGATTTCACCTTTTGATGCTTCTACTTCTGTGAATGGGAACTTTGCTGAAAGTTTCTGCTGAACGGCTGATGCTCTGTCTTGCCACAATAGTTGTTCATCTATCCACGCTTTTGCCTGATCCAACATGTGCCCGCTGGGGCTTTCTTGGGAGATGCCCAAGTAGGAGGCGATTGCTGAGACAACGGGACTCGCAGGCATCAGTACTTTGACCTCGTCCAAGTCTGTGTCAATGTCGCTGTCCCCAATGAAACGCCCAACTAGATCAACGATCTCTTCGGGCAGGCGGGCAACTATTACAGCGGATGTCGGTACTTCGGTCATATCTCTACACTACCCCATCCATCTAGATATATCATCAAAGCCCGTAAATTAGGGCATTTATGGGGTTGACAATATGACAGTACGGGTATATACTTATATATATGAAACAACTAGAAAACACTAAACAGACCAAACAGGTCGTAATGTTCGCAGGTGACATTCACGGGAACATGCAACACGCAGAGTGGGTAATCTCGCACGCACAAAAGAACGAAGTAACACACATCATCTCTGTAGGCGACTTCGGATATTGGGTACACCGTCCCTTCGGGAAGCAATTCGTGAACCGTGTAGCGAAACTCGCAGAGGAAGCACAAATCAAGTTCCTTTGGATTGACGGCAACCACGAAAACCATGATCTACTTCGTGACCTCACCGACAAGTACGGAAAGAACAACCCGATCCCAACACCTAACGAATGGTTGCAGTACATTCCTCGTGGATGTCGTTTCCAAATCGGTGAAACAACCTTCATGGGTTATGGCGGTGCGTACTCAGTTGATTGGTTAGACCGTGTAGAAGGTGACTCATGGTGGAGAGGTGAACTTATCAACCCGTTTGATGTTGATCTACTCAGCGACGAACCCGTTGACATCCTCATGACTCATGATGCACCGTACAACAATGGTGAAAAGATCACATACAAGGACGATATTCAAGTGTCTATCGCACAACGACATCTCGTCAAGGAAATTCTTGACAAGGTGACACCACAGTTTCACATCTGTGGACACCACCACACACGGGTGGATTGGATGGACGCAGACACAGAAGTAAGCGTCCTCGGTCGTGACACCATGGGTGCAGAGAGCGTACTTATCCTTGAACTAGGCGTTGATGAAAACGAACTAGCAGACAGTGTGTCATCACATTCATTCAAGTATTACGGCGAGGAGTTCAATCGTTTGTTAGAAGGGAATTACACATACTAATGCGTAAACCTAAAGAACAAATGCCCCCTGAACGCCCTACGGACGAATACGAAACAGAAGCCGATCGTCTACTCGCATACGCACAGTTTGTAGCAGATACAAAATGCGGTGCGGTAGACCTCGGTGACTTCTTCTACGAGTATTCGGGTGATATCACACTACTTATTCAAAGCAACAAGGTAATAGCACACAATATTAAAACCGAAACAGTTGTCGTAGCAAAACCACAACCACCAACAGAAGAAGAATGGGCGAACGCAATCCGATGATACTTGAAACACTTGACGAGATGCAGGAATATCTAGACACCTACTATCTCAACTCACCACTTATCGCAACACTTTCATTTGACAGAACACAAAAGTTTTATGGACCGTTTGAGAACGGCGCAGAAGCATTTGAATGGTTCACAACATATGTACCCAACGGAGTGAAAGTCTCTTGGTCGGGTCTACGCAACCCGTACATCAAGCGCACAATGAATGACTTCTATCTACCTATCCGTCTTGAAAACCAAGACCGTGAATACGACCACACAATCAGGGAGTCATAATGACATCGGCACTACTAGTAAAAGCGAACGGCGAAGTACGACACATTGACCTTCCCGTAACAGACGCACACATCATGGTTCACCACATGGTTGGTGGATGGTTTGATATCGTGCGACACCCTTCACGCAAAGACATGCACGCATATGTCCATGATGAAGGTTTACTACTCGGACAGGAAGCAAATGTCGCAATGTCATACCTGTTCGGGCAACTACTAGTAGGAGACATAGTACTCAGTCGTTCAACAGCAAGCGGAGATGAAACAGATTTCGCAGTAGACGAAGAGACAATAGAACTATACAAAAAGTGCAACACCGACGAAGACAGCAAAAAAGCACTCACCGATCTCGCATCCAAAGTTGATACGAGATGGACCATCACAACGGAATAACCTCACCAACTGGCACTCACGGGTGACAATTATTGGTGAGGATCCGTTATTCAATAGCGGGGCTAACCGCTTCTACCAAGCCTCTTGTTCTTCAAGTTGTACCTGAGCAATTTGCTTTGGTGCTGGGCGTGCAGGCGCAGATGCGGTTTTAGCCTTTGGGGCGTAAGAACCTTGACCTTCAGGCTTCTGCTTACGAACAAATGTCTCAATGTTCCCAACAGACAAACCAATGTTGTCAGCAAGAACTTCAACAGTTGAACGCTTTGCACCTGTTTCCTTGTCGTCCCACGAACGCTGTTCCAAGCGTCCTGTTACAACAACACGAACACCCTTGGTGAGGACATTCGCACAGTCCTCTGCGAGGTTGCGCCATGCAATGATGTTGAAGAACGAAGTCTTCTCTTGCTTTTCGCCATCTTGGTCTGTCCAATAATGGTTTACTGCGATACCGAAAGTCAACTTACCAACGCCTGTTGGCAAGAACTTCAGTTCTGGGTCAGCGGTTAGATTTCCAACCAATGTTACGGGTGATGCACTCACTTCGGATCCTCCTAGTGTCTTACCCCAACCCTTTTGGCTGAGGTGTCACCAATCTAGCGGATGCGGGGCTATTATGGCAACATGCTTACACCTGAAGAAGTCCGCCTGAACGTTCGTGATCTGCTGATGGAAATCCTTGTTTCTTTGGCAGTTGATGATGAAACAACCGACGCAGAAGTTGAAACCTTTGAGGAAGATATGGGTGGGGTGGCAGATTTGATGCTTGATTCGCTTGGGTTCCAAGTTACTTCGGTTGATAACGAAGAAGGAACGCGTTTTACTGCAACTTTTGAGATGATTGACGGCGATCCTTTAGCCGACGACGACCTGCTTTAGAACGCTGGCTCCTCGGGAGTCCCGTTATCGGAAGCAAGCACTTCTTTGATAGCGCGGGAAATGTACTTTTGGGATAGTTTCCACACCTCGTGATGCAGGTCCGAGATGGCTTTGGTATTCATGACTTTGTCCCACATGTGTTCGTCAAATAGGTCGTGCTCTCGGTAAAGCACTTCGTCTACATCTCGGCGTTCAGCCAATAGTTCAACATCCCACTTGTGGCGTCGTTGAATATACGAGATAACTAGGGACGCTGTTTCTTCGTCGCCACCGATTTCTGTATACAGTTGGTCTAACACATCTGATGTTATTGACATTAGTTTATTTTCCTTCTCTAATGCGTTCTGTACGAACTCTGTCAAGTCTTTGAGGATATTCTCGGGGATGATCGGCTTAGGCAGTTCTATTTCTTTAGGTTTGTAGTCGTCCCACTCGGGCGTATCCATACATAAAATAATACCACCACCCGATTGCTCAGGTGGTGGTATCTTCCCTACTAAGGAACTGTTTAAACTAGTTGAAGTACTGCGTGCTGTGCAGTGATCTTTGCTTTGTTCACCCAAGAGTTTTCCTCAATGGTTGCCAACGCTCTGTCACTTGCATCGCCCCTGCGATGATGGTCAAGGTATTCCACTACAGAGTTATAAATACTCCAACCGTTGTAACCGTAACCGCCTGCATTCTTTTGTGATGCATACAGTGCTCTGATCGTTCCCGTGATTTCTTCACGGTTGCGTCGTTGAGTGTCTGATTCCGTTGCTTTGATTGGGAACACAGTGTTGATGACCTTGTCTACCCGCTGTGATGACTGTGGAACAGGGATCGCCAACATTGACTCTGCCATGATTTTGAAGTTCTTTGCCCAATCCGTAGAGATTTGCAATGCTTCTTGTGCGGTGTTTAGGTACTCGTCCGCATTACGGGTGTGTCGTGCAGTGAATAGTCGCTCTGCGTTCTTGATACCCATGATCACAGTGTTTTGACATACTGCCCGAACATCGGTATTTGCATACCGAATCGGCCAGTAACCGTCATGTCCGTGAGATACAACCAAGTATCGTGCGATCCTGTCGTTAACGCCCGTTGGATCAATGATTAATGTTCCGAGGTCAATGCCTGCGAAGAATCGTGCACCGCCCTTGAGGACGCCACAAGTATCAATTACTGCGTCTCCCTTGGATGCACCAACCACTGCCATTGCTCGTTCAAGAACCTCACGGTTCTGTCGGACATCGTAACGGTTGCCCACTGTTGCCAATGGTGAGAACGAACCATCGTCGTTCATTCGGACTGTTGCTTTGTTGTCCTCAACGATCACGGGTGAACCGTCAGGGTTACGAACAAGGTTGCCCTCGTCGTCCACTACTGCGATCTTGGTGAGTAGTACTTGGTAGTCCGCTTGGGATGCTTCCAACATTGCGTCAATAGTTTGGAGTCCTTGCATTGACTGTCCTAGACGGTGCCATGGGGTTTGTGTACCTGCGTACGCAAATCGTGCTTTGCCGTCTGTGTTTACTTCTATGTTTGCTGCCATTCGGTAACCTCCTCGGTTCCTGTTTAGTTTATGCAGATTAGTTTATATGAAGAAACCTTGTACGTCAACCCATTTCAAAAGAAATATTTGACAGCAACATCGCACCAAATTTAGTGCGAAATTTAGTGCCAGCAGAAGTGGCGGAGGTTGTTGGGAGCGGGGCTAATAAGCCTTTAACAGCGCGTTGGATCCCAATTACATGCGTTCCACGGCTGCCAACCAGCGGCTTCAAACAAAAGTCTTCCAACTTTGAGGTTATTCAATGGATCAAGCAGATCCTCTTGGGTGCAAAAGCCTAGTTTGACGCAAGCAATGGCGTTCTTGTTACGACTTAAATCCCAATTAACACCGTTGATTTGAAGCAAACCTGAGTCCGACTTGTTGGTCGCCTTGGTATATCCCGTGATGTTGCAGTTCTTATCAACGATAGAACTACCGATGCGGTTCGGGCAACCACCTGATTCTCGGAGAATAATATGCCCTAGTTTCTTGAACTGAGCAGGTTTCCATCCAGCAGCAAGGGCGAGTTCTGGCAACCAGTCAATGTTGCCGTGTTTGAACACAGAAACATTCGCTGTTCCTTCTCTTGCCTCTCGGGTTTCAGGCATAACTGATAGCGGGGCTAGTGCAATTACCCCTGTTTCTATTGGGGCTTTTGCTTCGGCTATCGGGGTGAGAAAGATCATCCCATATATAAACGCCAATATCATTGCTGTTTTGGTTATCAAGAAGTTGTCCTTCGGTTGGTGGATAGGTTTCGGGTTCTTGTGCCCGTCTATGTCAAGTAATCTTGTATCTCTAAGTATAGCAAACCGAGTAACCAAACTGCAAACATTGAGTTAACTCCTTAAGTTATAAGGGTTTTATGCCGTCAATTCCCCTCTGAGCGAACATCCCAACGATCATCTGACCAACCGATTCGCTTCTTCGCTCCACAGCCCCGCCATCAGTCGCCGCATCAACGACGGACCTCTTCCGGGAAATCAGATTGTAAATCTCCTCATCAACAGTTCCTTCACACAACAAATAGGTTGCGGTAACAGAACCCTGCTGACCCAAACGGTGGCAACGACTATAGGTTTGGTCAACATCTGCGGGTGTCCAAGGAAGTTCAACAAACAACACATCTTGTGCAGCCGTCAAAGTGTGCCCAGTTTTGGCGGCTTGGATGGACAAAACAATCACGGGTGCGTCGGCGGTTGATTCTTCTTGGAAGCGGGACTTCGCATCTTCCACATCTGAGACCAACATTCCGCCTTGGATCTTCAACCCCCCAAACTTGTTGGCGAGTTCATCAACAATCTCTCTGTGGTGTGCCGCAACGACAACTTTTAGCCCTGCTTCTATATGGCTTTCAATAAACTCAATAACTGCATCCATTTTTGCTTTCGCTGCCAGTTTCCGCAACACAGAAATACGAACCAAATGTTCATTAGATTCTGCTTTTATCCGGGCGACCACCGCTGCTGAGCCGGGTGATGCGCCCAGTTCCAACGCAATTTGTTTGGCGCGTTCCACCAAATACTCTACGATGTCCCGCTCTGCTTTCCGATACTCAACCATCTGCGCCGGGCTACCAGCAACAATAATGTTTGAATGCCGCACGGGTGGCAGGTCCTTCAAAACTTGATCTTTTGTTCTTCGTATATAACAGTTCCCACGCAACTTTTCGTTGAGTTCATCTAGGTTTGAGTTACCGTTGATGTTCCATTGACCGAATCTGTCTCGGAAAGCACCGCAGTACCGTCGGTAAAAACCCCAAAGCCCACCAAATGTGTTTAGTTTGCCCAGGACGTCCAACTGGCTGGCGTACTCTGCTGGTCGGTTGGTGACTGGAGTCCCCGTCAAGCAGAGAATGATTCCATCTTGCGGGGCTGTTCTGGCTATCTTGATGGCTGCTTTCGTTCGTTGGGACGTCGGCGACTTGATGTAATGGGATTCGTCAAACACAAACGACTTGAACTCGGTGATTTGCTTTTGCCAATGAGAAATGTTAGAGTATCCAATAACAAGGACATCAAAGTCTTTATGTTCAGGGAATGTTTTGCGGTCACTAACAGTCACCACTTTCCTTTCGGGTAGCCACTTCCCGTATTCTTTTTGCCAATTCAATACCAAGTTCGGTGGGCAAACAACCACAGCAGGGTAAGAATCAGGGGTGTTTTCTAAAGTTGCAATCGCCTGCAAGGTTTTTCCGAGTCCCATGTCATCTGCGATAAAACATCTTTTGGCTGCCGACGCGTATTTCACCCCGGCTTTCTGGTACGGAAGAAGTGGGAGTCCCGCGACTTCTAGATCCGCATCTGTGGATCGGGACTGTTGCACGGAAGCATCATGTGTTTCTTTGAGTTGGGAAGCCAACTGACTCAGGTTAGGTGGAACTTGTTGGTTGAACTTTTCTGCCCATTCAATGCATTCGGCGATTGAACCTACGGGTGCTCTCCAAGCCATAGTTTTTGCGTGCCAAGTTACGCTCGGGATTTCCTTTACTGCTTTGACTTTCACAGGGTCGTAAGCGAAGGACATATATATGAAGTCTTTTTCTAGGGTGACTCCAAAGGTTGGGTTTAGTTTCTGAGGAAGATCAAATGTCAGAACTTGTGGATCAACGATAAAGCCGTTTCTTTCTGCGAAGTCCCGCGCTTCAACAACTGAAGACATTGGGATACGCCACGCTTTTGCAACTTTGTCCCACTTTGCGCCGTTGATGGCTTTGATTTGTTCAACTTCTTCTCGGTTGTATGGCGAAGTTGAGACCAAATGGTCGTCGGCTAGGAACAGGTATTTCTCTGACACTAGGTAAGTTTAGCCCTATCTAGGGTCACTTGTCTTGGTAGTGGGTGACGGGTGTTGCGCCTAGACGCTCTGCTAGTAACGCCATGAGACGCTCTAGTTCGTTCACGGTTTCGTCCAATGCGTCAAGGGTTACTTCAACGATTTCTTGTTCGGTGTCGCTCATTGTTTGCTCGTTTCTCTCTGTAACCAATTCAGGTAAAGATTGAAGTTGTCGTCATTGTCAGGGTTGAATGAATGCAGATCGCACCATTCGCCAAAGGTTGGTAGTTGTCCGTTCTGTTCGCTCATACTATGTCGCTCCATCTTTCGTATTTAGTAGGGTTTGCTGTTAGACAGTTTGCGCATTGTGCGGTGTCGTTGTCCATACCTAGATAGTGCAGGTATTGAGACCACAGGTTTATCCCACAGTCAAGGCACTCCGTTGTGTATGGGTTATCTAGTTTGCCTATGTTCACTTCTTTCCCCTCATCTCTAAGCCGATTAGTGCTACGGCAACTCCGACTAACACTTGACTTACTCCTACCCACTGAAGGATAGAGGCGAGTTCGTTACTCGTGAGAGAGGCGTAGGCGTTCTCTTTCTGCCAAAACCACGCACCAATTAGTGCGCTCGCAGAACCAAGTGAAATGATGTACTTAGACATCGCTACCACCATCTGTTGCGCCCTCTACTACGCATATAAATATGTCTTCATACATAACTGCTTTATCTACCGAGTGGTAGAAGTGTGTGGAAATTGCTGGACAGTTGTCTTCCGCATACTGTTCCCACGAAATTGGAAACTCTCTACCCTCAAAACTCTCAACATACACAATTCTTCCTAAGTGTGACTGCGAACAATCCACTTTGGAAAAATCCGAAATAAGTAAATTATTTGCAGAAGAGAATGTGTCAGAGTAACAATCTCCTTGCTTCATACTTTCGTAAGAAGTTTTTCCGTCTGTTGCGTCCATCACTGTTCCGATAATCGTAAGAACAGTGACGATGATTACCAACTTTACAAATCTGCTCCTGTTTCTATACCAGTTCCAAATTGCTTTCATTACTTTTCTCCTTGTCTAGTAGTTATATATTTTTGTTTATTACTTGCAATCTTCCATTACTTGACCGCCGTCCGTCATGCGTAGTTCACAGTTCGGGTGCGTAGGTAGGAAGATCGTGTCACCAACCGTCAATTCAGTTCCATAAACTCGTACAAGTTCGTCCACAACATTCATGGTGTTGCCTTCACAGTTTGTGCGTGCAATCCAATACAGGGTGTCGCCCTCTTTGATGTTGACTGATGCACCGTTGCAAAAGAACTCGTTGTCTTGTCGGTTCTGTTCTTTCAGGAAACTAAATGCGAACACTGACGCAATAGTTACTGTCGCCGTGATGAGCACGGTCTTTGCTGTTCGGTAACTGTTCTCGTTCATTTCTTGCTCCTTGTATTTCTAGTAGGTAATAAAAGTGTATCCAATATATATAGCAATGTCAACTACCTTTTCGCATTTCCTCAATGATGCTCGGGATACCTAACTCTTTTGCCGAGATGTTCCAATCGGGCGACTTGCGGTAGATCGTGTTCCACTTCTCTAGGTAGTACGAATACAAACCTGAACCAATCGGGAAAGTCCAAAACTTGTTGGTGCGGAATGCGAGATGCACCGCATGTGGTTGTGAGCCCCGCTCAAAGACTTCCATCTTTTCCAACGGGACTATCAAAGTTTCACCAATGAAGATTTCGTGCTCAGGACGGGAAAACTGTAACGCCGTCAAATCTAGAAAGTAGTTCTCCGTATGTATTACGGTGTGTCCGCCAAAACCTGAACCTGTTGTTTGGCTTGAACAATGAACTGTCCACGCATCATCAGGTAGTTGGTTGACTGCGGTTCCAAACATCTCCCAACCTTTACGGTTGAAAACTGTGGTTCCGACGGGAAGGACTTCGTGTTCCACCCCCAAACGAACCAACAGTTGGTGCGCAAAGTTGCATGCCAAGATGCACGAGTTCTTTTGAATATTGTTATTTTTGCGCCACAAAACCCATTGTTTAGTGACTTGTTCTAAAACCTTTAGTTCTTCCTGAACCATTTAGCCTCTTTTCTAGTACTTTCTTTTAGTTTATCTGAGTCCCCAAACATTTGCAAGTATTTCTCAGCCCCGCGTGAAGGAAAGGGGGGAAATCCGAGCGGGGCTCAGAAGTGGGACAGCCCCACCCAACAAGCAGGCATACACATGGGATACACCAAACCGAACGGTGGCGGATATAAAAGTTTGAGGCGAACATTTGTTTGTTTGGGGGGTTGCTATTTGACTGAGGTGTATATATAATGGTATTGTTAGATAAACCTAGAAGCCTGAAAGGGTGATAAGCAAATTATGGAAAGAACACAAACACTCGCACAAATCTTTGATGCAGACTCAGCAAGTTTGAGTCGCATTGAGAAAGCGATACACAGCATTTACGAAGTTCTTGAACAAGAACTATCACGAGTTGGCACACAAGAACAGTCAGCGGTGTTCAAGGGCGCAGTACTAAAAACCAGCAACATCATTTCTCAGACAATGACGGTACTGAACGAAGCACAAAGCGCACTTGTAGTACCTGAGTCCATGCGAACAGCAGAACCGTTCTAATGGGGTCACACACTTTGTCACACCCGTTGCGTATAGTAGACACTATGAGTAACGAAGTAGACACACAACTAGACGACGCGATACGCGAAGTTACTGAAGCGATCAACACCTATGGGAAACCTGTTTGGGTTGCGCAAGTACCTAAGCGTGTCCGTGATCTCGTACCAAACAACATCAAGGCAGAACTCTTGGCACAGGCACAACCAAGTGAAGGTTGGCGTACAGCACAAGACGGCAAGCAAGACATTTTGTCTTGGTGCAAGAACCATGTCTTTGAGTTGATAACTGTAAAAGAACTTGCAGAAATCGGTGACATATCAGAAGCAACCGTCCGCAAGATCGTTCAAGATCGTCCTGACATCTTCGTAAAACGCGAAAGTCGTCAGTATGAGATAAGAGACCCACAAGCAGACCGAAAGGCAGATAAATAATGAAACTCCGTAACAAAAAGCAAACATTTGAGACCCTAAATACCCGTATGCACGAGTTGCGTTACCGTATCGCAACCGACAAGGCGGAACTTGCAGATATCCTCGCATCGTTGGAGCAATACAAGGTTGATGTTGAAGTCAGCACCCGTTCCGTAAAAGACGAGTTCGGTGTTACCCCAATGTTCTCGTGGCAGGAAAGTCTGTCCGTCTGATGCAATACCTAGTCACTTGGCAAATGGTCTACGAGGCAGATAACCATCTAGATGCGGTAGCACAGGCGTACGGGTCTATTTGCGATCTCGCAGAGAACCCGTCCGTTGGCGCAAACTATGTCACGGTTGCATACGACGGCGACCACTCCATCAAAACAACCATAGAAATAGACGAAGCATTGGCGCTGTTAGGAAACGCATAACCGCACAACACCCTCGTATTACTCTTGGTACAACTACTAGAAACAAGGAGAAGTAATGCAAGACCTAATTATCACCCGAGAACAGTCACCGCATGAGCGAGAGTTCTGCAAAGACCCTGCGTTCTATGTTTGGGACGCAAATGCACACCAACTCGTGGCACGGGTTACCTTCAAAGACCGCACCATCAGCGTTTACTGCGATGGCGAAATGCGTCTCCATGTTTGGGACAGCAAAGAAGCACGCATTGACAATGCGAACTATCAGGTGATCAGATACTCCGACCGTCTCGCAGAAGCAGGCATTGAAACAGATGAGCAGTTGCAGAAAGCAATAGACGAAGAACGCATTGAGTTTGACAACAACGCATGGTTTGATCTGTACGCAGACGACGACACAGTTGGCGAAGCGGGTTGGTTGAACTGCGTGCACTTTGATATAGAGGAAGCAATACTGCAAGCATCAGAACTCATCGGCGACGAAGAGTGGGCGAAACTTGGAGAGTAACACCGTCCTCAAACCCAAAACAGATGGCAACGGCGTTCGTCGTTGTGCACTAGAAGGGTGCTCTACAGCACTCTCGGTGTACAACGACCACATCGTTTGTCTGCGTCATACCTACGATTATGCGATAAACTATCTACCAACTATTGCACCTAGAAAGAAGAAGTCTCTTGGAAACAGCACAACAAATTAGCACTATCACCGACCTCATAGACAATGCGATCAAACATATCTCGGGTCGCGAACTCGTGTCATCATCAGAAATGGTTGATCTACTCCTTGACATCAGGTCGCATAGTGATCTACAGTTCCCTGTAGAAGATCTACTCTCCGTGATCGTTGCACCACTAAAGGCAGAAGCAACCGCATAAATGAAAGTCAACTGCTCCATCTGTGAACAAGAAATAGACACAACGAACCACGCCTACTGTGTGAAGATCGTTTCATGGGTTGAATACCGAGATGGAAAATACTTGGGGACACCAAAAAAACCTTCCGCCCCACTCGGGTATGCCCACAAAATCTGTACTGAGGTACGCAACCAATTTGATGATGCGCCAACCCTCTTCTGAGTCCCGCGCTGTGCTTCAGCACAAGTAACTAAGCGGGGCTTCCGAGAAGCCTGAAGCAGGACCTGCCCGGAATTGTGGGACCTGGCAGCCGGATCTTTCAAAAGTTGTTCTTTTTGATGTTTTTTGTGTTGGCTCAGAAGTTTCCTGAAAACCTGTTCCGTAAAACCCTTATGGAATAAGGCTTTCAAAAACCATAAAATTAGTGAAAAATTGGTGTTTTCTAAAACGCGTAAAAAGTTGTCTTTTTTACAAAAATGTGCGTCGGGTCCTGTCCCAACGTTCCCAACCGGGTTTGTCTTCTTTCTTCTTCTGATGCGCCCATAGTCCCGCGTAGCCACGCGGTTTGCGGGGCTGTGTATGAGATGCATCGCTGCGGAGCAGGAAAGCCAGCGATGCCGAGCGGCTTCGCCCGCAACGCTGCTTCGCTGTCAGAAAGCGGCTTCGCCGTCCCTTCGTTTAGGTTTATCCAAGTCACACTCTGTCACACCCTGTGCGTATTCTGATTACAACTACTAGACCTCTGAAGGAGGAGTTATGGAAAACGGTAAAAGGTTCGGGTGTGGCGGGTGCGGAGAAGAGGTTTTCTTTGATGTAAACCGCAATGGTGTGCGTTATCTCGCGGAGCGTGCAGGTCGCGAGTACGAGGGTGGCGTTGGTCGTTGGAAGCAACCCCACCGTCACACGGAGGAGGCAGTCGCAAGGTGGGCGGAGATCGTCCGTCGCAATGCGGAGCGTCTCGCACAGTTGGTCGCGGACGGCGAAGTCGTCAAGGGTCAAACCGTTGAGGTGTTCAAGGGACGCAAAGTTCCTAAAGGCACGGTCGGCGTGGTCTTTTGGGTCGCACCCGAGGAGGACGGTTACGGCGTGGTCAAGGTTGGTTTCACCACCGCGGAAGGCGTGAAGCACTTCACGAACATTGCGAATGTTCGCGCGAAGGTGTCAGCACTCTCCGCATAGTTCCTTCACAGGCACGAGCCCTCACCCTTCGGGTGGGGGCTTTTTGCGTTCCTAGGGGGGCTTGTGGTGCGTCTCAGGCACAATCAGCGATGGTGCGTGCGTAATGAGTACACAGGGGCGATACAGCCCCTCTAAACGAAAGGCTAGGCATATGTACGATCCGTGCATTGAAGGACACAAGCACACAGATAGCGCAGTTGCATCGGACTCCAACCCAACCACCGTGTGGCATTGTTTGTCATGCGAGCAGGAGTTCGCAAACTTCCAAGCACTCTTGGAGGCAAGTAAGTAAACTTCGGTTCGGCACGAGCCCTCACCTTTCTGTCGGGTGGGGGCTTTTGCTGTTTCTAAGTCCGAGTGTCGCAACCGTTTCAAACGCAACTGTTTGTCGCCAACGACTTGCGAGTCCCGCCGTGCGACGATGCACGCGGGACTGATGCGGGTAAACAAATACTTGCGGGGCTCCGTCGCCGTGCGCGGGCGGGCGCGTCGCACGGGCGGATCGCGGATCTGAGTCCCCAACTTGAACGGTAGCGGATATAGATCGTGAGTCGGATCGCAGATCGTGAATCCTGATCTCGGTGTGGCTGATCTGCCTGATCGGGCGATGTCACACTATGCAACACCCCTTGCGTATTGTGTGTGTATAAGCAATATCGCTTATCTACTAGGAATGGAGTTAGATATGTCAGTTATGACTCAAGGTGCGAACTTCGCACAAGCAATACGCAAGGTGAAGGATCGCGAGATCTCTTACCGTTGGTACAGTCCTTCGCAGTCAATTCAGTTTGAAGGCGAACTAGTCGGTGGGATGGTGTCACTCGGTATCTCGCACGATGCAGATCGCAAGCGATTCACAGCGTTCATTCAGTTCGCGCATTACGATCGTTCGCGTGGTTATGAGTCGGTGCAGTTCACGATCTTTGACACGGTGAACTACCCACACGGCATGGTTGCATCGCAACCGATCGCACGATACAGCGCGAAGGCGTTAGATCAGTTTGAGGCGCAAGTCATTGAACTACTCACCACCAACACGGCACTCATTGCGAACGATGCGGTGCGTGAGGCGTGGAATCGTGCAACACTTATCGCGATGGGCGGTGACGGCACACACGGTGCATAACACTCACTAGGTGAGTCGCCTAGCGCGTTCGGCGTGGGATTCAATTCCAACTAGGCACAAGGCGCAAGCCGATTACCAAGCAACTAGACAATGGAGAAAATTATGGAATTATCAGTGCGTGAATTACTTGCGGAGAATTATCTCGGCATAGGTGCAATAGGTATCGGTGTTATCGGTGCGATCGTGGATGATCTCATTCATGGGCGTATTGACGATGACTTCATTCAAGGTATATCGTCCTCGCGCGATGAGGTGGCGCAAGCGTTCACTGATCTCATCGTGAGCGTCATACCGCACCTTTACGCGATGAATACCCCAAGGGGTTGGGTGCAGTCCTAGATCACTCTTAGGCGTTCAGTAGCCCGTCTGCCGTTCGGTAGGCGGGCTATTTGTGCGTATGAGGGTAGGTGAGTGGCTCATAGTGTGAACGCAGATCGTCTGCAAGCGTGAGCCTTGTGGAGTGTGTGACGGGCATTAGCACGGCGTTGCCCTCGCCAAATAGTTCGGGCTCAGTTTGCGCGAGTGCGTCAATGACATTGCTGATCTGCAAGTTAGTGGAGTGTTTGCGACTGAAGGGATGAGCCATATCCCAACACTATCCCAACAAACGGCGGATGCGACGGCGACAGTCCCGACGAACAATCTGAGACTTGTGAGTCCCGCGACGCGATGCGCGGGCGCGGGGCTGTGGGGTTTGGCGATCCCCGCAATCAAGACATCAAGACATCACCCAACTTGAACGGTGGCGTATATAGCCTGCTGATTGTTTGACTTAGTGCTAAATGGTGTTGCCCGATCTAGTTATCCACAGGCTGTGGATAAAGGTGGGGATATTATGCCCCCTGATATATTAGAAGTATATTTATTATTAGCGTCTATAAATGTCACAACTATATGACACCGTGCGTATATAGTGTAAGTAGCGAGTTAGATAAACCTAAACAAGGAGATACTAGAAATGGCAAAGGTCAAAAAGGCAAAGGCAACAAAAGTCGCCAAGCCCTATGCACAATGGGCGGTTCGCAACCACCTCATTGAGCAAGCACAAAAGAAAGGCATCCTCCCAACACATTGGAAGGTCGTTACCGAAGGTGCAGTAGAAGTAGCAAAGGTTCGCAAACTTGACGACAAGTGCGAAACCTGCAAACACTTCAAGTTTGACTTCTTTACAAAGCAAGCACCGACAGACGGCAAAGATGTCAAAATCATCGGTTGCGCAAACTGCGAAGTATTCATCACGGTTTATCTAAATGAGCGCACGCACGGCAACACAACAGTTCACGCATATCAGATAGCACAAGGTGTCACCGAGTACCTCGGCGTTGCGTGTAACTCATGCGGATACCGTCCGTTGATTACAGCAGGAATGTCACAAGAGCAAGTAGATGAGCAAGCAAAACATAGTTGTCACGAGTGGACAAAGAACAGGAGACGAGCATAATGAAAATAGATACATCATGGACACCCGAGGAGCGTCAGGCGTTCGCAGATAGGAACATCCTGAAGGCACAGCGCATAGCGGACAAGCGGAAAAAGAACGACAAGAAGGCGTGTCGCAACTTTAGGTGGCAGGGATAACCCTGCTACACCGCTTCAGTAAAGTAGTTGTATAAACCTAAACGAAAGGCACTAGAAATGGCAAAGCAAAGTTACCTAAACCTAGTCATAGAAATCCTTGACATCACAAACAATGTTGAAGGAGCAGGACTAGCAAACGAAATAGATGTCGTACTCAACAAGTACACCAACTATCTCAACACAACACCACTCCCTGCAAAAGTTGCGACATGGTTAGATAATTTGATTGACCTCATGAACAACTGCGAAGGTGCAGAGTTAGAGCGTGAACTAGCAAACCTCGTATCACCCGTAATAGCGTCCGCATAACAGCGAGACGCTTCACCACAGAAAGGACATAGATGAAGCAATATCAGATCGGCGAAATCGTCAAATACCGCAATGAAAGTGATTGCGAGTTTTGGGGATACGCAGAAGAAGACTCTAGTTCGGCATACATATACATACTCGGTGGTGGAGGAGCGTGGTATGTCTCCACTACATCACTACAACGAAAGAAAAAGGACACACAATGAGTAAAACATACGAAGCAGAAACCGTAGACGACTCAATGATCGGATCAACAATCATTGACATCCGTCCAATGACAAAAGCAGAAATGAACAAAGAAGGTTGGCGGAAACGGGAAATCCCTATGGTTCTCGTCCTCTCTAGCGGAACAATCCTCTACCCTTCGCAGGACACAGAGGGCAATGACGCAGGCGCATTGTTCGGAATGACATCAGACGGAATATCGTTCGGGGTCTACTAAAAATCAAAACTTCAAGAACCCGCAGGAGACCAACCATCTTCTGCGGGTTTTCTTTTGCTTCAGTCCCGCGTCGCGTATCAGATCGCGGGGCTATGGCAAAAAAGAACCCCAACCCGTTTCCGAGTTGGGGTCTTGTTGGCGGTGTTAGTAGACACCGCTTTCACGAAGTTCAATCGCAACTCTGAGTTCGTGAACCCATTGTGCATTGTTTTCGTTTATCCCATTTTGTGCAATTTCTTGCTTCAACGCACGGGTCATTTCTTTTATTGCTCCGTAGTTGATTTCCAACTGCGTCTCCTAACTGTTTGGTAGGCGTTGTTGCCTACACACATATAACGCACACAGTCATATAAAGTGTGATGATGTTTCTAAGATATTTCCATAGGTTCTAAATATGCCGTACGGTCGTAGTACCGAGAGTAGAAGTCCTCTGCTAACGCCAATGACGCAGGGTGCAAACATTCTCCCCAATCAATCGTGTGTTCGGGGTATCGGTTGTACAACCACTCCATAAGTATCCGTGCATATCCCTTGCCTTCAATGAATGATTTGACCCAACCAATAGTGATGTAATCGGTTTCCATGAGGTCAATGTCATATGAGACATATCCCACCCACTCGCCGTTATGGTGAAGTCGCACTTGCGCCTCACACTCCTCAAATATGTAAGTCATAAATACAGAATAATAAATGGGTGTTACAAAGTACTCGTATAAACCTAAGCGAATAAACTGAGTGTGCATCTCCTCACCAAAGCGCAAGCGTGTATAAAGTTTGATGAAAAGTTCGTCGTAGTCCCGCCACCAAAGATGTGGCGCGGGGCTGTCCGAGAAGATGCTTGTAGCGCGGGGCTCTCGGGCGCAGGCGCACGGGGATCGGCGATCCTTCAACCATCTACCAACTTGAACGGTGGCGTATATAAACCTCAACGAATTATCCACAACCTATTTTGGACTCTGTCCAAAAAAGATTGTCACACATTCCGTGTCACTGTGCGTATTACAGGTACACCAACAAACAAGGAGCAAGCAATGAAGATCACAACATTCACAGAAGCACAACTAGAACGCATTGAGCAAGCGTTGTTCGCACAGGCGTTCAGGTCGTATGCGGTCGTGATGAACCCTTTAGAGGACGCAGACGAGCGTGAGCGTCACGAAGCGATTCAGAACCAATGTGACGACATCTGCGAGATCGTCAGCGAGTACCTGAACGACCTAGACGCAAAGCGTCAGATCGGGGACGACCTTACGGACGCAGGGATTGCGAGGTTTCTCGCATAAGACTTGACAAGTCCAAAAACAGGTACTAGACTATCTATCATAGATAGAAAGTCAGTACGAATAACCGTGTTACACCCCTGATATACAGTGGTGGCAAGAAGCAAATAAACCTAAACAACTAAACGAAAGAAGGAAATAGAAATGGCACTAACAACCTCAACAGCAAAAGCAGTACTTGCGAAGCGTGAAGCACTAGAGATCGCACAGCAAGAACTCGCACAGGCAGAAGCAAGTTTCAAGTTGGAACTCGCAAAAGAAGGCGTTGACTACGCAGTGGTTGACGGAATCAAAGTGGCAGTAGTCAAGGGCGAGCGTCCTTCCTACAGCGTTGAAATGTTGAAAGATCTTGTTTCCGACAAGGTGTTCAAGACTGTCACCAAATCAGCAGTGGACGGAAAGAAGTTCAAGTCCGCAGTAGAAGTTGGTGTAATCAAGGCAGATGTCGCACAAGCAGTAACCACGATCACCGCATACGAGCAAATCCGTGTAACGGAACTCAAAGGCGCAAAGACCGAGAGCAACACCAACGCAGAAGCGCAGGTGGCGTAACTCAAACCGTGTTACACCCACCATGTAATGTGGTGGGTGTACAAGGAAGTCACACATTCAGCGAGTGTGTGCGTAATACAAATAGACATAAACAATTAGACCGAACAGAGTTCGGAGAAGGAAAGAAAAATGACACAGCAAGTTCTAGAAGGAAAGGTGCGCAACGATCTTCCACAGTGTTGGAAAGATGTTGAGAACGCACTCAACGCAGGCATTGACCGTTTGATCTTATTCGGTCCCCCAGGAACAGGTAAGACTTTCGCAGGTCTCAACTACGGTGACATTACCGCAGGTGCGTGGCGTTTGATCTGCACAGAGGACATGTCCAATGCGCAAGTAGAAGGTCACTACAAGATGAACGGCGAAGGCGGTTGGTCTTGGACAGACGGCAAAGCAGTATCAGCGTGGAAGGGTGACGGTTTGCGTGGCGGTCGTCTCGTAATTGACGAGATTGACAAAGCAGGCGCAGATGTGTTCGCAACACTCCTCGCATTCACTGACTCACCTGAATCAGCAAAGTGGGAATCACCTGACAACGGTCGGACGATCACACCAAAAGACGGGTTCAGTGTTGTTATGACCACCAACATTGAGACAATGGAAGAACTACCTGAAGCGTTGAAAGATCGTTTCCCTGTAGCAATCCGTATCAACCAACCACATCCTGACGCACTGTTGGCATTGTCCGCAGACTTGCGTGAGTATGCGGTTCGCATGGCAGACGCAGGTGAGCGCAGAATCTCACTCCGCACCTTCTATGCGTTTGACCACCTACGCAAGACACTTGGTGACGCAGACTCGGCACGAATGGTGTTCGGAAAGCAAGCGGAAAGCGTCCTAGACGCAATCGCAATCAACAAGGTTGCGGTCTAAATAACCCTGCGACACCCCTGCCGTAAGGTGGGGGTGTAAGCAAGTCTCCCTAAGCAAGAGACATAAACCTAGAAACGAAAGTTGGAAATATGCAAAAGACAGAAATTAGACCACTCCCCGAAATGTTGGGGCGCAAAGATAAAGACTCGGGCGCATGGCAAGTAGATACTTGCGCACCTGTTCGTGGCAAACCAATGACCAATGTTGTTACAAAACACATGGTTGTTCCTGTTGGTGACGAACAAGTTGATCGTGTAATTCGTGCGCATGAAATGGCACACGCACGGTTCTCACCCGCAGACGACTTCCCGAAGTGGATTGAACGCAAGATCGCAACAGAGAACGCACTGATCGTTGTTGAGGAAGTTCGTGTGAACTTTCTTATCAAGAAAGCAGGATTTGATGTTGATCTGTTGGCAGACGGAAGCGAACTCACTACAGGTATGCGTGTCGCAGAGCAAGGCGATTGGACGAGTGCGGTTTACACAGCAGTCGGTTATTCGGTTTGCGGTGGTGGCAAAGACTTCCTCACAGGTGTACGCAGAGTAAATCGTGCATGGGGAACAACACTCCGAGACATTGTGAAAGCAGTGGAGAAGGAGTTTGTCAAGGCACACAAGACAGGCACTCTCGGTTCAACCGAAGTAGATGAGCGCACAGGTCTCGCACCAATGGGGTTCGCACACACAGAGCGAATCGCAGAATGGATTGACCGTTTGGCAAATCCACCTGTTGACGAAAACGAAAACGAAGACGGTGAAAGCGAAGCGAAGCAAGAGAACGAAGCGAAGCAAGAAGGCAACGCAAAGAAAGATACCAAGAATGGCAACGGTGCAACGGATAAACCACAGCAACCGAAAGCAGACCCAAAGAAAGTAAAACCGACTGAACCTTCACGCAGAAGCAGTGGTGCAGTACCGACTTGGGGAAAACTTATTGTTGGTACTCTTCCACTTACACGCAAAGCACACGGCGGTCTCGGTCGCAAGCGCACAGCAAGCAACATTGGTCGTAACCCACGCAGAATCGGCAACGCATTAGTTGACCCCGAGAAGCGAGTGTTTGACCGATACAAGAAAGGCAACGGCGGTATCGTCTTGATTGACGGTTCGGGTTCAATGTCTCTAAACAATAAAGACATTCTTGATCTCACTGTTGCAAGTCCTGGTTGCACGGTTGCGGTGTATTCGGCAGACCGAAGCAATGTCAAACCAAACCTTCTCGTTCTTGCGAAAGACGGAAAAATGGTTGACAAACTTCCTGAACGAAATGGTGGGAACGGTGTTGACGGCGAAGCAATTCGTTGGGCAATCAAACAGCGTAAGCGTTCGTCAACTCCGATCGTGTGGATTACTGACGGTCAGGTTCACGGACTTGGAACAGCAGGTGCGTACGGTGGATACCACGACATTCTTGCAATGGACTGCATAAAAGAAGTCTTGAAGCACAAAGTGTTTATGGCACACAATGTGAAAGACGGACTTGCACTCTTGAAGCAACTATCGGTTGGTAAAAAACCACAGCGTTGGTATCCAAGAATGTGGCAACAGACCTATCAACAACTAAACGGAAAGCGGTTGGGGTAACTCCCAACCCGCTTCAGAATTGACATATAACTCATATGTTATTCTGTTCGCTAGAGAGATAGAAAGGACTTCTCCTTTCACCTTTCTGTTTCTCCGCTCAGGGCGCACTCGCAAGGGTGCGTCCTGTTGTGTTTATCGGATCTGTTTCATCACTCCTGCGTCCGTGTAACGAATCAAAGATAAGCACACAGTCACAACAACAGCGTCTCGGAAAGTGAAGTTATCTACACCAAACACTTTTGCAAGTTGGTATGTGGATACAGAAAAAATTGTTCCGATCATTGCGAGACCGAATAAACCTGCAATAAACTTTTGCATCTTTTTTCCTCGTGTTAGTGGTGGCAATAGATCAGCGTCTCCCCACTCGTCCCATTCATCTTGGTCTATGAATAGTTCGTTGAGTTCGTCGTCAGGGACACTGTGAGACCACTCGCTCATCTTCTTCCAAGCGTCTCTACCGTTGTTATCTCCGCTACGAAAGTTAGACATTTGGGATTGACTTCTTCTTGATGATCTGATGAACTCGTTGACGAGAGAGATTGAATTGTTCTGCGAGCAAACCTACTCGCTCTCCACCTGCGTGGCGTGAAAGAATGTCTGCGTCACGGCGAATGTCATAGCGTCTGCCAGGTTTCTGTTTCTCCCAATGCCAACCTGCGAGAGTCTCTAACGCTTGCTTGCGTGCGTCAGGCAATGTACCCATTCTGTACTGCTGACGGTTGTACGCAACCCAAGCACCAACAGCAACATTCTTCCCCTCATAAACTTCAATGTGGGTCGCAGGAACAAGTGAACTACCTGCCCTGTTCGTGTATTGCTGAAGCGCATTGAAACGGTATTGCCATCTGTCTGTTCGTGAAGTTCTCATAGTCCCGACATTAGTAGACCAAACGGGTGTTCGCAGACAGTAGTCCCGCGCTCTCGCGTGTATCGCGGGACTGTTGCGGGTGCAGGGTTAGATGCGGGGCTGTCTAGTTTGCAACGGTTGTTATTTAGCATCATTTGTTTGTTACCAACCTGAACGGTGGCGGATACAGATGCTCACCCAACCTCAAAGCAAGATCGTTTAGATTTATACGGATAAGTTTTACGAAAGACTTGACAAATGGTTTCTGATCCGATATATTTATGAATAACAAAACAAATACACCTACTAAAAAATAACCGTGTTACACCCATGAGGCATACTGATTGGGCAAGCAACTAAACCTACTAAATCAAGGAGCAAAGAAATGCCAAACCTATGTAGCAACTATCTCCAAGTAACAGGAGACGACAAAGAAGTGATGCGTTTTCATGACGCAATCACAAAAGGTGAGATGAAAGATTACGAACAGTTTCGTATTCTTGACAATCTTCTCCCAACACCCGAAGAACTACAGAACACACCTAAAGGTTCTTTCGGTGAAAGCGACAAGCAAAAGACAATGGAACAACAGAACGAAGCGAATATCGCAAAGTTCGGATATAAGGATTGGTACGATTGGAATTGTGCGAACTACGGTTCTAAGTGGTCTGACTACGAAGGCGTAATCAACACCTACGAGGCAGGTCTATTAGATGTTGTGTTCATGTCTGCGTGGTCTCCGATCATTCAGGGCATAGTCAATGTGTCTAGGGAGTTCCCAACATTGAACTTCATTCTCACCTACGAAGAAGGTGGGATGGGTTTCATGGGTGGATCAGCGATCAAGGCAGGCGTACTTCTCAATAACATTGAGTGCGAGTACCCAAGCATGAGTGGCGACGACGACGACTATGACGCACAGTATGAGAAGGTCGTTGGCGAACTAGACGAAATTACCAAAGTTTTGGTACAGGCGTTCTAATAACCGTGTTACACCCTTCCCCTACTATTTGGGGAAGGGGAAACCCGAAACTAAACCTACTAAACAAGGAGCAAGAAATGTCATTACTAAAACAAGGGATCATAGAAGATTACAAAAACTCAAATGTGATATTTGAGTTGCGTACAGACATCTCGGAAATGTTCATCATTGAAACAGAACCTGAAAGCGAAATGTTCAACAAGTTCGTTTTGATTTGGGGCGACTATGTGGCAAATGTTTGGGAAGAAGAATACGAAGTTCTTTCCGAAGCAACAGCACGCATGGCGCAACTCATCCATATTGTTGAGCGTGAACCGCAAGGCGAGATCGTAGGGTTTGCGAAACACGGCGACGAGTTCACTTCAGCGTGGGCAACATTCGTAAAAGACACAACAGTCACACTAGAAAACTAAGGAGCGAAATCATGAAAGCGAAATGTGCAGAGTGCGATCGCGTGTTTGATATGCGTGACGAAGATCAGGCAAATGATTATTGGTACGGACACGATTGCGAGGAGAAGCAATGAAAAACATTGACGGTGACAAGTTGCGTAAAAAGTTAGAAAAACTTATCCCAAGTTGCGACATGGATGTAGACAACGAGGGACAAGTAATCATTTATACAAACCTAAAAGAAACCAAAAACGGAAACTACAAGGAGATCAAGTAATGGAAACCCAAAAAGCGAAACGAAAGCACCTACTTGTAACCCAAGAGATCAGGGACACTCTCCCCCCTCTCTACAACAGCGAGAAGCACCCTGAAAAAGAAGCGATCGCAATGGTCAAGTTCTTCTCACCGTATTCCCAATGGACTTGGTATGCGATTGAGTTTGACGGCGTAGACACCTTTTGGGGTCTCGTAGACGGGTTTGAGATGGAGTACGGGTACTTCTCGTACAGCGAACTAGAAGCAGTCAGCGTCTTTGGCGGTGTTCCTGCGGTAGAGCGTGATTGTCATTGGAGTCCTCGTCCTGTGAAAGAGATTGAGGCACAAATCCTTAGTAGGGCGGTTCGGGTGTAACAACCCAACCGCTTCAGGTTGCAAAACATTTTTGTAACCGCTACAATAAATACACCTACTAGAAATGGAGTAATAAAAATGGGCAAGTTCCTAATCAACACTATGGACGGTACGGTCTGCGATCTCGCAGGCACAGTACTCATGAACACGGAAACATTGGACGAGGCAGGTCTCGCACTCTTGCACGAATGGCAAGAGGGCGGAAACGACAGCACGGCGTGTGAACTTGGCGAAAAGTACGGGGTATCACTAGACCGATACACCGACAACGATCTCACCTATGCGAACTCAATCGCATTCAGTGTGAAAGCGTTGCGTGAAGAAATCACCGATCGTCTTGACAGCGGTTACGCAAGCGACGAATACAAGTTCGCAAAAGAACTCACAGATGAGCAACTAAACGAGTTGGGACAATACATCCTCTCGTCTGATTACTTGTGGAATGTTTACAGCGAGGAACTCGTATCAGGTATCAGGAATTACGCAAGCGACATCATGGGGAGGAATATCTAATGCATACATATCACCGATTAGCAGTAGAAGCGTTTGACGAAGTGGACGCAAAAGGCAGAGCACTACAGTTCGCAGAGTCGCAGGAGTGGTCAGATTGGTGTTCAATCGTGGAAGACGATCGTGTCGCAGACATGAAAGTTGCAACAAACTACAAAGATGATCCCGAAGGTTTCAATAAACTTGTAGAAGTTGCGTGCGAGTGGACACAAGAAACCATAGACAAAGTTGTCAGCGAGTATGGAGACATTTCCCTAAAGGACATTCTCACCAACCGTAAATACGATTTTGAGTACTACGGTGAAAAACCTTATACAGAAATGACAGACGAAGAAAAAGATAACCGCATGAAAGAAAGTCTCGCGGTCTTCAGAGTCACAAGAGCATTCAAGGTTCTCAACAGAGAATACTCATCAGACACCATGTTCTACGACACGGTTGAATACACCCCCAACCCTGAGTGGTTGAAGAAGCGACTAGAAAAAGACCCTGACTCACAGTGGATCGTGATCGTGGACTACCACTTCTAAACGAAGTGGCTTTCCAAACCAAACGGTGGCGTATACAGCCATCAGAAAGAAAAAAATAAACTATATGGACTTTGAATTTGAAGATATGAACGACGGTGACAACGACATCCTTCTCCGCATGGAACACGAGGACGGAACACACATCACATTCCTCACAGCACACCCATCAGCGTTCACCGAACAAGATGTATTAGAACCGTTGATAACAGAACTAGACACCAAACAAATCTATGTGGCATTCAACGGAGAACTATTAGAAAAACTTATCCAAGAGTCCGTAGAGAAAAACAGTGAAACCTACGGGAAGAAAGCATCAGCGTTCCTCCCACTATCACTCATCATCAACACAGGCATCCACGCAGTAGACGAATACATGAACAAACGGAAGGACAAGTAATGGCAAAGTACCGCGTTACCACAATGGTGACAACAGATATAGAAGCACCCAACGAGAACGAGGCGATGTCAGGTGCGGTATTCAAGACGCGCATCCTCATAGGCGACGACCCATACAGCGCGACAGGATCAGAGCACCGCAACAGTTGGGTCACAGGCATCGCGATAGACAACGACGGGGAATACATGGTTTACGAACAACAACCATCTCTTCCAAACCAAACGGTGGCGGATATAGATGTTTACCTGTAAATATTGCGGGTGGGCAATAACTGAGATAAGATATAACAAGCAGGTCATATGGGTAGACCAATGGTCTGATGGAGAAGTTTGTGGATGGGATGGCAACAACTCCCCACATGAACCTATAAAACTAAACCAACAAGAAACAAGGAGTAGCAAATGAAACCTTGGAACAAAATCCACGGCAAACAAGTAGACATGGGCATCTGCCCCCGATGCGAAGGGCTGATCCCTTCAAACGCGCAACACGGACAATACATTGGGGCAATCTCCCGACTCACCCGCGGACAAGACGCACACAAACCAATAGAAGTATGTTCGGCGTGCGGTAACGAAGAAGGAATGCAAGAACACTTTGAAGGTTTCGCAACACCTGTAGCGGACTGGCCGATCATGACAGCAAACGCAATCATCAGACGATCAGAAGCATTTGACATCCTGATGGCATACCAAGGAGAAGCAGAGGACAGCGATGACGACGGAGAGTTCTAAGAAGAAACCGACAAAAAAGAAGAACGCGCTTTCCAAACTGTACGGTGGCGGAAACAACGACTTGACACGCTCAATGCGTGATCACCCAACCTACAAAAAACCTGACCTACGATTAGTAAAGTAGTAGCGGGGACTATGCAACTGTTCCCGACGAAAAGTTCATAGCCCCGCTTACTACTACGACGAGCCTTTCAGATGGGGGTCTTCAGAGCCCCGCCGATAACTTTTAGCCTAGCAACAGTTATCAGCCCCGCATGCACTGTCGTGCAGAACGCGGGATAGCCCCGCTGCCGCGGTAGGTGACCCCAACATGTTGTGGTTACCCGCGGGTACACGGGACTGTCGGACACAATATTACGTTACTAGAGGTTTATTTTTGAAACGTGTGTTGCGCGGGGCTGTTGGTCTGCTATCTTGTACCACTACCACACGGGACTGCGCCGAAAAAAATAGTAAGCGCAGGTAAGCATCTAAGATGCACGGTGGCGGATACAACCTTGATGATCATCTCCATTTCAAATTCTTGTTTCGCGTTTCACAAAAATCGCGGATCCTGATTGTGCTGCTCGCGCATCTTTTTTGATTTGGTAAAGGTTCTCACACTCTCCAAAGTTTTGTTTGGCTGGTGTTACGTTGCTGTTGCTTTTCGTTGATACCAACGATATAATCCTGTACGTCATATACGTCGGACCGGTCCGGAAAAGTATTTGACTTTTACTTAAAAGGGTGTAGACTTCGGAAGATGATGGAACTGTTTTCCAACGATGACGGTGGCGCATATAGCAATCCTGTTAAACCTAAACAGAAGCGTCCTCGTATATCCACCAAACAACGAGCCGAAAAAGCCAAAGGAATATCTGACGAAGCAGTCAAAATCGTTTGGGACTATTGGGTTAACGCTATGGGCGCTTCCAAGTTGGCTGTCTTAGATCACGACCGCAAAGTCAAGATCGCCGCATCAATCTATGACTACGGTATAGAAGCATCCTGTAGGGCTATAGATGGTTGTGCGTCTTCCCCGTTCCATATGGGCAATAATCCGCAACAAAAGAAATATAACGGTATAGATCTTATATTTCGTGATGCTGACAAGATTGAGGGTTTCATTCAACGGACAGAGAAGCGTGATGCACGGCAGGAGTTTCTAGATGAGCAGTAAAGCCGATACAACGAAACTGGTGGATCTTGCTTACACGCTTTGGAATAAGGAGCCGTCTAATGATCCTGATCAGAAGAAACTTGTGTATAGGGCTTGGCATCTTGTGTTGCAGGATTGCCCGTACGAACAACTAGAAGCCGTCTTAGTTAAACTAAACAGAACTGAACGGTTCCTACCTACCCCAGGATCCGTGTATGAACACTGGCAACAAACCCAACCTAATGCGGAACCCACAGCCGCTCAAGCATGGAACATGTACTGCAACATCCGTGACACCGTCAACTCAGGTACCGCAAACCCCGACACACACATTCCTGTAAAACTACAACAAGTAATGCGGATAGTTGGGTTAAGCCTCTCCACAGGCGCAGACAGAACACACTTCACAGAAACATACAACCAACATATAACAAAGGCATAACATAATGATCCAATACATATACGGCATCATCATAGGACTATCACACGGCACCCTACTCGGACTATACCTAGCCAAAAAAAATGCCAACCGCCCACCAGCCGGAAAGAAACACAAATGAAAAAACGACACGGACGACCACCACACAAAGCACCACCAAATACAAAAACAACCCTAACCATAAAAATAGACGCAGACATCAAGAATTTGATGGTTGATCAGGCGGATGCTTTTGATTTGTCTTTGTCTGAGTATTTGTCTATGTTGGTGGTTCGGGATTGGGGTGGTGTTGATGGGGTTTGAGGCTAGGCGTGCTCGTGATGGGGATTCGGTGTATGTGACTGTTCCTGTTCCTGGGTGGTTGAAGAATCAGTTGGTGGATTTGGCTGTGTTGCGGGAGTTGTCGTTTCAGAAGTTGGTGGGTTTGTTGCTTGTGAATGGTGTTCGGGATGCGGAGGGTCGGGCTTTGTTGGAGGTTTCGGATCCTGTTGAGCCTTTGTCTGGGGTTGTGGCTTATTTGCGGGGTGAGCGGAGGTTGGAGCCTTGTGGTTTGCCGTCTTGTGATAAGAAGGCTGTGGAGGTTTTGGGGTCTACTTTTTGTGATGTGTGTGGGGTTTGTTTACGATAGGTCCCACATTTGGGAGATGGATGGGCGTTTTGGTTTGATGCCTCTGCGTTTTTGTTCTGCGGCTAACTGTCTGCTTGTTAAGCCTGCCCATACTCCGTGCATGTCTATTGGGTGATATTCTAAGGCTTCTTTGAGGCATTGTGGTCGTACTGTGCAGTGTGCGCATATGTCTCTTGCGGTGAGGATGTAGGTGATGTCTTTGTGGTGTTGGGGGAACATGAGGTTTGTTTTTCCTCGGCAGGCTGCGTGGTTTTGCCAGCGTTTTGTTTGTGTATCGTCTTGGGGTTTGTGGTTTTGTTGTTTCATTTAGGTTTATCCGTTTTTTGTTGTGTTTGTTGGATGTGGGTGTGGTATGGGTTGCCTGTGTTGGGGTCGTATTTGCTGGCTGTGGCTAGGGCTTTGATGGCATGTTTTTTGGCTTGGGCAGGGTTTTTGACTGGTGGCATGTTGTGTAATGCCCCTAACGCATAAGCGGATCCTGTGCCGAGGGCGTAGATTCCTGTGGTGTCTGTGAACCATGAGTAGTCGCCGTCTATCAAATAGATGGTTTGGTTGACTGCTACGAGCATTTCGGAGTCATGTTCGGCTTTATTGCTGTTTGTGTTCGCTTCGTTTACGGTGTACCCGTTTTGTTCAAACATTTGTCGGATTGCGGGGATCAGTTTGTTGGTGACAAACTCATCAAGTTTTTTGCCTCTCAGGTTAGGTGGGCAAACTGGCGGGGTGAGAGTATGGGTCAGAAGATTGATCGCTCTTAGATCTCCTGCTGTACCGATCAGATACTTTCCGTTCACAGCAATCTTAGAAGTCTCAGGCTTGAGCGTGTTCATCTGATACGCAGAACCATTACTATCCACAGAAGTAATACGAGTATCCCCCGCTATAAGACAATAACCATCTCCTTGGATACCTACGATTGTTGTCATAAAGAGGGTTCAGGCTTTCTTGCTATTCCGTTGATTGAACTGTGCGGCTTTGGTGCAGAGAAGGGTTAAAGGTTCATAGGGTGGATAATGATCGGGGTTTGTTCCCCAACCCAAGCGCCAGCGACATTGAAGTCAATGTATTCTTCGGCTTCTTCATAGGACATTCCGTCTCGGAGCATGAGGGTTTCTGCCATAAGTGGGTATGAGTACACCGCTAATGGTGGTTCGTTCATCCGTTGTGTGGTTCCGAGGAACGCATGTTCAAAGCCGTCTGCTAGGAGCACGCCTTGATCCATGGCTTCAAGGTAGGTTTGTATGTCATCCAGTGTGTAGTTGGGTTGCCAACTCATAGGACTGCCATGTCTGACCAACCTTTAGGGTCATGGTTGCCTACAAGGAATGTGAGTGTTCCCGGTGTTGACCAGTTGCCACTCATGTCTGTATACCATTTTGAGCCACCGTCATTGGATGGGCATTGGAAACGGTACCAGGGTCCGAAGTCTTGGACTTGGAGGTGATGTTTGTGGGCTGTAACCCAAATATCGGGTTCGCGTCCTTCTTCACGGAGGATCTTAATTGACTGCCCTCGTAGCCATTCCACTTCTTTGCCACTGATCTTGTGTCCGTGGGTGAACGCCACTTTGACACCTGACAGGACTGAGGTGGTGATCATCTCATCATGAGGAATATTCCATTTAAGTTTATCTGTTTCTGGTCTGCCGTCCAATACTCGTTTGACAGCATCGGTGAGGAAACCGCCTGCGTTGTCGGAGTCACTTGTTACGGCTTTCCCGCCTCTACGCATCCATTCGCCATGGTTGCAAAGAACGCTGATGAACTCTGCCTCTTCGGCTAAAGGAGATAACTGTCGGATTCCTTGCGCCCAAAGGTCAATAGCCAACAACAATTGTTGACGTTGTGTGAGTTCTACTGTGAATAACTGGCTGGCGTAGTTGCCGTCGCATCCTTCAACAGGGTCACCCATGTTGACGATGGCGATCTTTTCAATGTTTCGCCCGATTTTGCGTAGGTCTTTGACCCGTTGGATCGTTGCCTGATAACTATCCATAATTCTTTCAACTGTGGCATCGGTTCCACCGCCAGCGGATTTGCCTAACTGCTGATCTGCCCAACAGACCACAAGGGTTGAGCCTTTTTCTGTTGATATCGGCGCAGTGGTTTTGGGTACAGACTTCCATTTTTGAACATATGTTCGTATGTTGTCTATCTCGGTGTCAGGTAGCGCAGTGAGGTTTTTGCGTTTGAAGCGTGCTTTATATGAGTAAAGCCAGATGATATCGCGGTCACCGTTTTCTAGTCTTTTGGATGACTGCCATTTGGACATTCGGACTGTGTCGTCAACTATCTCAAAGATGTCGGGATCTAAACCGAATCCGCGGAGTACCGCATTCCAGTCTCCACCCATTTCTGTTGGCATTGCCCCTGTGGATAACTCTCCGCCGTCTAAGCCGATTTCTGCCCAAGCGGTTTCGCCTTTCGGGTTGCCGTTCGCATCATGTGAGATGTCGTTGAGTTTGTTTCCGAGGTTGCTCATTTACTTGCTCCTAGATTGTTAGGGAAACAGAAACATGCTGTGTGTCCTTCTTGACGGAAACATTCACGCTTTTGGTTGATGGTTGTTCTTGATATTGAGAAACCTTCATCTATTAGTGCTCTGTGTATTGCAGAGTTTGATGCAGGTGATTGAAGTGCGTTGATGAGCGCTACTTGTGTTTCGGGTTCTAATTGCTTGTGTATTTTGCCTATAGGGCATGGTGCGCTTACTGTTTTGGATAACTGTGCGAGCGTGCCGAGCAGGTTGCTTTTGGACTTCTCTTGACTAGCCATGTGTTCTCCTGTCTTTCTAGTATGACATATTTGTACCTATTTTTAGTTGTGTCAAGCACTTGACGTGGTATTAGCAAATACAAAAGTAAAGTAATAAATGATTAATGAATATTCTTTGAAAACAGTCGTGATATCACCGTGCTAACCTGTCCCCGTGGTATCAGCACACGACAACAGACGCGACCACGCAATACGCGGACCACTAGAAAGAGTTGTCAAAGAAGCCCAATCCAAGAACCATTCAGCAAAACAACTCGTTGAATCAATCCTTGAAGAACTAGACGAACAGAACATCATCGCCTACACCCCAAAAAGCAATGTAAACCTTTTAACCCCAGCAGGACGGATACTTATCTACCTGATAGAGACACCGGGCTTGACAGTGCGCGAGTTGTCAACCACATTGGGGGTAACGAGCACGGCGGTTATTAAAGCCTTATCCCTATTGACCAAAAGCAAACTCGTAGCAAGAACAAAATCCAAAGGTCGCTATGAATATCGTATAAATTTAAATAACACGAGATATCACCCTGATCTTCGGAGACTGATACGCACCATTTCAGCAGTGCTTGAATCTAGTAGCGTGATATCGCACCATGAGTTGGACACTAACCAAGAAGATTGACATAGGTCTGATACCGCCGACACCGACGGAAAACATCTATGACACAAGCATCGCGGCTCAAGCCTGTGCGCAGTTAAAAAAACATGCCTACAAGTACGGCATCCCCACAGGGTACAAACAGGAACAAGACGGACGACTTATCCACAGCGTCCTTCCGAACCCCACAACAGAATTCCAACAAATATCGTCGTCGTCAAAAGTAAATTTAGAGTTACACACAGAAACCGCTTTCCACCCATACAAACCATCCCATGTTCTACTTCTGTGTTTGAGAGGGGATCACCAAGCCCCAACAACATTTGCCATAGTTGACGAGATCGTTGAATCGTTAGACGAAGAAACGGTCACATTACTTAAACAACCATTATATATCACAGCAATAGATGACAGTTTCAGGACTCATGGGGAACCAAACAAATCCATTGTGATGCCAATACTCAAAGAAGATGAGCATGGTTTATCTATTTGTTTTGACGAGTTCTTTATGCGCGGGAAAACATTCCAAGCACAAGAGGCTTTAGATAAATTGAAAATCGCTATCACCGAAAAAACTCGGGAAATAGTTCTACAAGCAGGCGACCTGTTTGTTCTTGATAACAGGAAAACGATCCACGGCAGAAAACCATTCTCCCCTAGATACGATGGCACAGACAGATGGGTTCTGCGATGTTTAGTTGTTGACAGAATGCCACCTGAAACACAAGTGATCTTTAAAGACCACATGATCATTACGACAGAAATGTAAAACATGTTTAAGATTATTGAAAGATTCTTCCGAGCCTTCGTTGACCAAGCGCCTCTCGCATGGGAGGCTGAGAACGGCAATGCCACCGATTTTGGTGTGGAACCAATAAAACAAAACATCTACCCATACTTCGGTAAAGGTTGGGAGAAGTTGCTCAGGTGTGACGACGGCTGGATCAACATCATCGCGGAATGCCACAGCGAACTACTAAACATTGACAAAAACTACAAGATTTATCAAATCAAAGAAAAATTTGGGACTCTCCGCTACTACTGCGAGCCATCACATTCAAAGCATAAAGAACAGTTCGGTGCGATCGTTGACAAGTATGAGCGCATGTCAATCAAAACATGTGAGATTAGTGGTGCATCTGGTGTGCTCATGAAAAAAGACGGACACTTCAAAACATTAAATCCGACACTTGGCAAAACCCTCGGATACGAAAAATGCAAGGCGAATCAAAAATGACGGTTATTGGTGTACGAGGTTACTTGTGTCCTTGCAAAACACCAGTCCCTCGCAACCCTGAATGTGGCGACAAGGGCGTAGAGGACGACGACTAAGAACCGTTAAACGGTTTGTGTTGAAATCCAAGCAGAGAAAGCCTCATCTTGTGTAGGTATCACCCACACTTGACAAACACCAAGGTCTTTATGTTTGTCGCCTACCAAAGCCCAAGCGATCTGCATTTGCCCTGATGGTTCAACAACACCAACATTGCATTCAAGACCAAACATTTGTAAAAAAAATTCAACTACGCATGGAGCGTCATCATGTGAACAAGATGAATCTTCTTTATCTTTGTTTGGGCAGGTGACACCAACAATTTCAAGATTCGCTTTGTTTAACTGCATCAAAACGACATGACCGTCGTTGTGCCATTTGATTTCTTGGTCTGTATCTACCATGGCGTTAAGACTACCTTATACAAACTACAAAAAATAGACTCAGCACTCCCACGCAAAAAATGCTGAAGGAACCTTTCCTAACTATTTTACCACCATTTACGGCTCAATAAAAATGCATTCTCCCGGGCATTCCTCGGCAGACTCAATAACATCATCAAGCCTGTCGTCTGAAAAAGATGCTAAACCAGCCGCTCCTTCGGGGTTTCCCACAGAAGAGGCAAATATCTTGTCGCCTTCTTTTACATATGCTAAACCATCGGGCATCATCGTAAACACATCTGGTGCTATCTCTGCGCATAGTCCATCCCCAGTACATAGGTCTTGGTCAATCCAAACTCTCATTAACTTGCGTTTTTTGATTTACAGTTTTTATGACAGTGACAACCTTTTGATTTTTTCCACATCCAAAAATGATGAGCAGCCATTAATGCCATCAATGCCCACATTACGTTCATTTCGCTAATCAAATTAGATACAGATGAGTGGTCGTGATTCATATGGTCAATCCAAACTTTCATTACTTACCTTCTAAATGGTCGGGGATGCCGTTCCCATCTTTGTCTTCAGCGTTTCGTCCTGTTGAAATCATCAACCCTGCAAGAGTGCCTGTGATGAATGTTGCTACCGACGAGAGTACACCAAAGAACATTTTGTCGTTCTCTGCTTGAGCACCAATTGGCTGTGTTACGAATACGAGAGCCCATAGAACACCGATCGTTGTGATCATGAGAACGAAACCGAGCATGCAACCGATAACAAACTTGAGACGGGCATCTAGTTCTGCTGGTGTCATACGCTTTTTCATGGTGCTACCTCCTCTGTCGGTATTGTTTCTACGCTTGTTTCTGTTGGATCCCATCCAAGCAGTGTTTCTGTGCATGCGCCATCTACCTTGCATGCTGGTGGTTCACATTCTGTTTTACCCCAATTTGCAGGGTCTTGACATGCATAACGATACTTTCCGTCATAACCACAAGAAGCAAGAGTAAGTATGGATATGAGAACAAGACTAAACCGCTTCATTCGCCTTTGCTTTCACTGGAGCCTTCTTGTCAACCTTGTTGAAAACATCGTTGATTTCTGAACTTGAAAGTTTTCCATCTTCAAGGAACGCCCTAGAGAGACCTTCAATTACGACTGCAACCCCTGCAATTCCAGCCATGAAGACAGCCTTGAGTACTGGAACGCCAGCGATAGTTCCTGCACCGATAACGCCAAGACCAGATGCGGCGAAAGTAGCAAGAATTCTAAGTAAGACATTAACTACTAAATCCTTTTTCATTGTGAAACTTCATTCGTCCGCTTATGCGAAAGTACACAACCAACACCACAGTAAAGTACAGATTTGTATTCACGAACCATTCCTTTGCCGCGAGAACTTCCACACGAAGGGCAAGTATGCGTTACGCCCTTATATCCGATATACATCACATTGATACCACTATCAACCTTTGGGGTTGGTGGGACAGCACTAGAAGATGGTTTTTTTGCTGGTTTCTTGCTCATTTTTTTCCTTTTTTCAAAGAGGTAGAAGCATGGTCTGAAAGGTGTCCATCTATTTTCAACTCAATAACATTCAAATCGCTATCAATGTCTGCGATATCTTCCTTAATTGAATCTAAACGGTCTTTAACGAAACCGTGATCGCGAACATTTTCTCGTCGCCCTTTTTCAATTAGCAACATCAAAACACCAAACGCACCAGTGACAGCAGAAGCCCACACAATTTCCATACAAAAACTACCCCTTTATGCTTTCGTGGTTTTCTTTTTAGTTGACTTTGTTTTTGTATTTTTGGGTTTATCCTCAGAGATCAAAATTGAAGACAAAAACTCCTCATTGCGTGACTCAACAACTTTTGGTGCTTGATCAGAGGAGGCGTAACGGCTCATTTGAGACCAAGCAACTCTTTTACTTTCGGTCCGACGATGTCATCAGCCTTAAGTTTGTTGGCTACCTTGAATGCTTTGATTGATTCTTTAAGTGCGTCTGACATCAATCCGTCAATAGTGCCTTTGTAGAAACCTTTAGCCTTCAACGCTTGTTGTAGTTCTTTGTGATCAGCGGATCCACTTGTTGGTGCAGGTGCAGGTGCCGAAAGCGTTGGAATTGCCCCACCTTGGAATGCAAGAACAGCGGCAGGGACATCGTCTCCGCATACATAACGAAGATGCCATGGCTCACTTGGAACTACTTCCCATGAGAAACCGAATTCTTTAACGTTGGCAATCAACCAATTAAGACGCTTTGCCTCTGAAGCACTAGCGACATCAACAGCCAAGCCGAGGTTATGTTGCGATTTACCCGGTGTCGCAAGCATCGCCATACCTTTTTTGAGGTACCAAGTTTTTCCTTCAAAAGTTTTGGTGCTGGTTCCGATTACTGGCTCTAGTTGGTAGCGAGTGAGGAAGCCTTTTTTCTGGCTTTCGTAACTGCGATATAGGTCGCCTGAACTGGTCGGTTTTAGTTGCACGCCTTCTGACTTTGCTTTTACGCACATTGCTTCCCATGCGTAGGAGGCGAGGTGATGGAGTTTCCCTCCGCCTTCTACGTTGCGTAGGAGGTTTTCAGGCAGTTCGCCCGGAGTGACGTTTTTTAGATCTTTTGGCAGTTTGACAGGAACAATGTAATCCCATGCGACTTTTGACATTGGAAATCCTTTATATCTTATGGTGAAGAACTTAAATATTGTACACCATAATATATATTACATTAATTGTTGTCAGGTTCTTTCATGTGCAAGTAAAGGGCTCCAGCCAAAGCCAAAACCGAAGACACGCCAGCAATGGTTTGGATGTCGCCTGACAATGTGAGATAAACAACCAAGGATCCCGAAATCGTGAAACCAAGGTTGATGAATCCTAAAATAAACTTTTTCATAAAAAGACCCCAATCTAAAATTTTAACACCATTATTATACCTGAAAACAGAAAGTTGTTTGATCCACTCCACGCCATCGCCCGCGATTTCGCCATTCATCTCTTCTTCTTCAGGCTTACGAGTGACATTGTTCCCTGAACTAGGTGAACCACCGCCACCAGAACTACCACCAGAACCGCCACCAGAGCCTCCAACAGCCGCAACTGCGCCAACTATGGCTACAGCAGCCCCAACAGCAATAACCGTTCTGCGATCGCCAACATCAATATTTGAACCCAAAGCGACATAGGTGTCAAACACGCCCGCGAACACATTGATCTCTTCTTCAAAAGATTCTTTTACATCTGTTCCCGCGTCCGCAAGTGCCTCGGCAATTTGAGCACCCGCTTCTTCCGAGACCTCGGCAACAACGATTGCGGCAAACACTTCCGTTGCTTGCTCACCGTCAATGCTTTCAAGCACCTTGGGGCTCGTTGCCAATTCCGTCGCTTGTTCACCAGAGACACCCCCATCTTGGTTGACGATCAAATCAACCACTTGTGAAACCTGATCATTTGTAATTGAATCTGACTCAAGAACATCCACGATGACACCAACAGACTCGGCGTCTAGTTCATTGCCCAAGACAGCGGTGAAGGTTTCAATCAAAACCTCGTCGCTTACTTCTTCGTCAAAGACCGCACCAAGAACAGTGTTCAACAACTCTGAGGTGAGTTCGTCCTCCAACACATCAACGATGAGGTCAATGGTTTCTGCATCCGAGAGGTCACTGTCAAACACGCTGTCAAAGATTGCTTCTGTTTCTGACATGCTCAGGTTTGTCTCAAGCAAGTCCCCAAGAACCGTCATAGTGTCCGCAACCGATATATCCTCGTCAAATACGGCTGCCATAACTGTGTTCAGGTCGCCAGAACTAAGCGGACCATCAAAGATTGACACCAAAGCCGACACCATATTCTCAGCAGAAGTATCTTCTGAGAACGCTGAATCCAAAACTGCCGTCAACTGTGCGCTGGTGATGTCTGCGTCTAGCATCGTTGTCAGTGCTTCGGTGAATACATCTGCCGAAACATCTTCGGTAAAGACGGCTTCTAGAACATTGTCAAACTGAGTGTTGGTAAGTTCAGCGCCAAGGAGAGTGTCAAGAACAGCACCAACCTCGTCAGCCTCAATATCGGTAGTGAAAGTATTTTCAAGAATATTGTCTAATATGACTGTCGTGATTGGCTCGTTGTCTTCTATGTCTGTGACGGTATAATCATCTGGTGGAATTATTATTACTACCGTTTCGGGTTCTGTTTCAACTGGTCCAAGTTCTATTGGATCTGTTTCAATTGGTTCTGAATATTCTGGAATTGTCTCTGTTGGCAATTCAATTCCAGTTCCTGTTTCTACGGGAAGCGACACCGTTGTGGATTCTGTTTCAGGCTCTGGGTATTGCGGGAGTGGCACTGTTGTACCGTCTGGGGGAGTCACGACGACAGGAACGACGGTCGTACTGGTCGTAGTTGTAGTAGTAGATGAAGTAGTTGTCGGGTCAAGAACGGTTGCATCAACAGTTACTTCAGGACCATAAGTGCAACTACCAGTTCCAACTCCGGCACACCCAGCCGTCATTGCTTTGATACCAAAGCGAACTGGTCCGTATCCAGTCGTGACAGGATTACTACCAGAGAACATTTCTGTGCTTAACGAGTAGTTGGTTCCTTGATTAGTCCAAACCCCCCAACCACCTGATTGTGCTCCACCGATTACGGTGAGGTCGTAGAAACTAACTGAGTAACCGTAGATGACGCAATTGCTTGCCGCCGATGCATCCCAATCAAGGTCAACACTTCCGTCTGCGTTTGCCACAGCCGTCAAGTTTGTGACTGGATTCAGATAAGCCGCAGTGATTGTGTTATTGGACTCCACATATCCAGAGCCCGAGAAATTGTTTGTGTTTTGCGCAGTAGTGCCAAATGTGTTTCCACTGGCTGTGGAGAACGAGTTCGCACTTACTCCGTTGTACACAGAAGAACCGTTATTCCAATTGTTTGCAAACTGGATAGCGGTGGTGTTGCCATTGAATGTGTTACCTGAAACCGTTTGGTTGCCAGCGCCAACCGCCCAACTTGTTGGAATCCATGAAGAGAAATACACGCCAACACCGTTTGAAGTAAATGTTGAATTCAGAACTTGCTGACGGTTGAGCCCTCCTAGGTATGCACCAAACTGTGTGTTGCCTGTGAACTGACTGTTATTTATTTTGACAAAGCGCTCGGTACGAATGCCATAAGTATTTGATGTAAATGTAGAGCCATTGACATAAATGCGATTTGAGTAATCAGTATCCGTAAGGCTCAGGGCTGTAGGTGTTCCGCCGTGGTCAGAGGTAATTGCATAACCATTATTGGTGAATTGGGAATCATTGAATGTGGTAACTCCACCGCCGCCTTGGTAGAAAGCCCAAGATGAATGATTGGAAATCTTTATACGATTGAACGTCATTGTTCCAGAGGCGTTGTAAATCAGACCACCGTTCCATGACACATTTTTACCTTGCTTGAATGTCATGTCTTCAATAACAATTGTTCTTGAGCCATTGTTGTAAATTGCCCGCCACAAATTATTGCCATCAATAATCGTCGTAGTCATTCCCGTGCCAGTGATTGTTACACCAGCCGTAATATTGGGCAAGTCGGAAGTAAGGGTGATTGTCCCTTCTGTGGTGATGTCAATGGCATCGTAAATCCCACCAGCATTTGCGTTGGCTTGATTGATTGCCCAGCGAAGAGTTCCGCTTGAACCATCATCCAAGAGACTTGTAACTTCAAGCGATGTTGAAGCGGGAATAGTAGTAGTGGTGGTGGTACTTGTAGTAGTCGTAGTGCTCGTGGTGGTTGTCTGAGGAACCGTAGTGCTCGTAGTGCTCGTAGTAGTAGTTTGGGCAACAGTAGTTGTAGTTGTAGTTGTAGTTGTAGGGGGAACCGTTGGGGCAGTCTCACTATTTGACGCAACTCCGCCAAATGATGCGCAATTGTTTGAAATGCAACGGTTCGTTGAACCAGCCTCGCTATCAACCATCAGCGCTGGAGGTAAACCTGAATCATCAAGGTTAAACGAAGCAAAACCAAGTTTATAAGTACCGCTTATAGAGACTTGATATGTTGAAGTTTGCCAACCCGTAGAGCCATAAGAATTCGTTGAGTAGTCGCCAGTGCCGGGATTGGTGAATCCAAGAAGTGCGTATTGCTTGACATAGTTGTTTACCGTTACTACTGGAGTGCCAGTAACAGTCACGGGGACAAGTGAAGTTATGGAGCCGTCGTTGAAGGGTACATAGTCAGTTCCGACATAGTTCCACGCCATTGTGTAGGTCGTGCCTGCCGTCAGTTCTACCTCACGAGTAATCCATGCTGCGTCTGTCGGTGTACCTTGACCGTTGCCTGATGCTTGCGCCTGCGATGTAAGCATGTTTTTAATTTCTGTTACCGAGCCAGCCGAAAGGCTCAAAGCACTTGCCGCTTGGTCAAAAGTCTGTTCACTTTTGGGTTGAAGAAGAACAGCGTTTGTTCCGTTATTAGGGGAGAATGTCCAACTGCCAGAAGCAACTGCTGAGGCGTAATACGGGCTAGACGGACTTCCAACAGCACCCCTAGAACCGTGAGTGAAAGTCCGAGAACCAGTAAATATGGTTACGCCACTACCGTTGCCAGTGATGGTGCTACCCAATGTTCCCGTTTGGGATCCTTTTGACCAGCCTGTGAAAGTTCCATCCTCAAAACCTGCATCAGGGAAAGAAGCAGCCTGTGCCGTATCGGGCAAAGGGACAAAAAGGGCGAGCAGAACTACTGAGACAATGAGCGCTGACACGCGCCGAAATGACAAATTAGACCGTTGAAGCAATGAAGAACCCCGACGATAATTTTACAACATTGCAGTCACATTAAAATAAACCCATTTTGATGTATAATTCAACAACGCTAAACACAAAATTGTGATGAGGTCATATGGCAGGTGCGGGAGTTCGGTTATTTACTGCTGGTAGCCAGTTATTGGCTTCGCAAATAAACGACTATTTAATGGATCAGGTTGTCACCTACTTCACAGACAGCGCTGCTCGTGATGAGGCTTTTGGTGGTATTGGCGAACCTTCGCTAAGCCCAGGGAGAGTCTGTTACCTGTTTTCTGACAACAAACTTTACCTTTACGGCAACGATAATCAATGGACAGAAATCGGTGCACAGATAGACGACCTAGAAGTAACTACAGGCAAACTTGCTGACGGTGCTGTAACCTCAACAAAAATTCTTGACGGAACCATCCTGAACATTGACATTAATGCTTCTGCTGCGATTGCCTACAGCAAGTTGAATCTTGCCACTTCTATTGTCAACGCTGACATTAATGCTTCAGCCGCGATAGATAAAACAAAGATTTCTGGTACCGCAGTCACCTTGGCAGACACGGGAACCATAACCAGCACGATGATTGCCAACGATTCAATCATTGATGCCGACATTAAGAGCAATGCGGCGATAGCACTAGGGAAATTAGCCGATGCAACTATTGACATCAAAACAGCAAACTACACGCTCGTCTTAACAGACAAAAATAAGTTCATTAAAATGAACATAACAAGCACGGCGAATACTGTCACCGTCCCTCTTGACTCAACAGTTACCTTCCCCGAAGGAGCACAAATTCATATTATTCAATACGGAACAGGCAAGACGCAAATTGTTGGTGCCTCGGGGTCGGTAATACTTTATTCAACTCCGGGCGCTTTCTTACGTGCACAATATTCATCGGCAACTTTGCTGAAGTGCGCCGCGGCGAACACTTGGATGTTGATGGGTGACTTGAGTGCTTCATGATCCCCGGCAATACTTCTAGCCAAGGAAAGTATGTAGATCCGCCGACGTCTGTTTCGGCTACTGCGGGGAACGGTCAGGCAACTGTTTCGTTTACTTTGCCTGTTTACGATGGTAAGGGTGTAGCAACTTTTGTGGCTACTTCTTCACCGGGTGGTTTTACTGCGAGTGGGGCTAGTTCGCCTATTACTGTTACTGGTTTGAGTAATGGTACTGCTTATACTTTTACGGTTACTACGATTAGCGGTTATGGGGTGACTACTGTTTCTAGTGCTTCAACTGCGGTCACACCTGTTGCCCCTGCCCCTCCTTCCTTCCCTCCTTCGTTTCCTGTCCCTCCTTCGTTCCCACCAGATTTCACGCCTGTCCCTCCTTCATTCCCACCGTCCTTCCCACCTTCTTTCCCTCCTTCGTTCCCACCGTCGTTCCCACCGTCGTTCCCGCCTTCTTTCCCTCCTTGTTTCGCCACCTGTACGCCACCATGCGGCGCTGCGACGCTTTCCGGTTCTACAGCCTGTGGAGGAGCCGTTTGTTGTGGCTGTGCTTCGGGATGTCCGGGATGTTGGTCTGGCAACCGCAGGTGGAACAGGGACTGTTACACCTACAGCCAGCAATCGTGTGTTGACGCATGTGGCACAACCCGCTACCGTACATGTAGTAGTTTCTGTGTAGATTCAACTGTTGCAAGTTCTTGTTGCTAAAATAAAATCAAGGAGACAAAATGTCAGATATGGATACAGAAGAAACACCCAAACCAACAGTCTTTGCGTTCATCGTTGATGGCGAAGTTGGCTGGTTGCATGGCTACGATTACCGCGCCGAACAAGCCGTCGCAGCGTTAAGGTCAAATCCTGTAGTCGTTGAAGTATCGCAAGAAGACGTAGACCGAATGGTCACACCAGAAGACGGACCGAATTATATTGGTTGGACTTATCTAGACGGCGTTTTCAGTCCACCAGCATGAGTGCTTGGAAAGATTATAAGAAGAAGTTAGGTGAAGCGCGACCTTGGGATTTGTTAGCCGAAGAAGCAGCACGGGTATCTATAGAAGACGAGAAAACTAGATACGACATTTGTCTTGATTGCGACAGATTGCTCCCCATCACTCATCAATGCAAAGAGTGCGGATGTTTCATGAAACTAAAAGTCAAATTAAAAGTTGCTACATGCCCTCTCGGTAAATGGTAGCCATTTATGGACATAGTGGAACGCAGGGCGTTGCCAGATTTGGTTCCACCAAGTTATTGGGGTAATGATGCAAAAAATATCCACATAGTGGATAATTTCGCTACAACCGACGAAGTAAAAAATCTCAACGACTATGTAGCGTCTATTACCAATTGGACTGGCAATCAAGAAAACTTTAGATATAAAGATAAAATACATTTAAACATTGACCAATCAATGCTCCCATTGTTTGATGATTTATTTGCCCGAATGAAAAACAGCATTCAATCAGTTTTCCCCGTTGAAGCAATCCCGAATGGGTCATCTATCTGTAAATGGGTAGTTGGAGATTCCCAACCAGTTCATGCTGACAAACAAGAACAAGACGGACGCCCCAATTCTCAACAAGACCAAGACATCGCCTCTGTGATTTATATAAACGATGGTTCGGAGTTTGGTGGTGGGGAACTTTATTTTCCAAATCAATCTTTGCAAATAAAACCCAAAGCAGGGATGGCTGTATTTTTCCCCGGTGACATAAATTATTCACACGGCGTAAAAACGGTGACCTCTGGCGAAAGATATACCATCCCGTTTTTTTGGAAGGTCATTTGTGTTAAACAGGCGAACGAAAAGACTGCGTGATTAGCAGTACGCGGTATGGAAATAAAATTATGGCATTTTTATCATGCGTATGCCCAAGAAAATCAAGAGCACATTTGGCGACCAATAGTTGACGAGCATGTCAACATGTTGCAGTCATCTGGTATTTCATCAAAACTAAACAAAACCTACATAGGTGTTGTGGGCGACGAAACTAGTGCAGACAAAATTTCAACAATATTTAAAACAAAAGGTATAGATCACGAGATTTGCGCAGTTAGTGATCACGGCTGGGAGCAAGTAACTCTAAACAAATTATATGAGTTTTCCTTAAGCAACGATGGTTATGTGCTTTATGCACACACAAAAGGTGCGTTCTACCCAACCAAGGTAAGGGATTCCCACAGAAGAACAATGAGCGAACATCTCATTGGAAGATGGACAGAAAACGTGGATCTATTGTCCAAGGGGTTCTCCGCTACAGGATTGTTCTTTCTAAAAGGTTCCCCAGAACCAAAAGTAAAACAACCCGAAGAATCAGCACCCGAGGACATACACCCCAACATAAAGCGCTATCGCGGATTTTTCGCAGGCAACTTCTGGTGGTGCAATTTAGATTTCATAAAACGGATGGGGTATCCATCTATGGAAAACAGAATAAAAGCAGAAGGGTGGATGAATAATTTATACGATTCAACTGATAGTTTTGAATACATGGTTTACGACATGCTTCCCAACAAATTATACGACATCCTTGCTCCGTGTCTTCTTCTTCCACATGATGAGCGATGCTTAATATGCCCCACCTTGGCAAGCAAAGAAGTGTGACATGGAAGCAAAAGAACTTTACCCCAAAGTCATGGTTTTTGAAAATGCTTTAGAAAATCCTCAAGATTTTTTGAAGTCCATCACCGTGGACATGGAATATGTAAACCCATGGACACCATGGTATTCGCTTGGCAAAGAAACATTTTTTACTGAATACTCATGGATTGAAACAGAAAACTTTCCTACACAAGAACAATGGGATGAGAAGTTTGGTGGTCTCAAAAATCCATTGGCTAAACGAATATCTGATTTGTTTTACGATTGCACAAAACAATATGTAGAAAAATACGGTGTCACTATCCCAAACTGGTCTCACGGAACCCCATACCTTTTAATACATGACGCGAAAGAACCAACGCAAAAAACAGCGATGACCTACCACACGGATTTCATTATGGCGCAAACACACAATCCGGGGTACAAGCATTGGGTCACATGTTTGGTGTATCTGAACGACGACTACGAAGGAGGTGAAGTAGCCTTCAAAGTATTCAAAGACGATGTTGATTTTGATCACTTCATTTATAAACCAATAAAAGACGATTACGAAGGAGGTGAAGTATCCCTCCAAGCATCCAAAGACGATGTTGATTTTGATTACTTTATTTACAAACCAAAAGCAGGAGATGTTCTCGTGTTACCCGCTCATCCACCGTATTATCATGGTGTTCACGCGGCAAAAATTAGTGAAAAAGTTTTTATCAGATTGTTTTGGGGATACGAATATGCTGGCAGTGAAGAATGGCTAGCAAATCAAAACAAATATGGCAAAGAAAAATGGGGAGAAATGGAAAAAGAACGGTTAGATGAAGAATTCAAAACAGCAAAATGGTCAAAGGGTCCGATAGAGGAGTTATAAATGCTTGATTATTATCATTTGGGTGTAGAAGAAATGGGTGTTCGTGTATACAAAAACGCGATACCCGATTGTGCTGAAGTTTTAGAAACGATCACTTCATCCATAGACGCTAATCCAGACCCGCTTATAAAATGGGAACAAGCGAAAGTCGGACGTAACTTATACATGCCGGACTATAGAAACTGTTGGGATTGTAAATTATCAGTAGATTTTGTTACTTCATTAGATAATTCACATAATGGGCTAAGGGACGCATACGGGAAAGTGGTTATGTCAGTAGGTTCTTCCCTGCAACATTATTCGCAGTTCTACAACATGAATATTACATACATGGAAGCAGTGAACTTTGTGAAATATGGAATAGGTGAACACTTTGATGTTCATGCCGATCACGGGTTTTCTTACACATGCACGGTGTCAACCACCGCCTATCTTAACGACGACTATGAAGGTGGTGAACTTTGGTTCAATCATTTGGGTATAACATTCAAACCAGAAGCCGGAGATATCTGTGTATTCCCATCAACATTTATTTACTCGCATGCTTCACTACCCGTCAAATCTGGAGTCAAATATAGTGCTGTGACGATGTTTGACTACAATGATTCCAACCATAAGGCGGGAGGGTATGCAAGTTGAATATTGAGAAATACACAGATACGCCACCTCATACTTTTGGATAAAAACTAAATGAACAACAAAAAACTTGAAGCACACGAACGATACGCAATATGCGTAGCATGCCCACGCTTCTTCAAAATCACAGCACAATGCAAAGAATGCGGATGCTTCATGAAAATTAAAACAAAAATGCCTGACCAAGAATGCCCGTTAGGCAAATGGTAAACACAAGACAACTACCCTATTGCTGAAACTCCAGCCAAGAAGTCAAAATATATTTAACCCCATCCAACGGCGGATTACCCCGATGAGTATGAGTGTAAGACGCAGGTGCCAAAACCAAACGTCCCTGCATTGGATGCACCCGTGCCGACTGGTAAATGAACTCTGTTTCACCACCCAAATTGACGTCATTGAGATACAAAATAATAAACGCCATTCTCCTTGACGTTGGTATATCCCCTTGCTCGCAATGCCAAACATGATAACCCTCTTTGGGAAGTGTTTTTTGTAGTTTTATAACAGAAAAATCACATTTAGCAGTACTAGAAGCAAGATGCGGATACTTCTCCAAATACATAGGGAAACAAACATCCCAAAACTTTGTCAAAAATTCAGGCAAACACTGATCACTCACCGAGTTATCTATAAATACTGATTCCGTATTAATCTCATCTCTCAAACCTATTTCCGTACCAAAATTTACCGAAGCGTCCTGTTTCGTGCTGCTGTTTCTCTTGAAAGCCATTTTGGAACGGTACTCAAAAAATGCAATGAACTTATTGCATAGTTCTGGAGAAAAGAAATTATCCCAAACGGCGATATGTTCGCCCAAACTAAAAGATTCTTTACCTGTGTTAGAAGGGTATAAAACTGACATACTTACTCCTCTCCCCTGATCTGTTCGTAATGTCGTAGCCGAGCGTAATGCGGTGACCTTCGTAAGGCTCCAACACTTCAACTTTGTGCTTTTTATGTCCTTCGCCAAAGTATATTTGCGCAGGTTTATTCTCTACAGTGAAGTCGTCAAATACCGTATTAGTTTTCTTTGGGTCTATTGTGATATATCCGTGCCATGCCCACTCATGATCATGCCAATCAAGAACATCATGCTGTGTGTGATAGTTCATCCAGCATTGCATCCATAGCGGTTGATCCCCCAACACAGAACGTACCCTCAATTGAAGTTCTTTAAACAACGAATACATGAGACTGTCTGTTGAAGTAAGGGTGAAAACATTGTAGGTAGAGTACGCCTTAGTGAATTCGGTATGCCCATAAATGTCATTAAACTTAAAACGAGCAAAGTCAAGTATCCCTTCAAATCCTTGAAGGTTGTTCTCTATCAGGCTTGAACGCTCTAGGAATATCATAGAAGGTTCTCTGTAATCTCTTTTAGAATAATTTTTCTCATTGGCGAGCGGTCAAATAATTCGTATCGTGATGCAAGGGTTTTCCACCTTTTGGAACGAGCGTGGATTATTTCCCCACCTATGGTGTGAAGTTTTTCTGTTGCTTCAAATCTTTTGAGAACTATTTTACGATCAGTACCAAACTCTATGTAAGCAAGTGGCTCACCAGCCTCTATCTCTAGTTTGGTTCCTCCGTCCCAAAGATTGTATTCAAAGTTGATAGGTCTGAACCATCGCCCAATATCGTAATTCCCGGGTATTAAAGAACCATATTGCATGTGTGGCGCTTTGTGAAACCATGGTGAGGTCAATCGCATTAGAACTGGTTCTTCTGCAAAGAATATGTGCTGAAGGTTATAGCAAACAAGCAACTGATTGGTCAACGATGGCGCGTGTGGCATCGTGATTTTAACTTGTGAATCCCTGCTCACTTCTTGGATAACTCTTCCCACCTCGCCAGTTTCTTTTATTTCTACTTCTGCCGAACTTGTAAGTGGGTTGTAAATAACATAAGTGGGCAGAAGGGTATCTCTGACTGCTGGACATTGAAAAAAGTTGCGTGAAACATCTTGGTTGTACATTTGTTCTGTAAGTTCAGACCAAAGACCGATAGGAGGAGAGAACATTATTTCGCTGGGTCCTGAAAGATCTGGTCCTGCTTTAGTTCCTCCCTTCATTGTCCAAGGAGCCCAATAAACCACCAACTCTTTACTCATTTGAACCTATCTCCCTCAACCCAAATGACCAATGAGTATCTGCTTCCTTTGGTTACTTTGGTTACACGATGCTGAATAAAAGAAGGGAAAAAGACAACTGTTCCTTGTTTCGGTTTCAGTGCAATTTCACAACTATCATCAGCATATCTGTTTACCTCCAACTCCCCTCCTTCGTATTCAAGGGGATCGGAAAGCACTACCGATAGGGACAACTTTCGCGTAAAAGGTTGATTTTTCCCACCGGGGATTAAATCCATATGCCAGTCATAGTAGTCACCAACAGAGTAGGAGGTGAACTGCATATTGGGGAAGTAAACCAAATCAAAGTTAAACAACCTGTCGTTAACATTGTCAGTTACTTCTTTTATTCTTTCAAAAATCCATTTTGTTTCTTCTGAAGGGAACAGGAAGTTAACTTTTGAACTTCTAGTTTTGTTCTCCACCTCACCGCTGGCTATTTTCGCTTGCTCTAATTTTTGCAAACCGAGGCTGATAATTGCATCGCATTCTTCTGCTGTGAAGGTTTCTGACAGCGTTGCGTGAGTATAAAAAATATTGTCAGCCGGATGTCCTATCCGTATATCACTCATTCCAATGAAAACTTGTAAAACGCATTGATCACTGGATGGTTGCTTCTAATAACTTCTGCTGGCACTGCTTCTTTCGGCAAACTCGGGTTACTCTGAATCACTTTTTGTTCCATATGCCCCTTGTAAACAACATATGCCAAGTTGTGGAACTCATCCATACAGCGAACGGATTCTTTCATGATCTTAGAATTTGGGACTCGCTTTGTGGTGAACATCTCTAGGTTGTATTCGGTTATAGTGGTTACGAACTCCACAATAGAATCTTCTAGATTTTGTAATAGTTCTGGATGTGCGTCAATCGCCATACACATTCCCTCAAAGTCCGAAAGATGAAGAACCATCCCCTCATGGACGACCACTGGTCCTTGACTACTTGGTACAATTTCCGTTGTCATTAAGCCTCCACAGTGTCCCTGTTTAGGCTACATCAAACCTGTGGATATACACGTTCAGATCAACAGTTTCATCCTCGGGGAGATCGTCTGCTGGCGTCGTAAATGTTGTTACCATGGCATGAATTAACTGTTTAGCCTCATCAAGTGTGCATATTGCTTCGTTGCTTGCTGGGTATTCGTTATCTTGGAGGATGCGGTCGTGTGCAATATTTAAATAAAACAGCACGGAATTAACCCTTTTTTCAATGTCGGCTGAGTCGGTGTTGAAAGTTACTGTCCTGTTATGTGCCATGTTTACCCCATTTTCCTAGTGGACAAGACGATGATGCGACTTGTGTCTTAATTGTCATAAAGCATCCACACTCTCTACAGGTAGAAGTGAAACGAAAAAACCGTTCACATCCCCTGCATATTGATAGTCGCTCATTGATTTTTTCCCTACTTAGCACACTCTATCCTTATTCGCTATAGTCAACACGAACTATGGCTGAACTTGCGTTGTTCGTTGCAGGTGCATAAACAATCCCAAACTTCGTTGCTGGAATCGGCGTCCCTATTGATATTGCTGGTGCTGTGACCACGGTGTTTGGCGCTGAACTCACGGCTGTTGTTACCGTTGCTCCGTTAGCAGTTGTCTGTGCTTGAATATAAGTCAAATAGTTGTTTGCTGTTAAGTCAGATAAATCAGTTGTGCTCACCGTTGAAACCGTTCCTGCTGTTTTCTTAATGATTTTGATTTGCGAACGATTCCATGGAGTTGGAGTACCCCCATATGTTGTGGCGGTGTAGTTGTACGGTGCGCTTTGAACATAGTAGTTGTATGGCGCATTTGCTACACCCCAAATATCTGCCGAGCCAACCTTTGTCCACCAGTTGGGTGGATTTTCGTAATAGTTATAACAATCACAGCCAAATACAGTTGCATAACTACATGCACAGTATGCATACGGTCCGCCACCAACCGCAGGATATGGTCCACCACCAGTCGTGTTATAAGTGCAGTTCCCATTTGAGTTATTCACAACGGCTATGTTTGACCCGTTCGTAGGACAGTTGAATGGGGCAGCGGTATAGTCAGTTTTTTCCGCTATTGCCGCCCACCAGTTGTCGTTGTCTGTAACCCAAAAAGCAACACCTGCTCCCGCTGATTTTGCGGCAGGAAGAGTTGCTTTCACAACAGCATCCGTTGACAGAGCATCAAAAGTTAACAGCGGGTAAGAACTAGCCGCAGTACTTGTAACGGCGGTGTTGCTAGATATACCCCAAGTTCCGCTAGTAGCAGTCCAAGGAGCATCGCCACCAACCACACTTGCATTGTTAGCCCGAGTGAATGTATCAAAGAAAGCCCCCAAGCGAAGTATCTTTGAAAATCCGAACCTACGAGAACTTCCTTGCCCAATTCTATTAAGGAATGGCATGATTGATCCTTATGCGAATTTCGTCATGCTTGCAAACGCCGTATATGTCGCTGAAGCAGTTTTGGTTAGCGTGACGGTGTACATGTTTATTGAAGAAGCCTGACCTGCTGAAACGGCTGTGCCTCCTTGCCATTTCGGGGTGATTGCCACACCATCCACCTGATAGGCGGTCGCATAATAAGGCGTCGCACCCATTGTCGCCATAAAAGTTACGGTTGCCACTTCACCAACCGCCAAAATATCATTCATTGCGACAGTTGATGTCCCTCTAATGTTGAGAACAAAGTTACCTGTCGCGTTACCAGTACGCAAAACTGAAGCATTTACCGCGAAATCAATGTTTATTGTTCCTGTAGCGCCAGTTGCGCTGAGAGCAATTTGTTCAGTGAAAGACGAAGGAAGCGAACTTATAGTGAACTGCCAGACATTTGTGCCTGTTTTCGTCAATCGGGCTTTTTGATGTGGCATAACAACAAGCCATTGTCCTGCCGACTTGTTGACAGTCACACCAGAAATAGGGCTAACTATCACAGGGGATGTGGTGGATGTGAAATCTATCCAGTCGTTTGTCGCAAAAGCAACGCTTGCATTCAACGGAACAGATAATATGATCGCATCAGCATTAGTAAAACTTATATATTTGCTTGCATCACCGAGTACCAAGGTGTATGAGGCATCAGCAACTGAAGTGATTGGTGAAGCCAAGTTTGCTTTTAATGCGTCTGCGGTATCAACATATGCTGTTGTGGCAACCGCCGTGGTGTTATTTGAAGCAGTCTGTGTCGTAGCGATAGTGCCGGTTGGAAGGGTAGGGGTTCCCGTAAAGGTTGGGGAAGCCAATTTTGCGTAACCTTGACCCACAACATATGCGGTAGTAGCAATTTGGGTGGTGTTTGTATCAACCGCAGCGGTAGTGGATAATGGTACGCCTGTGAATGTTGGGCTAGCCGTTGGAGCCAATCCAGTCACTACACCCGTATTGCCGTTTACCGAGGTAACGCCAACTTGGTATGGAAGGCTATTCCATGCGGTAGAACCGTTGCCAAGTTTAAGTTTCCCTGTGTCGGTTTCTCCACCTAGTTCGCCAGACGCAAGAGTTGGGTTAGACGCCGTCCAATTAGACGCCGTGTCCCTACGAATCAATATTCGTCTAGTTGTCATTCAGCATCTCCCAGAGGGTTTTTCTCTACCCAAGTATACAAGTTCTGCATCCTGCAATCGCCAAGTTGACAAAACCTACAGGGCTATGCTTCCAAATTATTGTTTAGAGTGGGAAAAATGTCGTTGTTGTCTTTTATTGCTTGGATGGTTGTTTCTGCCCATTGTTCGGCTTCTTCTTTTGTCCAAGGCGTACCGTTGTGGGGGAAGTTTTGTTGACCTATTTTGCGGGTAATAGTAACATTATCAACTATCCCAGTCCACGTAATGGTTACTACGTTTTTATCGTTTACTTCATATGTGTATTCCATGATGTCTCCTTAAATCACGTATTCTATGGTGACAGCACCGTTTGAACCCATGCTTGCAGATGTGGTACCTGCATACCCTGCCCCTGCTCCAACGGTAAACGAATAAACTGTTAACGGAACAACGGTAACTTGAAAAACTTCTGTTACCCCATCTTGCCCACGACCAGAACGTGCTTCTGCTCTGGCTCTGATGATATGTTGCCAAGTATCAGCACCATACTCAACAGAAAATGTCCATGCCAAACCTGAAACCACTCCAAACCCACCGCCACCAGAACCAGGGTATCTATTTTCCGCACGAAACTCAGTTTGACTAGAACTAGAAGAAGTTGAATTACTAAACCCACCATTATGGGAGTCTCCAGTTACGGAAACGTTGTGGTCAATTCCTTTTTTCCCACCAAGTGCTGTATATGAGGTTCCACCAACAACAAATGTTGTTGAACCAGCAGTATCAGTTTGACTAGCGTAACTTTGATAGTTGGTAGCAGTAGGAAGTATTGCCTCTGCTGACGCATTACCACCTGCCCCACCAGCACCGATGAGTGTCAGTTTTATTTGTGTAACACCAGCAGGACAAGTCCATGTTCCGCTTCCGTTAGTTGTAAACTTTGCAACATAGATTTTAGGGGTTGTAATTGCCGCGGTAACAAATGCTGTTGTTGCGAGTGCTGTGGTGTTATTGCCAGCGGTTTGTGTGGTGGCGATTGTCCCTGTTGGGAGTGTTGGAGTTCCAGTGAAGGTCGGTGAAGCAAGGTTCGCTTTAAGATCAAGCGCGGTTTGCTGTGCAGTGGAAACTGGTTTGTTTGCGTCACTTGTGTTGTCCACATTCCCTAGTCCAACCATCCCTTTGGTGACACCAGAAACAGTTCCTGTGAATGTTGGATCAGCGGTTGGAGCAAGACCTGTTACCACACCAGTTTGACCGTTTATAGAAGTAACACCTGACTGATACGGAAGGCTGTTCCATGCTGTGGATCCTGTACCAATTTTAAGTTTTCCTGTATCAGTTTCATGCCCGAACTCACCAGCGGAAAGAGTCGGGTTGTTTGCTGTCCAGTTAGCAGCCGTGTCACGGCGGATAAGAATGCGACGGTATGCCATTATGCGCCCCCGCCGTCGTCAACAAGATAATCGTTGAGCGGTGTGTCGGAAAGTCCGCCGTCAGAAATTGTTTGTGGGAAACGCTTCCAAACACCGTCAAGGTAACGCCAAACCATACCTCCTGCGTTGTATTCATCTCCTGAAGATGGAGAGTTAGGGAAATTGATTGGAGTAGCCATTATGCGATAACCAAACTTCCTGAAGCAGTAAAAGTGCGAATGGTGTATGAGCCTGATGTTGTTGCAGTGCCACCAGTAATTGTAAGCAACGATGCGTCAGCAGTCAAATATCGGACAATAACAAGACCAGAACCACCGTTTGTTGCAGAATCCCCCGCACCTCCTCCGTCACCACCGCTACCCGTATTTGCTGCTGGGGTGGTTTGCCCTGTGTAACCATTTCCCGCACCCCTGCCACCCGCTGCTCGTGTTGTGCTTGTCCCATTTATTGCCGATGCAACTCCAACACCACCAGCCACAGATGAAGTTTCACCAACATTGGTTCCAGTCACACCTACAGCGCCTGCACCACCACCACCACCCGAAACATATGCCCCACTGTTGGACCCAATACCAATAGTCGCACCACCAGCAAAACCTTGGTTTGCTACTCCTGTTCCACCAGCGCTCGTCCAGCCATAGCCATGACCACCGCCGCCAGAACCGCCAGAACCACCTGCGACTGCACCACCACCACCTGGCCATGATGCTCCACCACCGCCACCAAACGAAAAAATGGCATTGAATATGGAATCTCCACCAGTTGAACCTGCACTATTATTTGAAGATTTTGCTCCACCAGCACCAACGGTAACAGTGTATGTTCCGGTGGTGATGTTCATTGATGCTTCAGCACCAGCGCCACCGCCTGAAGTGGCGCTTGCAACATTTGTGCGATATCCACCTGCTCCACCACCACCGCCAACGTCATATCCACCGCCTCCACCTCCAGCAATAACAAGGTATTCAACTGGAAGGATTACACCATGAGTAACTGTTGACCATGCAGTACCGTTCCACAAACGCAACTTGTTTGTATCACTCTCATAAATCATTTGCCCTGTATAAGGTGAAGCAGGGCGAGTTGTAGATGTGCAGACACCAGGTCTAATAATGGATTGTGCGCCGATAACGCTAGATAGTGGCATAATTAACCCGCTATCTCTTGCAATGTAATAGTTGAAGTTCCAAATATTCCAGTAAAACCAGCACGGCGGTTTACAGAAACAATACCGCCAGCGGCATGGTGACACATTTGTATTTTATAAGTAGTTGCACTAGTAGTAGATGGGCTATCCAAGATAGAAGTACTTATTGTTTTGTAGTAGTTGCCACCACTGGTTCCACCATCATGTAAGACAGAACCAAAACCACCAAAGCCCGGGTTTCCGCTCGCACCAACTTCTGTTGCTCCTCGCAACATTCTTGCATAGCCGAAGTTACCACCATCAGATGAAGCACATAATGATATGGTAATAAGTACTTTATTTGAGGCACTTGAAGGAGTTATTGAAGCGCTTAAACCAGTTACATCTGTGTAGGTGGTGCCTGTTGTAGCAACCCAATCATCAGTTTTCCGTGTATTAACAACCTGCAAAACAGTACCTGATGTGTAATCAGAATACGATAATGTTTTCCACGCTGTACCGTTCCAAATGCACACAAGGTTTGTGTCTGTCTCGTAAATCATCATGCCATCAAACGGGTTAGCAGGGCGATTAGATGAAGTGCAAACGCCGGGCTTCAGTCCTTGTGTGGTAGCAGAAATGGTCATGCGATAACCAAACTTCCTGATGCGGTGAAAGTACGAATTGTGTATGAGCCAGAAGTTGTTTCTGTACCACCAGTGATTGTTCTTCCAGTTGCATCGGCTGTAAGGTAGCGCACGATTACCACACCTGAGCCACCAGCCTGACCAGAAGTGTTGTTTGCACCTCCGCCACCACCTGTGTTGGTTCCTCCAGCCGTACCGTTAGGCGTGGCTTGATTGGCGTTCCCATTACCACCGCCACCTGAACCGCCAGTACCATGAGTTCTTCCAGAACTATAAGAACCGCCACCACCGCCACCTGCACGGAAGGTTGCTGTTCCGTTTATAGATGATTGGACACCAATTCCACCATCACCAGATTTACCTGCGGCACAGTTAGCACCTACTGCTCCAGCGCCACCACCACCTCCAGAGGTGTATTGCGAATTGCCCGAACCAGTACCACCCGCATAACCTTGGCTTGTTGTTCCAGCCGCACCAGTAATATAGTCACCACCACCGCCAGAACCGCCAGTTGCAGGAGCATACAGGCTACCGCAACCACCACCGCCACCACCCGTAGAAGTAATTGTGCTGAAAACTGAATTGGTTCCTGAACCACCAGCCCTATCAGTGACACCAGTGCCACCCGCTCCAATAGTGACTGTGTATGTGCCATTAGCAAGTGAAATCGCTGCTTCGGCAGAAGCACCACCACCTGATGTTTCACCAGAGACATTTGTGCGGTAACCACCTGCACCACCACCTCCACCAGAAGCGCCCGAAGACGTGTTGGCAGCACCACCAGCACCACCACCAGCAATAACTAGGTATTCAATAGGGATATCTCGCAGATGTTGTGTGCCATTACTCCAACCGTTTGACAAATACACTTTCATCAAATTCGTATCAGTCTCAAATATTGTTTGTCCGACATAAGGCGCAGCAGGGCGTGTGGAACTAGTACACACACCTGGCTTCAATGAGCCAATACCGTAGCCAGAGTCAAGTCCCATTTAAGCCGTTTGTTTTTCCCAGC